CTAAAAAAACCAAATTAAAAATACCCTCTCCAACCATAGAATATTTTCTTTTGTAACTATCTTGAAAAATTTCTTTCAAAAATACCTCTCCGAATGGATATTCAAACTCCCAAAAATAATCTACTTTTTTATTAAAAAATTTTTCTTTCATTTTTTATCACTTCCTTTTTTATTACATATATATTATATAATATTTTTAATAAAAAATCAAAAATAAAGGTTTAACCAAACAAAAGTTTAATTAAACCAAAATATATATACAATGCGGAAACTCGTTTTATGGTGATTAAACGCCGCATTAAAGAAAGGAATATCTAGTTTTTTAAGGAAAACAAGATAAAAAACCTTTGGACTATGCGATAAGATTTACACTTATAAGAGAGTTTTTCCCTATTTATTACCTCCACCCGCTAGCTTCAGGCTTGGCTAGTAATTACCAAAATACGCATAGATAATGGCGTCTACTGAAGGATTTGAACCTCCGCACCGATAAAATCGATCTAACAGATTAGCAATCTGTCCTCTTTACCAGCTTGAGTAAGTAGACAAATGGTACACCATTAAGGACTTGAACCTTAGACCTCGCACTTATCAGGCGCGCGCTCTGACCAAACTGAGCTAATGGTGTATTTAAAATGGTGGCTCCGCTGAGATTTGAACTCAGGACCCATTGATTAAAAGTCAATTGCTCTGCCAACTGAGCTACGGAACCATGGTGGAGCTGACGGGACTCGAACCCGTGTCCAAAAACAATGATATATTAAAAATCTCATTCTTACATTACAAGTTTTACCTTAATTATAAGGATCAGAGTGACGATTCTATCCCTGTCTCATTATGTTCACTCACGTTCAGAGAGGGTCTTGATTATAAAAGTAGTTCTTCTTAATAAGCCTATACAAGAGCAAACTTATTAAATGGCAATCCTTGCTTGTTAATACGATTATACTTTTCCTGATTGCTTGCTGGTACTTATATAAAAGTTTCTTAACTTTGACTATGCAAAAGCTACGCAATTTGAAGCGAATAAAGATTTAACTTTATTAGAAATTTTTGAAAAAATGTTTCCATTTATTTTTTTAATGAGCTAACGTTACTCAACCCGACTTGTATTTTAATATTCTATTATTCCTGTCGAAACCTAAACAACCCCATTGCGGAAATCCTTATAGTTTCCTTAATGAGAATTTTATCAAAATGTTATTATTATTTATACTTATTTATATTTTTAAAATTATTATATATAAAATTCTCATTAAGCGAACTATAAAGTTCGCCATAGGAAGGTTATGATATAGCTACTTGCTGGAATTGCACCAGATTGCTAGATTAATTATCTAGTGTTCTACTGTTGAACTACAAGTAACATATGGCAGGGGCTGTAGGATTCGAACCCACACCTAGGGTTTTGGAGACCCTCCTTCTACGGTTTTGAAGACCGCTGTGCTACCATTACACTAAGCCCCTATAAAAGATGCTAATTTTTTGAGATTAAATAAATTCCATCTTTAAAATAAGCAATTCCATTATTTAAATTATCGCTCCACTCTTCATAAGATATATAATCAGTTATTTCTATATAATCTTTTGTATCTATATTTAAATGGAAATTTTCAATAATATCTTTATAATTATTTTTCATATAACTAAACAAAGAACTTTTTGCTAAAAAATCTAAATGAAATTCAAAATCATTAAGAGTTAATGCTTCTAATATATCAAAAAATAATTCTTTCCAATAAGCACTTAATTCATAGCTATATTTTAAACTTAAATCATATTTATTAATAAATACTTTTTGATTTTTTAATTCTTCTAATTGATAATCTTCAATTTTTTTTATTTGCATTATTTCAACTCCTTTTTGTGGTAGCGGGAGAGGGATTTGAACCCCCGACACCGTGGGTATGAACCGCGTGCTCTAGCCAACTGAGCTATCCCGCTATTTGGTGGGAGAGGAGAGACTTGAACTCTCACGGTCTAATTGACCACAACGTTCTAAGCGTTGCGTGTATACCAATTCCACCACTCACCCAAATGGTTGCGGAGGTGGGATTTGAACCCACGATCTTCGGGTTATGAGCCCGACAAGATAGACCAGGCTTCTCTACTCCGCGATAAAAGATTGCCGTAACCCCGTTTTTATAAAGGTGCTTTCTGCACTCGGCACTGACCAACCACCTATAAAATTAATTTTCTATTTTCTTTTTATATCTACGACCTGAACCAGCAGGATGCTCTTTTCTAAATGCAGCCGCTACCTCAATTAATCTTTTACCTTCTGCAGTTAAATATTTATTTGCATTTGGATTTCTTTTTAATTTTTTATTAGTTTTTCCCTTTTTATCTAAATTAATTTGAGTAATTGTGTATTGACCTTCTCCTGATCCAGATTTACCTTTTCTTTTAGCCATATTTTAATTCCTCCCTTTCTTTTTATTACATATATATTATATAATATTTTTTAAAAATAATCAATTAAGATTAAATATTTTAGTTTAAAATTTAACAAAGAGCAATTTTTTTTAAACCAAAACCCAATTATAAAATTGCTCCTTTATCTAACTCATTCAAAACTCCATAAATTAATAATAAAGTTGATAAATGGGGCGGAACTCCCACTTTATTCTTATCCAATAAATCATAAAATACTTTAATTATTATATTGATTTGAGGAATATAATAATTATTCAGTTTAAAACAACGCAATTATAAAATATTAAAATAAGAATATAGACCATTTTCTATCTTTGCCATCTTTAAAATCTTTTTACTTCTGTCAAGACTCAAGAGAATATCGTCACATTATTGTTTTGATACAATAGTTTGCTGTCTATCTCTTTGTTATTGCTAAATAAAATGTTAAATTTTAATTAAGTATCCTTATGATATTTCTACGGACTAGACACTTAATTTATCTCCAATAAATAGTTATTGCTGATTAGTCCTTTGAGAAATTAGTTAAAATCCACCAACACCACGAGGAGGTTTTCTCTTGCTGGCATAAGAAAATATCAAGAATAATAAACAATATGTTTTATTTTATATAATATCTATATTTTGTTTTAATTTTTCTTCTTTTTTTAATGGTGCTGTAATATATAAAAGCCCATTTTTCATTGTTGAAGTAATATTTTTTATATCTAATTGTGTTGTATCAAGAGCAAATCTAGAACTAATAGAATATTCTTTCTTAGTTAATTCATCTATTGATTTTCCTTCAATTAAAATATATGTATTTCCACTTTCTTTATTTAAAGAAATTTTTAAATCTTTTTTATCTATGCCTAAAACATTATGAACAATAATTACTTCTTTCTCATTGTCAATAATAGAATAAGGATGCATATCTTTTTCATCTCTATTGAATTTATAATTCTTTTTGTCCCAGTCAAAAGAATTAAAAAGCTCATCAAAATCAAATAAATTGTCAAAATCTAACATACTAAAATCTCCTTTCAAAAACAATCTTGATATTTTCTTTGTAATAATTATTACTTTTTATTACATATTAATTATATCAAATTTTTTAATAAAAGTCAATTTATGCGGCAACTAATTTGCATTCTAATATAATAAACCTATCTTTTAAAAAGGTTAAATAATTTATATCTTTAATTGTAGCTAAATGCTTATATCCACAATCATCTATATACATAACCTTATAATAAGGCGGTACAATAATTTCCTCTCTTTCTTCATCATAATTATCAAATATTCTTTCTTTTTCTTTCATAATATATTCCTCCTTATTTATTTTTACAAATATATTATATAATATTTTTTAAAAAAAATCAAGCGGAAAATTTTTCCGCTATCTTACTTTTATATTTGTTGTGATGACAGAGTTAGAGTCAGAAACAAATAAATCTATCAAGTTTTTTTTCATACAGGCTCCGCAACTATCCAATACAATTCCTTCATAAGTTTGTCCATTGATTTCTAATATTAAAATATCATAATATTTAAAATATTCTTTATTTTCTATCTTTGGATATCCATGCTTTAATAAATATGGAGTTGCAGTCCCTAAAACCAATTTTCCTTGATAAGTATATCAACCCTTGTCGTTTATCTGAAAATCTTTTTCACATAAACCTGAACCAGTACAGCTACCAGTTGAACATTCATCTCCACTATAAAAACTGGTTATTTTATAGTTTCTACTTAGTTTTTTAATTGCACTTCGCAACTATTTAATTTTTGATTTAATTCATTTATAGTTTGATTTTGATTTGTAACTGTTTCAGTTAAAGCTTCTTTCATAGAATAGACATCTTCTAATTCTGCTTTATATTTCACAGTTATCTTATCTTGTTTATCTATTTCTTTATTTTTATCTTCTATTATAGATAAAAACTTAATATTAAAAAATAAAGAAAATAAACAAACTACTAATATTACTATATTTATTATTTTTTTTATCATTTTTATTCACTCCTATAAATTTAACATCTTTGCTAATCTGCTAACAGTATCTTTTTCTTCTTGAGTTGGCTCTATATGTTGAATGCCCTCTTCTTTTTTATTAGTTTCAAAATTGATTTCATTTTTTTCTTTTTCGCCTGGAGTTTCTACATCTCCTCCTGGTGTTACATTAGTTTTTGCACAAGTCAAAACCAATTTTAATTGAACTTCCTCCCCATTTTCAACCATAGGAATTCTAATTTCTTTTTCATATTTAAAACTACCTTCAAAAGTATCAAGTATTTTTTTAGATACTATTTCTTTACTCATACTTCCTTTTAATGCCATAAAAATTCTCCTTTCTTTTTATATATTAATTATATAATTATTTTTTTAATAAATCAATTTTTTCTTGTAAATTATTAGGTACTTTCTCTTTATTTTTTGTTAATATTAAATCTTTTGAAGACAAAGTTTGAGATAAGTCAAAAATATGCTTACAAATTTCGCATTTATTTTTATTGCATTTTTTTTCACATCCTACTCGATAAGTTGAAAAAGTAGGAATTATATTTCTGTTATCAATAGGAGAATCTATCCCAATAATAATTTCTTTTAATTCGCCATTCCAAGTTTTTAATTCTTTATATATATTTAATATGACATTCTCATTTGTAGTGATAATTTCTAACACATCTATATATTGAGAATAAAAATCTACATCATTAGGACGAATAAAGAATTTTTTATAATCTTCTATATTTTTCCATGCGGACTGCGCAATGTTTGGAAATGCCCTAATAATAATATTTTCTTTTTCAGCTAATGGTTTTATTGCAATTAAATTAAAACCAAGATCCTCAGTAATATAAATATCAGAAACTCCCATTTTTATTAATCCCCAAAATATATCAAGATTATATGCATAATAATTTAAAAAGAAATCTATTTTATTTTTTTTCATTTCATCTATTAATTTTTGTTCAATATCTTTTTGAACTCTTAATGCCATTTGAATATCTTTATTTTCTTTTTTTATTTTTATTATCATTTTTAATATTTCTTCATTTAAATTAATATTATCAAAAGCAATAATAATTCTTTTTTGCGGATATTGAAGAAGACATTCTAAAAAATCTTTTTTTTCATTAAATTGAATTAAAAGCTCTTCGGCTTGTTCAATTGCCCCTTTACTACTTTTTTTATAAGTAATACAATACTTCATAAGTCCTCCTTTAATTTTAAAAAGAGGCAGAAATAGATAAATATTATCTGCCCATTTTTTATTATATTAATTTATATGCTTTTTGAGTTTTTCCTGTTTCTTCATTTCTTAAATCTGATTTAGTTGCTAATCCTGCTTTTACTAATGAAGTTAATCTTGCAGTAATTTTTGCTTTAGTGATATCTTCACCTTCAATTTGGCTTACAATAGTATCAATAGTTTGATATTCATCTGTTAAAACAGATTGAACAACCTCTCTTAATTCGTCTCCATTCGCTTTCTTCTCAGCAGCTTTCTCTTTTGCTTTTTCTGCTTTTGTTTCAATTGCTTCAATTTGTTTATCAATGAATTTAATTAATTCATATTGAGAATTAGTCATTTCAGAATTGCTATCTCCTCTAACAATATCTTTTAGCATAGCATAATATTCTTTTTTAGTTATTTTCTTTTCCATATCTATTATCTCTCCTTTTCTTTTTTATTTACATTTATATTATATCAAAAATTTTTATGAAAATCAATCTAGGTGAGAAGAGTCTTCATAGTCAGAAAGATCTTCCGCATTTTCTTCTTCAGAGTTCTCTTCCAATTCTTCTACATCTGCCTCTTCTTTTTTATTTTCCTGTTCAATTTGTTCCATAATTGCTAAATCAAAACCATTAATTGCATTCTCTCTTAATGAACTCATAAAATCAATTTTAAACATATTAAATCCTCCTTTTTATATTTATTTTTTGAAGTATAAATATTAATCATTCCATCCTGAATAATCCATTAAAACGGGCTTTAGATTAATATATCCTATATTTCCATTATGCAAATCATTAATTTCTATATCTTGTATAAATTCAATTAATTTATTAAAAATTTTTTCTCCAAAATAAGCTAAAACATCCGCCAACCAATTTTCATCGCATTCCCAAAAGCATCGTTCTTTACATAATGAAATTACTTTTTCTTTATCCTGCAGTGTATGACATGAACTAATTCCATAATCATATACTTTTACATATTCTTGTTTATAAATAGGATAATTATTTATTTCTGCAATTTTTTCTGTCTTTGCAAAACAATCTTCAATACCAAAATCTTTTGCATTCTCATATACATCTACTTCAGCTTGACAATAATTCCAACCATTATCATATCCACCTGCATTACAAAAATTTTCGCAGTCGTCATAATAATCATCACAACATTCGTCAAATTCATTCTCAGAATTACTATCGCTATAGTCATATCCCATACTGCCAGAAAAAGGAATTTTTATTACATAACCAAAATCTTTAAATATTAATGCTAATTTTGAAGCCCCTGTGTCATAATTAAAAGGTTTCTTATATTTATGTTTAAAATCATATATTACATTATCATAATAGTTTTTACTATTTAAACAATAAAAATCACATTCTTGTAAAGCATTTAAAATCTCTTGTAAATCTTTATCCATAATATCACTTCCTTTTCTTTTTACATATATATTATATTATAATTTTAATAAAAAATAAAATAATAATTTTTATTGCAATTTTGATACTTTTAATAAAAATTTCATTTAATATATAAAAGGATATATATAATTATAATTATTTTTTTTAAAATATCAATAAAGTTTTTATATGAGTTTTTATTAATATTTATTTGACATTTATATTTTTTTTTGATATAATTTATATATAAAAAGGAGATTAAAAAATGAATAAAATATCAAATGAAGTTATAAATAATATTGTTCAACAACATTATGATTATATTATTAATCAATATGATGAAAAGAAAATTTTTGGTGTATTTACTTATGGAAAAGTCAATTATGGATTTGCTACTCGAGAACAAGATATAAAAACTGCTTTTTTATATATTCCCTCTTTTGAGGAAATATGTATTAATCCAATTAAAAACGATGATCAAGAGGAATATATTGATTATGAAGATACTCACATAAAAAAGATAGATGCAAGAGTTTTATATACAAAAGCAATTCAACAAGATAAAAACATTATGGAAGGATTATTTTCTGAATATAGTATTATTAATCCAAGATATAAAAAAATATTTAAAAATCATATTTATATAAATAGAGAAACTATATTTCATTGCAATCAAAAATTAAGAATAAAAAATGCAGTAAATTGCGGAATTAAGTCTTTAGAAAAATATCAAATAAATAAAAGTATAGATAATCTATTTAATGCTTGTCGCCTAAGAATTGCTTGTCAATTATATTTAGAAGGAGCTTCTTGTGAAAATTGTATTAATTTAAAAAAAGATTATCATATACATTACTTATGGCAAATTCTTAATCAAGAAATTACTCCAAACATTCAAGAGATCAAACAAGATTTAATAGATTGCTTAAAAGAATCTGAAGAATTGCAAGAAAATCCTTCTTGTGAAGATTTAATTAAAAATGGATGTATTGAAATTATGAAAGTTGCAATAACAGATATGTTTCAGCGAGAAGATTTTATAAATATATTAACAGATGCTGAAAAAAATGCTTTAGATATTATACTAGACAATTTGGATGACGGCTATCAAGGAAATATTTCTATATTACAATTAACTACTTCTTCTGGAATATCTCGTTCTGTTTTTAAAAATTTATTGCAAAAGATGAAAGATAATTTAGTTGCGGAAATAGAAAATCAAGGAACTAAAGGAACTTATATAAAAATTATAGATGGGACAATATTACAATTAAAATAATTAAATTGATTAATAAAAAAAATTATTTTATAATATTTATGTAATTAAAAAATGAAAGGAATTGATAATATGAGTAAAAGCTACAAACAAATACAAAGCAAGTTTTTTTGCACGAAATGCGGAAAAGAAGGACTCCCAGTATACAGGAAAATGGGACAAGAAAGAAAATCAGGACATTTAAAAAAATTATACTGTCTATATTGTGGAGAAGAAACAAATCATTGTGAAATAAAAGATTATGGAAAATATACTTATGAAGACTTTGAACAAGAATTTAAAATGGGTAGATTTGTAGATGGAAAAAGAGAAACTATTGAAGATTGTGTCAGTTGTTCAAAAGATAATTGCCCTTTTAATTTAAATGGAAAATGTTGGAATGCAAATAATTCTGCTCAATGTTCTCATAAACCAAAGGAGGTTGAATAATATGAATAATACATTAGTATTAATGTGTGGTGCTCCAGGATCAGGAAAAACAACAATAGCAAAAAAATTAATGTGTAGGGATGATTTATATATATCAAGAGATGAAATTAGATATTCAATGATTTCTGACAAAGATGAATATTTTTCAAAAGAAAAAGAAGTTTTTAATGAATATGTTAAACAAATTGATGAAGCTTTAACAAAAAATTATCATTGGATTTTTGCAGATGCAACCCAACTAAATGAAGCATCTAGAAGCAAAGTATTAAATCAATTAAAAAACAAGCCAAATCAAACAATTGTTATATATATGACTACTTCATTAGAAGAAACGCTAAAAAGAAATAGACAAAGAACAGGGAGAGCATTAGTTCCTGACGATGTTGTTAAAAAAATGTATAAATCAATGCAAAAGCCAACCAAAAAAGAAAAAATAGATATTACATTTTTCTCTAATGGCGAAATTATGTGATAGAAAGGAATGATATAAAATGGAAGAAAAGAAAATTTGGTTTACTTCAGACACTCATTTTTACCATAATAAAGAATTTCTATGGGGCGGAAGAGGTTTTAATTCACCAGATGAAATGGTTGAAAAATTTATTCAAAATTGGAATTCAGTAGTTAAGCCTAATGATGAAGTATATCATCTTGGAGATGTTATGCTTAGTGATACAGAAAAGGGTATCGAGGCCCTTAAAAAACTAAATGGAAAAATCCATATTATTCGCGGCAATCATGATACAGATCAAAGGGCAACTGCATATTTGGAATGCCCTAATGTTATTGATGTTCAATGGGCGACAATGATAAAATATAAAAGAAGAATGTTTTATCTTACTCATTTTTATGCTGTTGCGAAAACACCTAGGGATGGAGAAAATAAACAAGGCATTATTGTTCTTCATGGTCATACTCATCAAACTACCAACTTTACAAATGACAATTATTTTGTCTACCATGTAGGGGTGGATTCTCATAATTTTTTCCCTGTATCTATTGAAGAAATTATTGAGGATATTGGGAAGAAAAAACAAGAATATAATCTTAGAAAGGAGAGGTAAAAATGATAAAATTAGCACAAGCAGATTTTGAAGATGGCTTTTCTTGCGTATCTCTTGATACGGATTGCGGAAAGTTTTTTGGTGTAGCAAATGTTCACCCAGAAGATGTAGATATTCAATCTAGTTTTATAGGATGCGAAATTGCTGAATATAGAGCTACTATTGCTTATTTTAAAGAAAAATTAAAAAGGCTAAATATAGAAATTAAAACATTAGAAAATCTAAAAAATGATTTTATAAAAACATATAAAGAGCAATATCACGAATGTGTATTATTAGAAAAAAGATTAAAACAAAAGCAAGAATTAAAAAAAGAATATCAAAAAAATATTCAATCTTTAAAAGATATAATTAAAAATAAAGTAGAAAATAGAATTATTATAGTTAATAAAATAAAAGAAAAATCAAATAAAGAAGAAAAATAATCTTTATTTGATTTTTTCTTTATTTAATGTTATAATTTATATAAAAAGGAGGAGTTTTTATGATTAATATTTATTGCGATGGTTCTAGTAAAGGTAATCCTGGGATTGGGGGTTTTGGCATTGCCGCAATAGAAAACAATATTTATGTAGATATTTATAGTAAACAATATGAAAATATTACTAATAATCAAGCAGAATTAAAAGCATTATTATTTGCTCTTGGTTTAGCAACCACTAAATATAATTTAGATAAAGTTACAATTTATTCTGACTCAGCATATACGGTTAATTTATTTAATAATTGGATTTTTATGTGGGCTCGAAATGGCTGGCTAACCGCAAATAAAGAACCTATAAAAAATAAAGAGTTGGTTTTACAACTATATAACTTTGCAAAAAAAGAATTTCCTAATTTTTATGTTACAAAAATTTCAGGTCATAATGGTATTATAGGAAATGAACTGGCGGATGCTGCCGCAACATTTAATCAGGCAAAATTAGAAAAGATTTTTTTAGAAAATAAAGATACAATCGTAAAAGGGAAAATATTTGAAAATTTCTAAAAAATATGATATAATAAATATATAAAAATGAGAAAGGAGAAAACTATGGATAATAAATTATATAATAAAGACTCGATCGAATCACTTTCTCCATTAGAATTTACAAGACTAAGACCTGGAGTATATGCAGGAGATACTACATATTCTACTCAATTATTAGTTGAAATTATTTCTAATGCAGTAGATGAATTTAGATTAGGTCATGGAAATAAAATTGAAGTAAAAATAGCTAAAGATATAGTTTCAGTTCGTGATTATGGACAAGGATTTTTAGTTAATGAACTTCGTGAAGATGGAAAAACTATCTTAGAAGCAGCCTTTAGTGTCTTAAACACTTCTGGTAAATATCGCGAGGATGGAACATATGAAGGAACATCTCTAGGTAGTTTCGGAATAGGTTCAAAAATTACAACATTTTTATCTCATTGGTTAGATGTAAAAACTTTTAGAGATAAAAAATTTGAACACATTCATTTTAATGAGGGCATATTTAAAAATAGATGGCTTGGAGATTCACAAGAGCAGTCCGGAACATTAGTTCAATGGCAACCAAGTGAACAATTCTTTTCAAATACTATTATTGAAATAAATAAAATAAAAGAATTATTTAAAACAATTACTTGTTTATGCCCTGGTTTAACAATTGAATTAGATGACAATGGAAATAAAACAACTTATTTTTCTGAGCACGGTCTAAATGACTTAGTTGATGATTATGTAAAAGATAAAGAATTGATAATAAATAGATTTAATATGAATTTTTGTGAAGGCAAAAATAAATTAGATATGGTTATTACTTATACTTCTAATTATTCATTAAATTTAGTTCCTTATGTAAATACAGGGTTGACTGAGAAAGGTCCTCATATTACTCAAGTGAAAACAATATTAACAAGAGAGTTCAATAAGTTTTTTAGAGAGAAAAAATGGTTAAAAGAAAAAGATGACAATTTAACTGGAGATGATTTACAAGAGGGAATGTATATTGTTTTTAACATTACCGCTCCTAATATAGCATATGATGCTCAAGTTAAGTCAACAGTAACTAAAATAGATATGACACCTTTTAGTCAGGCTTTAGCAGATAACTTACAATATTGGTTTAAAAATAATGAAAAAGAAATAAAAATTATTGCGGATAAAGCTTTAGATGCAAGAAAAGCGAGGGAAGCTGCAAAAAGAGCTAGAGAAAATATTAGAGAAAAAGCAAAGAAAAAAGAAAAAGTTTTAAAATTTGACAGCAAGTTAGCAGATTGTTTCTCAAAAGATAGAAATAAATGTGAAATATATATCACAGAGGGAGATAGTGCAAGCGGCAATTTAAAAACAGCAAGAGATAATGAATTTCAAGCAGTCATGCCTGTTCGTGGAAAAATTTTAAATACTCAAAAAGCAACTCTAGATAAAATTCAAAAAAATGCTGAAATTATGACAATGATAGATGCTTTTGGGTTAACCATTGACACAAAGAGTATGAAAGTTATTTATGAACCTGAAGATTTAAGATATGGAAAAATTATTATAATGAGTGATGCCGATGTTGATGGAGCCCATATTAAAAATCTTTTCTATACATTTATTTGGAACTTCTGTCCTCAATTGATTATAGATGGTTATGTATATGCAGGAGTTCCGCCACTATATAAACTTACAATAGGAAAAGAATATAAATATATTAAAAATGATGAAGAATTAGAAAATTTTAAAAAGGCTAATCCAACTAAAAAATTCCAAATTAATCGAATGAAAGGTTTAGGAGAAATGTCAGTAGAAGAAACTGAACAAACTCTTACAGATCCAAATCAAAGAATTTTGAAACAAATTACTGTTGAAGATGTCGACGCGGCAAATGTTTTATTTGATCAGTTAATGGGAACTGGAATTGTGGCAAGAAAAGAATTTATAAAGTTACATAGTAAAGAAGCTATGTATAATCAAGAGTAAAGAAAGGAGAATAGAAATGAATAATGATTTAGTAAAAGAATTGGGAACTAATTTTATAGAATATGCTGTAGCTGTTAACACTGATAGAGCTATTCCTGATGCTACATCAGGTCTAAAACCAGTTGCCAAAAGAATTTTATGGTCAGCTTTTGAAGAAGGAAGAGTTTTTTCTAAACCTCATGTAAAAGCAGCTCGTATTGTTGGAGATGTTATGGGTAAGTATCATCCTCATGGAGACTCAAGTATTTATGGAGCTATGGTTAGATTATCTCAACCTTGGGTTATGAGATACCCTTTAATAGATTGGCATGGAAATAATGGAAATATTGCAGGTGATGGTCCTGCGGCAGCTCGTTATACTGAAGCAAGGCTTTCTAAGATTGCAGAAGAAGGATTATTATATGGAATTAAGAAAAGAAATGTAAACTTTATTCCAAACTATTCTGAAGATGCAGAAGAGCCTGAAACACTTCCTTCTATTTTTCCAAACCTATTATGTAACCCAAATAGCGGTATTGGAGTTGCAATGGCTTGTAATTGGCTTCCACATAATTTAAATGAAGTTGCAAAAGCAATTGAAAACTATATGAATGGTGAAGAGCCTAACTTACCAGGTCCTGATTTTCCTACAGGAGGAATTATTATAAATGCAAAAGATATTCCTACTATTATGAAAACTGGGCATGGATCTGTAAAAGTTAGAGCAAGATATAAAATTGAAAAAGAAACTAACTTAGTCTTTTATGAAATTCCATATGGAACTACTATTGAGGGTTTATTAACTCAAATTGGAGAAATGTGCGATAGCAAAGAGGTTGAAGGAGTTTCTGATATTAGAGATGAAAGTAATAAAAAAGGACTTAGAATTGTAGTTATCTGTAATAAAGGAATTAATCCAGATTCAATTGCAAAAAAATTATTTTTAAAAACTGATTTGCAAACATCTATTTCATATAATCAAGTAGCTTTAATAAATAAAACCCCTACTGAATTGAACTTAAAACAATGTATTAATATTTATATTGAACACAATATAAAATGTATTATTAAAGAAGCAGAGTTTGATTTAAATAAGGCAAAAGCAAGATTGGAAATCGTAAATGGTTTATTAAGAGCGTTAGAAGATATTGATAATATTATTGCTTTTATTAAAAAATCTGCAAGTAGCGCCGCTGCAAAAGATGGCTTAATAAAAGAATATGGTTTTACTGAACCACAAGCAAAAGCTATTGTAGATATGAAACTTGGTAAATTAGCTGGATTAGAAAAAATAGAATTAAATAATGAAAAAAATGAATTAGATAAAACAGTAAATGAATTAACTTTACGCATTCAAAAAAGAGAATTGCAAGAGCAAGTATTAAAAGAAAGGTTGAAAGATCTAGTTAAAAAATATGGAGATGCAAGAAGAACTGAATTAACTAATATTGAAACTCCAAAAGAGGAAAAAGAAATTGAAACTGTAACTCCAGAAAATGTTGTTGTAGTTATTAGTAAAACAGGAGAAATAAAAAGAATTGCAAAAGCATCTTTTAAAACTCAAAGAAAGGGCGGAAAAGGTGTTAAAACTGAAGATGATGCTGTATTAGGTACTTTCTCAACAAATACCATAGATACATTATTAGCTTTTACAAATACAGGAAAAATGTTTAGATTATTAGTAGATAACATTCCCGCAGGCACAAATGCTTCAAAAGGGGTTGGAATTGGAAGTTTAATAAATTTAGAACCATCAGAAAAAGTTATTGCAGCTACAACATTAGAAAGAAAAAATAATAAAAAATATGTAATATTTATGACTAAACAAGGGTTAATAAAGAAAACATTATTAGAAGAATATACACAAACTAAAAGAAGCACTGGTATTGCAGCAATAAAACTTAAAGAAGGGGATTCAATAGCTAATATAGAATTAATGAACGAAGAAGAAATGATTATAATTACTAAAAAAGGTATGTCAATTCGTTTTGAAACTAAAGATATTACAGCTATTGGTAGAGTTGCATCAGGAGTAAAAACTATAAAATTAGATGGTGATGATGAAGTATTAGTAGGATTGCCAATTCTAAATAAAGAAGATCAAGTTGCAATTTTTACTCAATATGGATATGGAAAGAAAACTAAAATAGAAGAATTTCCTTTACAAGGAAGAGCTGGAAAAGGTGTGGTAGTTTATAAAACAACGCCAAGTACAGGTGAGATTGTTGGAGCGGCTATAATAAATGATGAAAGTAATTTATTACTAGTTGGTAAAACTTCAATTTGTATTTCTGCAAAAGATGTCCCACTATTAGGCAGACCAGCAACAGGGAATATAATGATTAAAAATGGAATTTTAAATTCAGTAGTAGAATTATAGAAAGGAAGAAATTATATGGCACAAGAAGTTAAACAAACCCCTTTAACTATTGAAATTCCTTTTGAAGAATATAAAGAACTTTTAATAATTAAAGGTCGTTATGAAGAATTAAAATCTCAACAAAGCAATCCATGGATAGTTAATCCTAAAGACACAACCATTACTTATACAAACACAAAAAGACAAGATAAAGAATTAGCCCCTCCATATAAAGTGACTTGTTAAAAGTCACTTTTTTGATTTTCTTTTAAAATAATGATATAATTATTATAGAAAATGAAAGGAGAAGATAATATGATAGAAAAAATTATCGGCTTACTTTTAGCAACTAATATAACGGTTAAAGAAATGGAAGAAATTAAAGATTATTTAGAACAGCTTGAAAATGATGCAAATAAACTTTCTTGCCTTGAAGTTTGTGGCGTTGATAATTGGTTTGGATATGATGAAGCTATGCATGAATATTATAATAGTAAGGAGGAATAAGATATGAATCCAGATAATGCACATATAAATAAAATACAAAAATTAATTGATAAATTAAATTATTATACCAAGAAATATGATGAAGGGAAACCAGAAATAAGTGATAAAGAATGGGACGATATGTACTTTCATTTGCAAGACTTAGAAAATTTTTATGGCATTTATTGTGAAGATAGTCCTACTCAAAGAGTAAATTTTCAAGTAGTAAATGAATTGAAAAAAGTTACTCATAATCATCCTATGCTTTCATTAGATAAAACAAAAGATATTAAAGAAATAGAAAAATTTATTGGAAATAAAGACTATATTTGTATGGCAAAACTTGATGGATTAACTTGTTCTTTAAGATATCTAGACGGTAAATTAATTGGCGCGGAAACCCGCGGCAATGGTATAGTTGGAGAAGATGTTTTACACAATGTTTTACAAATTAAAAATGTGCCAAAAAAAATTAATTTTAAAGATGAATTAATTGTCGATGGGGAGGTTCTTTGCACTTATGAAGATTTTGAATATTATAAAGACGAATATAAAAATCCAAGAAATTTTGCAAGTGGAGGAATAAGACTTTTAGACAGTAAAGAAAGTGCGTCAAGAAGATTAAGTTTTATTGCTTGGGATTGTATAAAAGGATTAAAAGAAGAAACATTAAGTGCTAAACTTATGCAATTAGAAAAATTAGGTTTTACTGAAGTTCCTTTTGAAATTAATTTTCCTGAATATACTCTTGAAAGCATTATTAATCAGGTTAAAAATTCTTCTAAAAATATTTTTCCTACTGATGGATTGGTTTTTAAATATGATAATTGTAGCGAATATGAAGCTGCAGGAAGAACTGATCATCATTTTAAAGGCGGAATTGCTTTAAAATTTTATGATGAAAATTATGATACTGTTCTTAGAGATATAAAATGGACAATGGGAAGAACTGGAGTGTTAACGCCAGTAGCTATATTTGATCCTATTGACATCGATGGAACAGAAGTTTCAAAAGCAAGTCTTCATAATATTAGCGTTGCTCAAGAAACTTTACATACTAATTTTACTACCATTGGGTGGGAAGGTCAACATATAAAGGTTGCAAAAATGAATATGATTATTCCTCAAATTACAGAAGCGGAAGAAGATATTGATGGTTTAACAAAATTTTATTTTGATATTCCTAAAATATGTCCTATTTGTAATAAAATAACAGAAATAAAAAAAGAAAATAATAGTGAAATGTTATATTGCGTAAATTCACAATGTGAAGGAAAGTTAGTAAATCGTATAGAACATTTCTTTGGAAAGAAGGGTTTAGATGCTAAAGGAATTTCAAAAGCAACTATTGAAAAACTTATTAACTGGGGATGGGTTAACAAAATCTCAGATATGTTTGAATTATCAGCCCATGAGACAGAATGGAAGAACATCACAGGTTTTGGTGAAAAGTCTGTTAACAATATTCTCCAATCCATCAGAGAAAGTTGTAATACTAACTTCGAGTCCATTATCAGTGCTGCAGGCATTCCACTTATTGGAAGAACAATTGCAAGAGATCTTTCCAAAAAATTTGATGGATATGGTGAGTTTAGAGAAGCAATCAAAAATGGTTTTGATTTCACTCAATATGGCGGATATGGATATGAAATGCAAAAAGCAATAAGTGAATTTAATTATAATGAATTAGATAATATCGTTGAAAAATATTTGACTATTAAAAAAAATAATGATATAATAAATACAGAAAAACTTAAAGATATTACTTTTTGTATTACAGGAAAAGTCAATATATGGAAGAATAGAGATGAATTATCTCAAACAATTGTATTATTAGGTGGAAAAGTTGTTGGATCAGTTAGTAAAAATGTAAATTATTTAATAAATAATGATATAACTAGTAACTCATCTAAAAACTTAAAAGCTAAAGACCTAGGTATTAAGATTATTTCTGAACAAGATTTTCAAAAAATGTTTGACATTCAAAAATAATTTTGATATAATATATATAGAAAAAAGATAAAGGTTTTTCAATAAAAGCGAAGAAAAAATAATCGCAAATATTATATATATTATTGACAGAAAAAAATAATTTTGATATAATATATATGTAAAAGTGATAAAAAATCACAAAAGAAAAAATAAACTAGAAAAAGAAGGAGAGAAAGAAAATGTTAAAAGAAAATAGTTTAAAAGTATTTAATTATGTAAAGGAAAATGATGGAAAGAATATGACTGCTGCTGATATCGCAGAAGGAACTGGATTAGAAGTTAGACAAGTAAACGGAATCGTTACATCTGCATTCCAAAGAAAAGGATTAATGGAAAGAGTTCCAGCTGAAATAGAATTAGAAGATGGTTCTCACAAAGCAGTTAAATTCGTTAGATTAACTGATGCAGGAAAATCATTTGATTCAACTGCTACAGACGCTGAATAATAAATAAAAAGTGGGGATTTCCCACTTTTTTATTTCTTTTAGAAAGGAAGAAAAATTATGATTTTTTTTATAATAAGTATTATATTATTATCATTTAGTATATTTTTATTTATAAAAATAAAAGATAAAATAAATAACAATAATAAACTTGAAAAAGAAGAGAGAGAAATTCAAGAGAGAATTGATAAAAAGAAAATAGAAGAACAATATATCCAAGATGAAGTTAAAAAGGTTAAAAATCATTTAGACAATATGCAAACTGCTCTTAATAATCAAAAGATATCTTTTAAAGATTCTTTGTCTAATTATATTAATTTATTAGATTATCAATATCAGCAAGAAGAAGAATGATATGACGATGCGATAGATGCAATGAAATACGCATATGATCAAGAACAGGATAAATTAATTGCGGCAACTGCACATATAAAAGAAGATTTAGATAAAATTCGTGCGACAAGAGCCTCCGCACAAGAAGCTTTGTTAAAAGAGCAACAAATAAAAGAGAATATGTCTTTTTATAGTTTAAATCCAAATCAAAATGATTTAGATGATATTCAGGCTCTTGAAAGAATTAAACCTAAATTACACCAACCTCGCATTTTATCTATGTTGATTTGGTCAACCTATTTTCAAAAACCTATGACTCAATTATGCAATAATATTATAGGATTAAAAGAAGTTTGTGGAATTTATAAAATTACAAATCAAAAAACTAATCAATGTTATATAGGTCAAAGTGTAGATATTGCAAAAAGATGAAAAGATCACGTTAAATGTGGATTAGGAATAGATACGCCCGCAAATAACAAGTTATATCAATCAATGGCCGAGTATGGAGTTTGGAACTTCACTTTTGAAATTCTAGAAAAATGTTCAAAAAATCAATTAAATGAAAAAGAAAGTTTTTACATTTCTTTATATCAATCTAATGAATTTGGCTTTAATAGTAATACGGGCATAAAAAATAAATAATTGATTTTAATTAAAAATAATGATATAATTATAATATAAAAAGGAGAGAAATATTATGTGGAAAATAGCAGATATAGAAAAAAATAAAATAAAATATTTTGAGAATGCTGCCAGTGGAAAAACAATTACTAATATTATGGATTGTATTGAGTATGCTAATGCAATGTCTAGAGAAATTTATCTAAATAATTTGACACCCGCATCTGCAGAAACAATAGAAAAACTAATTAGATTTTGGAATAATATAGATAATATTGAGCCAATATCTATAACAAATAGAAAGCCAATTAATATTTATATTGACTCTTTTGGAGGATCTTTAAATGCAGCCTTTACTATTGTAGATATAATTAAAAATTCAAAAACTCCTGTCTATACAATAAATATTGGAGTTTGTCAAAAAGAGGCTTTATATCCATATTTAGCAGGGCATAAAAGATATGCCTATCCAAGATCATCTTTTTACTTAGATAAAAACATAGAAAGATTAGATTTATCAGAAGGTCAATCTAATTATGAGGATTTTGTTAAAAAACAAGTACTAGAAATAAAAGATATGGTATTAGAAGCTACAAAAATAACAGAAACTGATTATGAAAATCGTAAAGGGTGGTGGCTTACTGCTGATAAAGCAAATGAATTATTAGTTTGCCATGAGGTTTTAAGAAATAAAATTATTTAAGAAAGGAACAAGATATAAATGGGAAAAGTAACAATTACAAATGATACAACTAAAGAACCTATTCAAATGATAGGAAAATATGCTGGAGAATGTTGAGGTGCAGATACAACAGTTCCATCAAAAAATTTTAAACGTGGAATTAACTGCTTAAATTCAGAACATGGTCGTACGTGGGAGTTTCCTGATGTTTATATGACTATTGAAGGATATTCAGCTCGTGTCATAAGAGAATGGTATACTCATATTGGCGGAGCTCCAAGTAGATTGCAAGCAAGTACAAGATATATTAATTATGATAGTTTTGAATATGTAACTCCACCAAAAATAGCAAATAATGAAAAAGTAAAAATGATATATGATAATTGTATGCAAGTTATTCAAGAAAAATTACAAGAGTTAGATGAAATGGGAGTTCCTCGTGAAGACAGCGCATTATTACTTCCATTAGGAATGACAACTAAAATTGCTTGTAAGCATAATTTTAGAAATTTAGTAGATATGAGTCATCAGAGACTTTGCACTCGTGCTTATTGGGAATATAGACAACTTTTTAAAGATATTATTGAGGCATTGGGAAGTTATTCTGATGAGTGGAAAATTTTGGTTCAAATGATGAAACCTAAATGTGAAGTATATGGGTATTGCGTAGAAGAAAAAGGCTGCGGCCGTGTCTTAAAAAGGGATACTAAAAATATTAATCTTTAATTGATTTTAATTAAAAAAAATGATATAATATATATGTAATAAAGAAAGGAAAAGATTAATATGAAAATAGAAGATTTTAATAAATATTTTAATTGTGCAACAAATACCTATGAATTTTCCAAAGAGGATTTTGAAAAAATTTTAAAAGGTATTGTTCCTGTGCAAAAAGGAATTACAGAAAACGGCGTAAAGATATTAAAAATAATGCAAAATAAATTAGACCAATATAATAATATTTTTACATCAAAGAATATAGGAGAATTTTTATTTATGTCACCAAGATCTGTATCAGGCTCTATGAAAAAGTTAATTACAGATGGATATGTAATAAAATTGGGATTAAATCCTGTTAGTTATGGTTTAACAGAATTGGGCAAAAGTTATGAATTTGACGAAAAATAAAAATTTTGATATAATATAAATAGAAAAAGTTTGAATAAAGAAAAAAGAAAAGGAGAAAAAATATATGAGAAAAGCAATTAATAATGAAAAAATTGAAGGAAGAGTTTATCAACATAATTTAACTATTAAAAAAGTTCAAAATCAAACTTCAGCAAATTATGGAAAGGAATTTATTTCTGGAAATCTTGAAATTGCAGTAGATGAAGCAGGTTTAAATGTAATCCCAGTTCATTTTACATATGTAGTAGAAACAACAAGTTCTGGAAATAAAAATCAAACATATACAAATTTGAAAAAGATTATTGAAGATAATAAAACTTGGATAACAGTTGGAAAAGATGAAGCTCAAAAAGTAAGAATCAATACTGCAATTGCATTAAATGATTTTTATACTCAAGATGATAATTTAGTTTCAGTAAAAACTAATGAAGGAGGATTTGTATCTTTTGTAACTGGAGAGTTAGGAGCAGAAGAAGAAAGAAATACTTTTGCCGCAGATATGCTTATTACAGGAGTAACAAAAACAGAAAAAGATGAAGAAAAACATATTGATGAAAGTTATGTAACTGTAAAAGGAGCAATCTTTAATTTTAGAAATGATTTATTACCTATTGATTTTACTGTTAGACATCCAGATGGAATGAAATATTTTGAAAATTTAGAGGTTTCAAATAGTGCACCTGTTTATACAAAAGTTTGGGGTAAAATTGAATGTAGAACAATTGTTAATTCAGTAAGTGAAGAATCTGCTTTTGGAGAAAGCTCTGTAAGAACTTATGAAAGAAAGACAAAAGAATGGAATATTACAGGTACTGCAAAAGTTCCATATGATTTTGGAGATGAAAATATTTTAACTGCTGAAGATGTTAGAAAAGCAATGCAAAATAGAGAGACTATGTTAGCAGAAACTAAGGCTCGTAGTGATGAATATAGAGCTTCAAAAGCTGCAACTCCAGTACCTGCTGCAACAGCAACAACTGCAATTAATAATAGTGGCTTTAATTTTTAGAAATATTATATAAAAACAAAAGAGGATAAAATATAATATTATCCTCTTTTAAATAAAAAAGAAAAGGAGATTTATTATGGCTATAAATATTTTTGAACTTCAACCTAATAAAGTTAATCGTAATTTATTGGGATATTCATTTTTATTTTACGGAGATCCTAAAACAGGAAAAACAACTATTGCTTCAAAATTTCCAAAAGCCCTATTATTAGCTTTTGAAAAGGGATATGCAGCAATTCCTGGGATTATTGCTCAACCAATTAATAGTTGGTCTGAATTTAAAAAGGTTTTAAAACAATTAAAAGAAGAACAAGCTAAAGAGTTGTTTGAAACAATTATTATTGATACTGGAGATATTGCTTATGATTATGACATAAAATATGTATGTGATAATGCAAAAAGACCTGATGGCGGATATGGCGTAGATTCAATCGGTGATATCGCCTATGGTAAAGGATATGCACTTGCAGAAAAAGAGTTTGATGAATGTTTAAGAAGTATTGTTCAAATGGGATATGGCTTAGTTATTATTAGTCACGCTGTAGATAAAAGTATCACAGATGCCGATGGAACTGAATACAGTAGAATTATGCCAACAATGGATAAAAGAGCTGTAAAAATAGTTTCTCGTATGACTGATGTTATTGGTTATGCTAGACCTATTGCTCAAGAAGATGGCACTATAGCAACAAAATTATTTATGAGGGGTAGCACTCGTTTTATGGCTGGGTCAAGATTTAAATATACTCCAGATGTAATTGATTTTAATTATGAAAGTCTTGTAAATGCTATTGGAGATGCTATTGATAAACAAGCTGCAGAAGATGGTGCTGAATTATTTTCTGATGGTGCAACAAAGAATATTTTTGAAGACACCACTAAAGAATTGAATTTTGATAGTTTAATGGCAGAGTTTAATTCAATAGTACAAAAGTTGATGGAACAAAATGACGAACAAACTTTTATAACTCAATGGCAACCTAAATTAACTGAAATCATTGAAAAATATTTAGGAAAAGGTAACAAGGTTAGTAATTGTAATAGAACACAAGTTGAAGCTATAAGTTTAATTGTTGAAGATTTAAAAGATTTAATAAAATAGAAATAAAAGAGATAAAAGGAGTTTGAGAAGATAATTAAAAGGTAAAGAGATTATCTTCTCTTTTTGATTTTTTATTAAAATTATGATATAATATTTATATAAAGAAAAAAAGTAGGTGAAAAATATGGCGGCAGTTCGTATGGTAAAATGTAAATATTGTGGAAAACAATTTAATAGAAATGCTGAACCTTGTATAGAAGTTAGTTCAAGGCGCTATGCTCATAAAAAATGCGTAGAAGAATATTTAAATTCTATTTCAAAAGATGAGAAAGATTATTTAGAATTAGAGAAATATATAAAAAAATTATTTGGTTTAAATGTTTTAACTGCAAAGATAAAAAGACAAATCAAAGAGTATAAAGAAGAATATGATTATAGTTATTCTGGGATCCAAAAAACTTTATATTGGTGGTTTGAAGTAAGAAAAAATTCTCTCGAAAAAGCAAATGATGGGATTGGAATAGTTCCCTATGTATATGATGAATGTAAAAACTATTATTATAGACTTTATCTAGCTAAAACAGCAAATGAAATGATTAATAATACAATTCCGCCAGTTAAAACTCAAGAGATAGAAATAGGATCTCCGCGAGTACATATTAACCCTCCAAGACTTTTTAAGTTCGGAGAAGAAAAATATAAATAGGGAGGTAAACAATGGCAATTAATACAAGATATGTAGATACTTCTTCATTAATTCAAGTTATAGGATGTGTATATCAAAATCCTAATTTATTAGATAATGAAAATTATTTTTTTAATGAAGATGATTTTACCGAAGAATTTCATAAAATTTTATTTGGTTCTATTTATAATCTTCATATGTTAGGTGCAAAAACTATAACTATTAATGCAATAGAAGATTATTTAAAAGATAGACCTAAAAGTTTAGCAATATATAAAAATTATAAAGGAAATGAATATTTAGAAAAAATTTCTAAAAATGTTCAATTATCAACTTTTGAATATTACTATACACGCATGAAAAAAATGACTTTACTTAGAATGTATAGTAATATTGGGATGGATTTATCTTGGCTATATGATGTAGATAATATTTTAGATGCAAAAAAGAAACAAGCTCAAGAAGATTGGTTTGATAATACCACATTAGAAGATATTGCAGCAATTATAGATGATAAAATAACTACTATAAAAATGAAATATATAGATGATGCGAATAATGATTTTATCCAAGCAGGGGATAGAGTAGAAGATTTAATTGAATCTTTGCAGAAACATCCTGAAGTTGGATATCCTATGTATGGACCTTTAATTAATACCGTTACAAGAGGGGCAAGATTAAAAAAGTTTTATTTATTTAGTGCGGCAACTGGAGTTGGAAAAACTAGATTTATGATATCTCAATTTGCTTCTATTGCTTGCGACCAAATTTATGATAATAAAACTAAAAGTTGGATTGCAAATGGAACTAAAGAGCCGGCAATGTTTGTTACTACAGAACAAGATATAGATGAAATTCAAACAATGATATTAGCTTTTTTATCAGGGGTAGATGAAGGACATATTATTTATAATTCATATGAAGATGATGAATTAGAAAGAGTTAAATATGCAGCAGTTCTTATGCAAAAATGCCCATTATATATTAAAAAACTTCCTGACTTTGCTTTAAAAGACATTGAAAACACAATAAAATATGGTATTAGAGAATGGGGAGTTCGATATGTATTTTTTGATTATTTGCATACAAGTATGAAAATTTTAAGTGAAGTAACTTCAAAAACTGGTATAAAAGGACTAAGAGAAGATAATGTTCTATTTATGATTTCTATACGATTAAAAGATTTATGTCAAGAATATGGAGTGTTTATAATGTCTGCAACACAATTAAATGCAGATTATATAACTGCTCAGCAATACGATCAAAATCTATTAAGAGGAGCAAAATCAATAGCTGATAAAATTGACTTAGGTGCAATTATGCTACAAACTAGTCAAGAGGATAAAGAAGCTTTAAGGGAAATTGTTATAAAAAGTGGTTATGAAGAGCCTAATATAAAAATGTCAATTTATAAAAATCGTAGAGGAAAATATAAAGATATTTTATTATGGTGTAAAGCTGATAGAGGTCAATGTAAATTTATTCCTCTATTCGCAACTGATTATCAATATAAATTAATTGAATTGCCTGATTTAGTTATAAAGATTAATCCAAAAATAGAAGCTTCTGCATTTTAATTTTATTATTTGATTTATATTAATAATAATGATATAATTATTATGTAAAGATAAGGAGAAATTGATAAAAATGGAATTAAAAGAAATGTCAGAGAAAATTAAAAACGAATTGACAATAGATCAAATTTATAGTTTCTTATTATCATTTGGCGGAGACCCGCAACTAAAGAATGGACTAATTATTTCTAGAACTATATGTCATGGAGGCTATTCACATAAATTATATTATTATGATAATACTAAATTATTTAAGTGTTATACTGATTGTTTTGATACTTTTGATATATTTGAATTAGTTTTAAAGATTAATAAAATAAATGGTAAAGAAATTTCTTTGCCCCAAACCGTAAAATTTATTGCAGATTATTTTGGAATATATTTTAATTTATTTATTCAAGAAAAGGAAGAGGATGAATTAAAAGATTGGAAAATTTTAGATAGATATGAACAAACTTCTTTAAAAAAAGAAGAAGAAAAAATTATAGATTTTAAATATTATGATGCAAAAATTTTAAAATATCTTCCTCGTCCCCGTATTCTTAACTGGGAACAAGAAGGAATTAAGCCCGAAGTTATGAGAGAATGCGGAATTTGTTATGATCCCGTAATGCAGGGAATAGTTATTCCACATTATAATATAGATGGACAATTAATTGGAATAAGAGAAAGAACTTTAATAAAAGAAAATGAAGATACTGGAAAATATAAACCCGCAATATTAAACTATAAAATGTATAATCACGCATTAGGTTTTAATCTTTACAATTTAAACAAAAGCAAAGAAAATATTGTCTTTTATAAAAAAGCTATTATATTTGAAGGAGAAAAAAGTTGCCTTTTATATAAATCTTATTTTCCAGAAAATGATATTAGTGTTGCAGTTTGCGGAAGCAATTTAACAAAATATCAAGTTGATTTATTGTTATCTCTTGAAGTGGATGAAATTTGCATTGCTTTTGATAAACAATTTAAAGAAATCGGCGATATAGAATGGAAGAACTGGACTAAAAAATTAAAAGACATATATAAAAAATATGGAACAAAAGTAAAAATAACATTTTTATTTGATAAATGGAATTTACTTGAATATAAAGATAGTCCAATTGATAAAGGAAAAGATATTTTTCAAGAACTTTTTAAAAGGAGGATAAGTTTATAATGGATAGCTTAGTAAAAGAATATAGATTAAAGCATAAAAAATGTAAATGATGTAAATATCATAAATATAATTATGCTCCTTGTAATTTAACTGCAAATTGATATACTTGTGAATTAAAAGATAAAATTATTAATATAAATATTTTTAGATTATGTAAATATTATAGATTAAAAGAAGAGGAGGAAAAAAATGAAAAGTAAAATTTTAGCAATGTTTTTTGCAAGCTTAAGTGCTATGTTGTTAATATTGTTAGTATTATTTATGACAATGTGTGATGATTTAAATAAAAGAGTCACAAGTCAAGAAAATTACATAAAAGATTTAGAATGGGAAAATAATCGATATATTATGTGTTGTGAAAATAATTAAAAGATTTTAATGATAAAATAATTTAGAAAGGATTTAAAAAGATGAAACCTTTAAAACAAGAATTAAATAAGAAAAATACTTGGATAGTAACCGAGTTGCATCATGAGCGATATACTTTTGATTTAGAAACCTCTATTTATGAAGACCAAACTATTTTAGAAATTTTGAGCGAATTAGCATATTGAGGGTTAGAAAATAGAATAGAAAAGTATAAAAATAGTAATGTTTATATTTTAGACGAAGTATATCATGAAGATCCAGAAAGTGATACTTGGTGTTTAACAGAGCAAGAAAAAAAGAGATTTTTACCGCTTCATGTTGAAGCTATTATGATAATGCCACTTGATGATTTTTTAGAAAAAGAAAAATATTTTTCAGGAAGTTTTGGCGGGACAAATAGGAAATATGGAGTTATGGACTATGCATCTGTCCCAGTAAAGATGGAGGAGGATAAAAATAATGAAAATAACTAAAAAAAATTTTGAATATAAGTTATACAATAAAAGCTTTTCAGAAGAAGAATTAGAAAATTTATTATGGTTTAATTTCCAATGTATAGATGGTGAGTTAAATTTACAAGAAGCTGATGAAATAAAAGAGTCGTATTTAGATAGATGGTCTAGACCGGCAAGTCTTATATTTATTTATAATAATGAATTTTTTAGAATTGATTATGACGAAGGATTAACAGAACTTCAAGAAAATTGTAATTTTTCTCAGCCTTATAAAGTTCAAAAAATAGAAAAACAAATTACTATAACAGAATGGGAGGAAATTAAAAATGCAAATTAAATTATTAAAACCAATGAACCCCCATTATAAAGCTTTAGAACAAATCTTAGTTAATAGGAATATTCCCTATGAAGAAATTTCACATTATTTAAACACAACAGATAAAGATATAAATAAACCTACAGATCTAGGAAAAAGTATAGATGACGGGGCAAGAATGCTATGTGATATTATTATGTGTAATTTAAATGCTCTAGTAGTATGTGATTGCGATTGTGATGGTTTTACATCTGCTGCATTATTAATTAATTATTTATCACAGCAATTTCCTTCGTGGGTTGCAAATCATTTAAAATGGTATGTTCATGAAGGAAAACAGCATGGTCTTGTAGATGTAATGGATTATATAGAACAAAAAAATTTCAATTTAATTATATGTCCTGATAGTTCAAGTAATGACTATGAACAACATACGAAATTGCGTAGCAAAGGTATTAAAACTTTAGTGTTAGATCACCATAAAGCAGATGCAATAAGTAGCGCAGCCTGTATAATTAATAATCAATTAAGTAATTATCCAAATAAAGAGTTTAGTGGAGTTGGAATAACATGGCAATTTTGTAGATATTTAGACACTCTTTTAGGAACTGATTATGCTAATAATTATTTAGATCTAGTCGCCCTTGGTAACACGGGAGATATGATGTCATTAACATCTTTTGAAACTAAACATTTAATCAATTTAGGCTTTAAACCAAAAAATATTCATAATCCATATATATATGAAATGTGGCAAAAAAATAAATTTAAATTAGGAGAACATATTACCTCAATTGATGCAGCTTTTTATATTGTTCCTATGATAAACGCCATTCAAAGAAGTGGAACAATAGAAGAAAAAGAACTTTTATTTAAAGCTATGCTAGATAATGAAGCTTTTGAAGAAGTTCCTTCAACAAAACGAGGTCATAAGCCAGGAGAAATGGAACGCATTGTAGACCAAGCCGTAAGAGTTTCTACTAATGTTAAAAATCGTCAAACAAAAGCACAAGATGCAAGTATGGAATTTTTAGAACAAAAAATAGAAAAAGACAATCTACTTTCTCATAAAATATTATTATTTACTCTTGAACCTGGTAAAATAGATCCTAATATTGCAGGATTAATAGCAAATAAATTAGCTGCAAAATATCAAAGACCTTGTTGTATTTTAACAAAAATTATTGAGGTAGATCCAACTCAATCATTTATTAATCAAAATGAAAATACTCTTAATGTAGTAAGTTGCGGAAGAATCTTATATCAAGGTAGTGCAAGAGGATATGAATTAACAGGTTTAACTAATTTCAAAGATATATGTGATGAAGCTGGAGTAGAATGGACTGCAGGGCATCAAAATGCTTTTGGTTTATGTATTGCTGAAGACAAAATCAATTATTTTCTTAATACTGTTGATTTAATGCTTTGTAATTTAGGCATTTCAACAGAGCCAATTTATTTTGTAGATTATATATATACAGGCAACGATGTAAATCCAGACGACATTTTAAGTATTGCAGGTTTAAAATCCTTATGGGGAAAAGACTTTCAAGAAGCTAGTATTGCAATTAAAGATTTAAAAGTTTCAGCAAATATGGTAAATGTTTATAGAAAAAGCAGCAATACTTTAAAAATAACATTATCAAATGGTGTCTGTTTAATGAAATTCAATGCAACAGAAGAAGAATGTCAAAGACTAGAAAATCAAAAAGGTGCTTATATCCAATTAAACATCGTAGGAAAATGCCATATAAACGAATGGCTAGGAAATTATACTCCACAAATTTTTATTGATGAATATGAAATTACTGGAGAAGGAAAATATTTGTTCTAATGGCACATAAATGGTCGAAAGAGTCAAATCAAAAACGCTTTTAGAAAATTTTTGATTTGATTTTTTATCTTAGTTGAATTTTATATAAAAATATGATATAATATATATAGAAAAAGAAAGGAGAATAGATATGAATAATAAAAAATACAATGGTATTGGAAATTGTTATCCTTTTAAATCAAGATGTTGGGAAACTAAAGACCATCATATAATAAAGATTTCTGATATGGAAACTTCTCATATTGAAAATGCAATTAATTTTTTAGAAAGAACAAAAGATTTTTATGATGAGGGCGGAATTGAATGGGGCGACCCTGATACTCTTTATTACGATGATAATAGTTATTTAGTTGATATAAAAATAAAAGAATTAAAAGAAGAATTACAAAAAAGACACGAGGAGGAATTATTATGGAATTAAATGAAAAGCAAAAACAAGGTTTAGAAATTGCAGTTGATCGTTATAAACGCGGAGAACGTTGTACTATTATAGCTGGATATGCTGGAACAGGAAAGTCAACTCTAGTTAAATTTATTATTTCCGCATTGCCTAATATAAATCTTCAAACAGATGTTGTTTATACTAGTTTTACAGGTAAAGCAACACAAGTATTAGCTAAAAAAGGTAATAAAAACACATCAACTCTACATAAGTTATTATTTATTAGTCACCCTCGTCCAGATGGAACTTATACTAGAATTCCAGTAACTACAATTCCTTATAAAATAGTTGTTGTAGATGAAATTTCTATGGTTCCAAAATCATTAATTCAAAAATTAGCTTCATATAGGGTTCATGTTATTGGATTGGGAGATCCTTTTCAACTTCCACCTGTGAACAAGAATGAAGATAATCATTTATTAGATAATCCACATATTTTTTTAGATGAGATTATGAGACAAGAAGAAGGAAATGAAATTATAGATTTATCTATGAAAATTAGAAAAGGAGAGCCTATTGATTATTTTAAAGGAAAAAACATTCAAATTATAAATAAAAGTGAATTGTCAACAGGTATGCTTCAATGGGCAGATCAGATTTTAGTTGCAACAAATGATACTAGAAAAGCTATCAATGCTCAAATGAGAGATTTATTAGGGCACACAGGAGATCCTGAAGATGGAGATAAAATTATTTGTTATAGAAATTATTGGGAAGATGAATGTCAAGGCGGTAGTGCATTAGTTAATGGTACTATTGGAACTATTCGTGATAGTTATAATTCTTTTGTTACTATTCCAGGTTTTTTAAATAAAGCCAATTATGGTACTCCAAGACAAGTGGCAACAATTAATTGTAATTTTATTGAGGAAGATGGAGAAGAATATTTAAATTTAATAATGGATAAAAATATGATTTTAACAGGTGAAAAAACATTAGATTGGAAAACTGAATATGCAGTTAGTCAAAATAAAAATTTTAAACATCTACTTCCTTATGAATTTACCTATGGATATGCAATAACTTGTCATCGTGCGCAAGGGTCAGAATGGGATAAGGTTTTAGTAATAGAAGAAAAATTTCCATTTGGGAAAGAAGAACACGCTCGCTGGTTATACACAGCTGTAACTCGTTGTTCAGATAAATTAGTCTTGGTTCGATCTGAATAAAGTCCATTTGACTAAAAAGAAAAAATATGATATAATAAATATAGAAAAAAGAAAGGAAAAACATTATGAAATATGAAGAAAAATTAGAATTTAAAAAAGAAATCTTTAAAGAAATAAAAAATTGTATACTTTTTGATGGAAAAGGTTACTCATTAAATAAAAAAGAATTAGAAAAATTAATACAAAAATATGAAATGGAAATAGAAGGAATTAAACAATATTTAAAACATATATCAAAATAATGAAGGAGGAATGTTAGCATGAATAAAAGATTTGAAACACATTCTCATACATATTATTCAAATCTTCGTTTACTTGATTGTATCAATAGACCAAAAGATTTAGTAAAAAGAGCAGCTGAATTAGGATTGGCGGGAATAGCTATTACAGATCATGAAGCTTTATGTGGACATATGGAATTAAATATGTTTCAAAAAGAAATTGAAAAAGATTATCCTGATTTTAAGATTGCTTTAGGAAATGAGATTTACTTAACACCTAATAGAGAAATGGGGCAAAGATATTATCACTTTATTTTAATTGCAAAAAATAAGATTGGACATAGAGCCTTAAGAGAATTATCTTCTAGGGCATGGATAAATTCATATTGGGATAGAGGATTAGAAAGAGTCCCAACTATATACAGTGATATTGAAGAAATTGTCAAAAAATATCCAAATAGTCTAATTGCCACAACAGCTTGTTTGGGAGGAGAATTAAGTGTTAACACTCTTGCTTTAATAAATGCAGAAAAAATAAATGATAAAAAAAGTGCGGAAACCGCGCATAATAATATAGTTAAATTTATGTTATGGGGAAAAGAACAATTTGGAGATGATTTTTATATAGAGTGCGCTCCTGGATGTTCTTCAGATCAAATTCAAGTAAATAAAAGATTAATGTCTATTGCAAAAGCATTTAATGTTAAAATGGTTATTGGTTCAGATGCTCATTATCTTAAAAAAGAAGATAGATATGTTCATAAGGCATATTTAAATAGTAAGGGTGGAGAGCGTGAAGTTGATGAATTCTATGAGTTTACGTATCTTCAGGATAATGATGAGATTATTGAAAATTTGAAAAAATCTGATTTTACAGAAGATTTTACGCAACAAATGTTTGATAATAGTTATGAAATCTATAATAAAATTGAATTGTATTCTCTTGAACATAAGCAAACTATTCCAAAAGTAGAAGTAAAAGATTATCCAAAAATTTCAGATTGGAATCAATTAAATTATCCAATTTTAGCAGATATGCTTAATTCTGATGATAAGGTTGAAAGATATTGGGTTAATAAATGTTTAAATAGATTAGAAAAATTAGATTTATATAATGAGAAATATCTTAGTCGTTTAGAAGAAGAAGCAGATATCAAAAGAACAATTAGTGAAAAGCTTGAAACTAATATGTTTAGTTATCCAGTTACACTTGAACATTATGTTAATTTATTCTGGGAATGTGGAAGTATGGTTGGTGCAGGTCGTGGATCAAGCTGTTCGGGTCTTAACCATTATTTATTAGGCATTACTCAGCTAGATCCAATTAAATGGGAGCTACCTTTTTGGAGATATCTAAATAAAGAACGTGTTGAATTAGGAGATATAGATTTGGATTTATGTCCTAGTAAAAGGCCTTTAATATTAAAAAGAATAAAAGAAGAGCGTGGTGAAAATTTTAATAAAGATATTGATGATCTAAGTAGAAAAAATTTAGGATGTACATTAATAGCGACATTTGGAACTGAAGGTACTCGTTCAACAATTTTAACCGCTTGTCGTGGATATAGAGCTCAAGGTTATCCAGATGGAATAGATGTAGATACAGCTCAATATTTATCTTCATTAATTCCTAGCGAACGTGGTTTCTTGTGGCCATTAAAAGATTGTATTGAAGGTAATCCAGAAAAAGATAGAAAACCTATTAAATTATTTATTAATGAAGTAGAACAATATCCTGGATTGTTAGATATTATGTTAGGAATTGAAGGAATGGTAAATAAAAGAAGTTCTCATGCTTCAGGAGTAATTTTATTTGATGAAGATCCATATGAATTTGGTTGCTTTATGAAAACTCCAAAAGGAGAAATTATAACTCAATATGATCTTCATATGTGTGAAGCTGCGGGAATGACTAAATATGACTTTTTGGTAACAGAAGTTCAAGATAAATTAACAGAGGCAATAAAATTACTTCAAGATTATGGAGAAATAGATAGTTCTTTAACATTAAGAGAAGTTTATGATAAATATTTTCATCCGAATGTATTACCTATTAATGACCAAGCAATTTGGAAAGTTTTACAAGAAAATAGTGTGTTAAATATATTTCAATTTGATAGTGAAGTAGGTAGTCAAGCAGCCAAAAAAATAAAACCAAAATCAATGTTAGAAATGGCAGATGCAAATGGTTTAATGAGATTAATGGCTGCAGAAAAGAATCAAGAAAGTCCAATGGAAAAATATATCAGATTTAAAGAAAATATTGGATTATGGTATGCGGAAATGAGAGAGTTCGGTTTAACAGAAGAAGAACAAAAAGTAGTAGAACCATATTTCTTATCATCTTATGGAGTTCCACCTTCTCAAGAGCAATTAATGAAAATGTTAATGGATAAAAATATCTGCCACTTTTCATTAAAAGATGCAAATACAGCTCGTAAGATAGTTGGTAAAAAACAAATGAATAAAATTCCAGCTTTAAAACAACAAATTTTAGATCAGGCGGCAAGCTCATGTTTAGGAAATTATATCTGGACATGTGGAGTAGGTCCACAGATGGGATATTCATTTAGTATAATACACGCATTAGCATATTCTTTTATAGGCTTTCAAACTATGTATATAGCAACTAAATGGAATCCAATTTATTGGAATACTGCATGTTTAATTGTTAATAGTGGTTCTCTTGAAGAAGAAAGTGATTTTGAAGAAGATGAAGATACAGGTGAGGTAGTAAAGAAAAAAGAAAGAACTACTGATTATGGAAAAATAGCAAAAGCAATTGGAGATATTATATCAAGAGGTATTAAAGTAAGTCTTGTTGATATTAATAAATCTAGTTATAGTTTTGAGCCAGATCCAGATAGTAATGAAATTCTTTTTGGAATGAAAGCATTAAGTAATGTTGGTGGACCTGTAATAGAACAAATAATTGCACATAGACCTTATACAGGAATTGCAGATTTTATGGTAAGATGTCCATTAAATAAAAGTGCTATGTTTAGTTTAATTAAGGCGGGAGCTTTTGATAAATTAGAAACTAAATGGGCAAAAGAATTACAAATAGAACCTAGAATGTTAGTAATGACATATTATATATCAAAAGTATGTGAAGCTAAAAAAAGATTAACATTACAAAACTTTAATGGTTTAATTGAACATAATCTTATTCCTGAAGAATTAGACTTACAAAAAAGAACATTTAATTTTACAAAATATTTAAAAGCAAATAAAAAAGTTGGAAAATATTATGTGTTTGATAATATATGTGAAGAATTTTATAATAAACATTTTGATCAAGACCAACTTGAAATAATAAATGGCTTAACTTGTATTCAACAGACAAAATGGGATAAAATATATCAAAATATTATGGATACAGCAAGAGATTGGTTAAAAGCTCATCATGATGAAACATTACAAAAATATAATGATTTATTATTTAGAGAATGTTGGGATAAGTATGCAACTGGAAATATAAGTTCATATGAAATGGAAGCTTTATGTTTTTATTACCATGATCATGAATTAAAAGACGTTAAGAAGAATAAATATGGTATTGTAGATTTTAATATGTTATCAGAAGAGCCTCAAGTTGATTATCTCTTTAAGAGAAATGGAAGGGATGTTCCAATCTTTAAAATTAGTAAAATTGTTGGAACTGTTATTGGAAAGAACGATACAAAATCTTCTATAACTTTATTAACTACAACAGGAGTTGTTAATGTCAAATTTACAAAAGAATACTTTGCAATGTATAATAGACAAATAAGTGAAAAACAAGTCGATGGAACTAAAAAAGTTGTAGAAAAAGGATGGTTTGCAAGAGGGGTTAAATTATTAATTGCGGGATTCCGCAGAGATGACACTTTTGTAGCAAAAACTTATAAAAACAATGGTTTTCATCAGTTATATAAAATAATAAATATAACTTCAAACGGTGAAATTGAACTTATTCACGATAGAGCAACAATGGAGGAAAATTATGGATAAAATACAAATTATTGCGCTTTTTGGAGAAAGTGCTAGTGGAAAAGATACTATACAAAAATGGGTTACAGCTAATTATGAAAATGTTAATTCTATAATTAGCTGTACTACCCGCCCTAAAAGAGATTATGAAAAAAATCAGATTGATTATCATTTTATATCATTAGAAGAATTTACTAAATATTTATTAGAAGGACAGATGGTTGAAGCTACTGATTTTCGAGGATGGTTTTATGGAACTCCTATTTGAGCATTAGATCCAAAAGATATTAATATTGGAGTGTTTAATATTGCGGGAATAGAAGCTTTATTACAAGATAATCGTTTAGAGGTTTTCCCTGTTTATGTAAATGCTAATGATAAAGTTAGATTATTAAGAAGTCTAAATCGAGAAGAAGATCCTGATTGTGAAGAAATTTGCAGAAGATTTCAGACGGATAAAAAAGATTTTAGTTTTATAGATTTTCCTTATATGATTATTAATAATAATGATCCCGGTCTGAATGAAGATATTCTAAGGGCAATCTTTGATAATTTAATTAATTAAAAAATGATAATTTAATGTATAAAGAAAAAAAATTAAGCAACTTTATACACCCAAACTAATTTATATAACGAGGAGGAAATAAAAATGCTTAAAATTAAAAAAAGAGATGGACGTATAGTTGCGTTCAATGAACAAAAAATTATTAATGCAATAGAAAAAGCTTTTATGAGTGTTGATGAGTCAGTGACTGAGTATGCACATGAAAAAGCAACTAATATTGCAGCCTACATTCGAGGTTATTATGAAGATGTAGAAGAAATACCAGAAATTGAAGAAATTCAAGATTTGGTAGAAAAGGGGTTAATGGCTACAAAAAGAAAAGATGTAGCAAAAGCCTATGTTTTATATAGGGAAGAAAGAAATAAAATTAGAAATCAAAGAACAGAATTAATGAAAAACATTCATGATAAGCTTGAAGCTTCTAATGTTCAAAATCAAAATGCCAATGTAGATGAATATTCTTTTGGCGGTCGTATGGGAGAAGCAAGAAATGAACTAACAAAAGATTATGCTTTAAATTATATTATGTCTCCATTAGCTAGAAACAATCATCTAGAAAATATGATTTACACTCATGATTTAGATAGTTATGCAGTTGGTATGCATAATTGTTTAACAATTCCTTTTGATGATTTACTTTCAAAAGGATTTAACACAAGACAAACAGATGTTAGACCTGCCCGCTCAATTAATACTGCATTTCAATTGGTTGCTGTAATATTCCAATTGCAATCGTTACAACAATTTGGCGGAGTTAGTGCTTCACATTTAGATTGGACAATGGTTCCTTATGTAAGATTGTCATTTTTTAAACATTATAGAGATGGTATAAATTACATAGAGGAAATGGAGCTATCAGAAGACTATAATGAACAAATGTCTATTGAAGATGAAAAGTATAAAAAATTCCCTAGAGTGTATAAATACGCTATGGATAAAACTGAAAAAGAATTAATGCAAGCCGTACAAGGAATGTATCATAACTTGAATACTTTGCAATCTCGCTCAGGTAATCAATTACCATTTACATCTATTAACTATGGTACTTGTACATTGCCTGAAGGTAGAATGGTCACTAGAGCATTGTTAGAAGGCTCAATAGAAGGAGTTGGAAAATTACATAAAACTGCGATTTTCCCTTGCGGAATTTTTCAATGTATGAAAGGAATTAATAGAAAACCAGAAGATCCTAATTATGACTTATTTAAATTAGCTTTAAAATCAACAGCCCAAAGATTATATCCTAATTACGTAAATGTAGATTGGTCTGTAAACGAAGGCTATGATAGAAATGATCCTAGAACTTATGTCTCTACGATGGGTAAGTGTAAACTACAGCTCATCTAAAATCTTTTGAACCTCGCTCGAGGGTGTGGCAAAAATGCTGCTAACGGTTAGGTCCCAAGTGGATGAGACCGTGCTAAGATTCATCACAATATAGAAAGGAGATTTCTATATGTGGATATATAAAATAACAAATATTCAAAATAATAAAGTTTATATAGGCCAAACAATAAGACCTATTAAAGATAGATTAAATAGACATATTAATGATGCATTGCATAATATTTTAGATACCCATTTTGCAAGAGCAATAAGAAAATATGGAAAAGAAAGTTTTATTATTGAAGAAATAGATACAGCATCTTCCCAAGAAGAATTAAATCAAAAAGAACAATATTGGATACAATATTATAATGCTACAATAGACGGATATAATGAAACTGATGCTATTTATAAATGTGGCGGGAATACATATAAAAATAAAACAGAAGAAGAAATGAAAATTATAAAAGAAAAAATAAGTAAAACCAAAATGGAAGGACTTAATCCTATGGCTAGAAAAATAAAAAGAATAAATATTCAAACTAATGAAATAGAATATTTTGATAGTATAATAGGTTGTGCAAGAGCTTGTGGAATTAAAGGCGGAAAAACTTCAATTGCACAAAGATTAAATGGAACAATTAAAAGTCCTTATAAAAATACTTATATATTTGAATATTGTGATGAATAAAGTGTATCGACTATCCCTGATGAATGTAAGGGAGTAGGGCAGGAGATAAGCACCTGCTCGAAGCGGAAGACTACTAAAAAGTAGAAGATATAGTCAGTGCTTATGGTAACATAAGATAAAAACGTGTAGAACCTACAACGGCGCAGATATTAATGCGGAAGAAGGAACTAATCCTCAAACCAAAGATGGTCGTGGAAATATTGCCCCTGTTACAATAATTTTACCAACCCTTGCTATGATGGCACAAGAAGAAATTTCAAAAAATCCTTGGTCATCAGAAAAATATCCTGTAATTGATGTTTTTCTTGATATTCTTGATGAAAAATTATTTGAAGCTAGGGATATTTTAATTGAAAGATATAAATGGATATGTTCTCAAAACCCTGCTTCAGCAAAATTTATGTATGAAAATAAAGTTATGATGGGATTCGATGGAAAAACGATAGAAAGTGCAATAAAGCATGGGACTCTTGCTATCGGACAATTAGGTTTGGCGGAAACATTACAAATTTTAATTGGAACAGACCAAACAACTGAAGAAGGTATGAATCTTGCAAAAAGAATTGAAAATTTATTTAAAATACGTTGTGCAGAATTTAAAAAAGATAAGCATTTAAACTTTGGCGTATATTATACTCCTGCTGAAAATTTATGTTATACAGCAATGAAAAAATTTAAAAAACAATATGGAATTGTTCAAAATGTTTCAGATAAAGATTTTTTCACTAATAGTATTCATGTTCCTGTTTGGAAACATGTTTCCCCATATGAAAAAATTGATATTGAAAGCCAATTAACAGGCTATTCTAATGCAGGTTGTATTACATATGTTGAATTAGATAGTGGAGTTAAAAATAATTTAGAAGCTCTTGAACAATTAATAAACTATGCAATGGATAAGGATATTCCTTATTTTGCAATAAATGTGCCTAATGATACTTGCTTAGAATGCGGATATTGCGATGAATTTAATGATAAATGTCCTAAATGCGGAAGTGAAAACATTCAACAATTGCGTAGAGTAACAGGATATTTAACTGGAAATTATAAAACTGCTTTTAATAAAGGAAAACAGCAAGAAGTCGAAATGCGTTATAAACATTCTAAAGAATTAAAGGATTGGAACAATGAAGCTTGCTAGAGATATTGAATTTGAAAATTATACAAATGGAAAAGGAATTAGAATGGTAATATGGAACCAGGGGTGCAAAGTACATTGCCCTGGTTGCCACAATCCAGAAACTTGAAATTTAAAAGATGGAAAAGATTTTAAAATTGATTATTTAAAAAACAGAATTAAAGAATATTCTCAAAAACACTATGGAATTACTTTAAGTGGCGGAGATCCTTTTCTACAACCGCAAGAAAATAAAGAATTAGCAATCTATGCACATTCTTTAGGATTAAATGTTTGAGTATACAGTGGACAATTATTTGAAAAATTAAAAGAAAATAAAGATACTTTAGAATTATTAAAAAATTGTGATGTTTTAGTAGATGGACCTTTTATATTGAGTAAAAGGGATATTACACTTCCTTTTAAAGGAAGTCCTAATCAAAGAATAATAGATATACAAAAAAGTTTAGAAAAGAATAAAATAGTTTTATATATTAAATAAAGGTTGTCTTAAAAAGATAATCTTTTTATATGGGGAGGTATATATGAAACAAGTTACCCATGAAATGATTGAGATTTTTAGAATAAACAAATTAAAATATGACTTTATGGGATACACTTTCAAAAGAACTAATGAATTAAGTTTTCATCATTTAATAATTCCTAAAAGAGAATGTAAAGCTCAAGGATTTGGAGAAGGATATTTATTTTGAAATGGAGCTATTTTAAAACAAGATACTTCTCATGATTATCTTCATATCATAGAACGAGTAGATAGACAACGTTTTGAAAAAATAACAGAAATTCTTATATATGAAAATCAAATGAGAAAACTTGACAAAGAATCTCTTATCCGTATTAGAGAACTTTTATTAGATTTTGAAGAAAGATATAAATATGAAGCAACTAAAGGCGGTCGCCGTCTTATAAAATCTCAATATATTAATGATAGGATTAATTTGTATTAATCCTTTTCTTTTTTTGACTTTTTTTAAAATTAATGATATAATATTTATATAAGAAAAAAGAAAGGAATTTGATTATGAAAAGAAAAATATTAACATATCCAAATGATATAGAAATACTTTCATTAAAAAGTCAAGAGGTAACTGATTTAAAAGATGAAGCTTTCAAACAATTGATTCAAGACTTAAAAGACACATTGCAAGAAGATCCTACTGGAGTAGGTTTATCTGCCATTCAAATAGGGATTCCTTTAAGAGTGTGTATTATAAACTATGGAAAAGAAATTATTATGATTAATCCTATTATTACTTGAAGACGCTCAGGTTCTTCTGGAATAAAAAAATTTAGAGAAGGGTGTTTAAGTGCACCTGAGAAATACATTGAAGTAGAAAGATCACAAAAAGTAACTTGCCAATATATAAATGAAAATGGAGAAAAAAAAGAAATCTCTGAAGGAGGTTGGATGAGCGCGATTATTCAACATGAATTGGATCATTTTGAAGGTATTTGCAAAGTTTATGAATTAACAAAGGAGTCTTAATATGAGTAAAGATATTGCGGAAACAAAAATTAAAGGTTTAAAAATTTATATGAGTATGAATTGTATTATAATTACAGACAGCTACAAAATTTTAAATAAGAACAAAATGAGTATTATATTAGATGAAATTAAGCAAAAAGAAAATTATTTTTTTACTATTGATAGAAGAACAAAAAAATCTTTAATTAATGAGTGGACTGCCCGCAATCGTTTATATAAAATGCACATATTAAGAAAATATACTAAAAATTGTATTTTTAAAAATAATATTAATCCAATATTAGATATTCTATATCAAATACTTGGATTTAGCAAAGGAGAAAGAATATGGAAGAAAAAGAAAAAGAAACTACCTTTGAGCTTGGAACTTTATATGATGTTAATAAAAATATCATTCAAAATTCAAAAAAGCTTTCTCAGGGAGTTATCAACAGCAAAAAAGAAGAAATCAAAAATTTTTTAGAAAAAACTAACAATGAATACTATATGCTACTTTGCCACGAGAGAAGAGATTATACATTATTTGATTTAGGATATGAAACCTATCATGCCTATAAAGAAAAATGTAAAAAAACAGCTGATGTATTAATAGATGAATGTTTGAAAAATAGAGGAGAAGTTCGTGGTATTGATATTACAAAAGATAAACAAGCTATTGAGATATGGATATCAATAGAAGGAGATTCTTATGTTTATTACTTCTTTCCATACAATGAAGGTGTTGTAGATATAGAAGAAGAATTGGAGGTTAATAATGGATAAAAAAATAATTATAATGTGTAAAATGTTTGATATGCCTAATCAAATTTTATTTGTAGAAAATAATGAAGTTAAAAGAACTTTAATTTCAACAATTGATAAATTAAATGAAGTTGTTTTTAATCTATTGCAAGAAGAAGATTGCCATATTGTTGATTTTAAAGGTTCTAAATTATATTCAAAAGGAATTGCTAAAAAACTACAAAATTATAAATTAGAAAAATATTCTAATTATGATTTAACAATAAATATTATATAGGAGGAATAGAATGAAATATTTAATACAAACCGTTGAAACTTATAGAGTTGATAAAGAAGATGAAGCAAAAAGAATGATTGAAGAAGCAAAATCTGATAATCATTTTATCTTAAAAAAATATTCAAGTGAATATAAAGAAAAAAAACAAAAGGGCGAAGTTGTTGACACCTATTATAAAGTTACTTTAACAAAAGCTTTTACTGATGAAAAAGAACCTGAATTTAGAACTGAAATATCTTATGCTAATGATATAGAAAGTGCATTTTAAGGAGTAGAACTATGAAAATAATGAAGATATATGATGATGCTATATTGCCAACTCGCGGAAGTGCGGAAGCCGCAGGTTATGATTTATATGCAAGACTAAAAGAACATGAAACACTACAAATTTTACCGCATCAAACCACAAAAATAGGAACTGGAATTGCTATTGAATGCCCTAAAGGATATTTTGCTGGTATCTTTGCTCGTAGCGGGCTTGCTACAAAACAAGGATTAAGACCTGCTAATTGTGTCGGAGTTGTAGATAATGATTATCGTGGAGAAATAATTGTAGCAATCCACAATGATAGTGATGAAATTCGCTATATAGAAAATGGAGATAGAATTGCCCAATTAATTATTATTCCATACTTATCAGTTGAATTAGAAAAAGTAAAAGAATTGACAGAAACTGAAAGAGGAGATGGTGGTTTTGGTAGCACAGGAACCAAATAAATCTCCTTTTTTCAAAATTATCATTCCTAATTATAATAATGGAAAATATATAGAAGCTTGTCTTAATTCTATTTTAAAACAAACTTTTCAAGGATTTGAAATAATTATTATTGATGATGTTAGTGATGATAATTCTGTTGAAGTTATAAATAAATATTGTAAAGAATATTCAAATATACATAGTATATTATTAAAAGAAAAAAGATGAAATGGTGGTAGTAGAAATTTAGGAATAGACTTTAAATCTTCTGCACCTTATACTTTGTTTATAGATAGTGATGATGAATTTGATGATAATTTTTGTTTAGATTCAATATATAAAATTATTATAGCAAATAATTATCCTGATTGTATTAGGCTTTCTTATAATTGGTGTGGAGACGAAAAAAGATCTGTTATATTAACTCAATCAACACCTGCAGATTTGGTTGCAGTATGTGATGTTGCTTGTTGGACAAAATGTATAAAAACAGAATTAATACAACATTTTCCTGAAAATACTTTAATGGAAGATGTAGTTCAACATATCGCCCAATGTGATGTATTACAAACTGTAGTTCCATGTTTAAAACCAATAGTAAATTGGAATAGGAATAATCCTACTTCTTGCTCTACAAATGCTAATCTACAAAATGGAAAATGACTATCAAGTATGTATCGCTATTGTGCTGATTTAATGGACCTACAATGTAAAACATCTTATTGTGAAGCTCATCGAGTATATCGAATGGAAACCGCACAAAAAGATATTAAAAATAATATTACAAGACAATAAAAGGAGGAAATCTAATGAAATTTAAAAACATTTATTATTTTCAATCAATTCTTGCTATTGGCGGAATAGAGACCTTCTTCTATTACTTAGCTAAAAAATATAAAGATTATGATTTAGCTATTGTTTATAGATATTGTAATGAACGACAATTAAAAAGATTAAGCAAATATGTTAAATGTATAGAATATAAACCTGGAATGACATTTGAATGTGAACATGCTTTCTTTAATTTTAATACCGATATTATAGATTCAATAAAAGCAAAAGAATATTATTTGGTTTTACATGGTGATTATAAAGCGATGATGGATGCTGGACAGCTAACAAAAGAAAACTTACCTGGCAATCCAAAAATAACAAAATACATAGGCGTTTCTCAATTAGTGTGCGATGCTTGGAAAGAAATAACAGGGAAAGAAGCAGAGTTATGTTATAATCCTTTTGAACCTGATAAGGCTGAAAAAGAATATGTATTTATAAGTCCCACTAGATTATCTATTGAAAAAGGCGGAAAACGTATTATTGCTTTGTCAAATGAATTGGATAAGAAAAAAATAAAATATACTTAATATATATATTCTAATAGTAATTTACCTGGATTAACAAGTCCAAATGTGAAAGTTTTATCACCTAAGCTAAATATTCAGAATGAAATTATTAAAGCTGACTTTTTAGTTCAATTAAGTGATAATGAAGGCTATTGTTATAGTGTAATCGAGGCATTAACCAATGGTATTCCAGTTATTGTTACACCTGTTCCAGTCTTTAAAGAACTTAAAATTAATGAAAAAAATTCAATAATATTAAATTTTGATTGTTCTAATTTAGATGAAGTAATTGATAAAATTCAAACTAAAAAATTTAATTTTACTTATGAAGCTCCTGAAGATAATTGGAAACAATTACTTGCCCCTGGAGAGAGTCAATATCAAAAAGAATTAAATATGATGTGTGTTGTCTCTGCAACAAGTGCATATCAAATTCATCATTTAGAAGATAAAAACTTAGGAAAAATTCCTGAGGCTGGAGATAAATGAATAACAACCTTAGAAAGAGCTTTATTTCTAGATGGGCAAAATGATTTTAATAAAAACTTTGTATCAATTGTAGAAAAATTCCCAAAAGAAGAAATAGAAAAAAAGAAGAAACAATATAATATAAAATAATTGTTTCTTCTTTCTTTTTTTTTGACAAAAGCGAAATAATATGATATAATGTAGATATAAGAAATAAGGAGGAGATAATATATGAATATATTATCATTAGATTTATCTACAAAAAGTTCGGGCTGAGCATTTTTTGAAATGGGAGAATTAAAAGATTGGGGATTAATCACTTCTGCATCAACAGATTTAATAAAAAGAATTTATATAATGAAAGATGGAATTCAAGAAATTCTATCTAAATCAAAAGTAGATAAAATTGTTGTAGAAGAAGTTAGACCCGAAGGCGGATATGGTGTAGGAAATCAAAAGACACATAAAGCTTTAATGTGGCTACAAGCGGCAATCGCCTTTATGGTTTATGATTTTAATAAAAAAATAGAAATTGAATATATATACCCTAGCTCTTGAAGAGCCACTTGCGGAATAAAAAATGGTCGCGGAATAGTTCGTTCAACTTTGAAAGAAGCAGATATCGCTTTTGTAAAAGATAAATATGGATTAGATGTTAATGATGACATTGCAGATGCAATTTGCATAGGATTGGCTCAATATTTAGAGCAAGATAATAATGAAATAAATTGAGGTTAGAATATGTTTTGTAAACATTTAAAATATAAAATATTAAAAATCTTATATGGAGATAATATTACGTGAGCTGGTAATAAGCGCCAAATTTGCCAATGTGAAAAATGTCATAAAATATTTAGACAATAAAAAAAAGCTACGACAATATTTTTATCGTAGCTTTTTAAATATTTTATTAGTAATATAAATAATTTCTTCTCCATAAGTAGCTATTAAATCTGCTAATAATTCTTCTTGTTTAGGAGTTAAGAAAACATCATAAGAAAACATTGCACAATGAACAATCTCATGACATAAGACCTTCTTTAACTGATCTCCTTTCAATCGATTGTCAAGATATATGGTTTTTGTCTTATCATCGCAAGTCCCTATTGTATATTTTTTATTATCTATTTTTAGGGAAGGATCGAGGGACGGTACGAATTTGACAAACCATCTTTCTCCATTTATTTTAAACATTATTTAATTTTATCAATTAAAGTAGTCATTTTTTGAGATAATATGTCTCTCTCTTCTTGAGAAGCATCACTAATCATTTCAGTTATATCCGCACTTAATTCATTTAAATATTTTTCAAGTTCTTTCATTTGTTTGTCTTTCCCTTTATGAAGTTCTTTTGCTTCCATATAGGTTCTTCTAGTTCTTGCACTACGTCCTTCACGAGGATCGCCCATTTCTCAATCATAAGTTGGATACATATCTTCACGATAGTATCTAGGATATTCATCATCATGATAATACATTTTCTTGTTTGCTCTCATATTATCTTCATTATACATTACAAGAGGATAGCTATATTTAGATCTTTTGTAGTAAGAAGAAGAATCTTCTATTTTATCCATTGCTTTGACAATAGAACAATAATAAATTGCTTCAGAAATATCTTTCACCATATCAATAGCTGCACCTAGCTCTTCACAGTTTGCACTATGAAGATCCATAGCTTCATTTGATATTAATGAAATAAGATTGTCTTTTATCATTTTTAATCTTTCCATATTAAGCCACCCTTTCTACAATTAAATTAGCATTTTGAACACTAACTGATTGTGCTGATGTATTTTCTACACTAATTTGTGAGCAACAATTTGTAGGAATATCTAAATAAACACTGCTATTTACATTAAAATATTCTCCTACTGCTGCTGGCGTAACTATCATAGTTGAACTTGAAACCGGTTCGCCATTGATAGCTACTGCTAAAGATACTGCGGAAGCTGCAGTGACTGCCGCCAAGTTTGCTCCGAATGTAACTTTAAATCTAGAACGGCATTGCCCATTAGGCAATGCTCTTAAAGTTACTAGACCGCTACCCTCTCTATGGACTAATGTAGCAATATTTCCTAATACTGGATTATTTTGTGCCCTTCTTTGAAGTTCATTCATAACAATAGCCTGAGGATTAGGATTGTTTTTTATTAAGGAAACAAACTGTAAAATATTATTAGAATTTTCTAACATTTGGATTAACCTCCTTTTTTACTATTTGTTCTGCGGGTGCCGCAGCAATAGTTTGAGATGGGATAACTTTATTAATTAAATCTGTTAATTGATTTTCAATATTATTAATTTTTTCTAATATTAAATTAGGTTCTTCTTTTTTTGTTTCTTCTTCAACAACAGGTTTATAAGTAATAATTTGAGTTGTTCCATTATTGTTTCAAGTCTTTAAATAAATCTCCCCAAAGTCACCCTTAGGAAATACACTAAAACTTCCAAATGGAACATCTGTTGCTTTTACAATTTCTATCCCATCAACAACTTTTCCTTGAAGGTTACTTACCATAGGAGATTGTGGCATCTGAGACATTTGCGGATATCCGCTATATTGATAATTTTGATAAAAATTATTTGGATAATAAGCCATAGAATTCACGCTCCTTTTTTAAAAATTTTCTATACTTTTTTTCCTTTCATATATATATAAATTTTAAATGAGAATGAATTTTAAAGTTTGACAAATTTTTATTAAAATTTCCTAATTTAGTAAGTAGTAATTTTTATTTAGAAAAGATAATAATTTTTACATTAAAAAAGAAAACATTATCTCATAGCTCTCAAAAATAATCAAAAAAATAAGCATAAAAAAAAAGACACCCTTAAAAAATAGGGTGTCTTTTTATTTTTATAATTTTTCTAATGCTCTCATTGCAGAAATAGACATAGTTCCATTAGGCGCAAGAGGCAATGATATAGTATTTATCATATAATCTCCAAAAATATTACTTTGAGCATCTTGAACTCCAATTCTAATATTTGGCTCTATTTGATAGATAGGTAAACATTGAACTTGAATACTTTCATTATATTTTGTATGATTATAAAGTAAATTTTTAATCTCTACAAAACAACTGTTTGAAGATCCGCCTAAAGCAAGCATATTATAAATATTGCTTGATACCTGAATATAAGGTTGTCCTTTATCTTCGCATTCTTGTCTCTTTTTTGCGGTATCTGTTTGTCCTGATTCAATTAATACAAAATCAGGAACATCTGGTTCAAATACGCAATTAAAACTATCACTAGATTCAACTAAAGATCTTCTACCTATATTTGAAACACTAAATTTACTAATCTCTGCGTTTGAATCTATAAAATCTAAAAAGTAAGTTAATTCCTCAGGATGATCTTTAACTTCTTGGTAAAAATCTCCTGTATATATAGTTTCACCATTTTCAATATAAGATTCAGCTTTTAAATTATAGATTTTAGGCCATTCCGCAGCAAGTTCAGGATAATAATAATTAGAGTTTACTCCTAATGGTTCTGCCATTACACCTTGTAAGTATAATTCTGTTCTTCAATCTGTTGTTTTTATCTTTGTTAATTCTTTACTTTCTGTTAATACATATTCATATTCTTTATTTGAAAGTTCTTCAACTTTAGTGTTATATTTTTCCAATTCTGCTTGAATTTTATCTTTTAGATTTTTATTTTCATTTTGTTTGTTTAAAATTTCTTGTTCTAAAATCGGTCTTTGAGTTAAATAATTTTGTAAAACTGCTAATTGATTTTGCAAATTCTCTAAAGCCATCTGTTCTAATTCAAGTTCCATAGTATAATTATCAATTTCAGTTTGTATCATTTGTTTTTCTTCCTCAGAGGTAGCTTTTTCTTTTTCTTCTTCTAAGGTTTTTATTTCTTGCTTAATCATATTTACTGTTGCTTGCTGCATTGTTATATCTGCATTTACATCAGCAATTGCCGCATTTATTTGTTCTATCGTTCCTATTTCTTCTAAAGCAAGATTATCTTTTTTAATATCTTCTTCGTTTTGACTAATTTTATCTTCCATAGGGGCAATAGTATTAATATAATTAATATAAGAACTTTTCTTTTGTGTTTGAATATCTAAATAATGATCAGATTGTTGATTAATGGCTCAACTATATCTATTTAAAGTAGATTGATCTACATAAACCTTTTTGCTATCTCCTTGACTAGGAAAATCATTTATTGTAGGATATCCAGTTGTTTCTAATCCACTTATCGTTAAATAACTCTCAGTTTTTCCATCTCACATATAAATTACATTTGTACTCTTATCTAGATAATAAGTTTTATTAACCCCTACCTTAGGAAAATTATTCTTTGTTTGATATTCAATAGGAATTGTAGCTTTTTCAAGTCCATCATCAGGATCTAGATAAAAGAAACAATTATATATATTACCAATTTTTGGTTTTTTATCAATAGCTAAATGATAGCGGATTGGAACTGAAATTCCATCTCCGGTTTTCCTTGCTCCTCAAACCACATAATCATTTTTTATATTCATATATTGAGGATTATTAGAATAGGAAGTCCCCAAAGTACTATCTAAATTATAAGCTCTTTTTCCTTTTGCCATATCAACCAAATAATCACTATTAGACAATTTTTTTATTTCTGTTGTTGCTTGTTTTGTATTCAAATAATTTTTTATCTCTTGAAATCTAAAATTACCTGGAACATCATAGAAATATTCATAATTATTTCCTAATGTACTTTTTATTTTATCTAATATAGTTGTGACACTATCTCCAGCATTTCCGATTAACTCGGTAGGAAAAGTAAAATCAGTATAAATAAAACCAATATCATCTCCATAAGAGAACATTCTATGTCCATAATCTCCTTGTAAACATTTATAAGATCCAGAAATAGTAGTGTTCAAATTAGTATCTATTAATAAATTATTTACACCTTCAAATGTAGATAAAGTTTTTACTTCACCTAAGTCAATTTCAGTAGGTGTTGCTAATTCATAGTAAACTATTGTGTTATGTGTTGCTAACCAAGTTAATAATTCTTCTGGCGTTGAAACAGTGCTTGTGTTAATTCTTAATCTAAGAAAAGGAATAGCTGCACTCATTGAAATACCTTCTCTGTCTACGTTATATGTTTCTTGGTTTATGAAGAAATTACTTCTTAATGTGTCAAGTTGGCTAGTTTTCTTTGCTAAATTATCAAGTGCATAAGTATAATAATAAGATGTAGTATCTTTTGTTTGATTAACATTTTGACCTCATCTTTCACTGCCATTAAGAATAATTTTACCAACATTTTTAATTATCTTTGCTCTTCCATTTTCAACAACTAATTCATCTTTTACATTATTAGGTAAACTGCATAATTCATTACCTTTTAAATCTATGTTTGTTATATTTTCTTGATAAGGTTCATATAATGTCACTTGTGAGCTTTGTTCTACTATCATTAATCTGTACTCAAAAGATACTTTGCCTCCTACTGAAACCATAACAAAATTTCTTAAATCTAAGATATTACTAGAAGAAAAAGTGGTTTTTGTCTTTAAAGTGAATGTTTGTTTTGGTTGTAAGTTAGATACAGAAATTCTTTTAAATTGTTGCCAAGCGGTCGTATTTTCATTACCTGCTATTACCAAACTATCAACATTATTTGTGTATTCTATATTTCTAGTTTCAAGTAAAAAGGTATAATCCGTATTTTCTTTTAAATTTGAAATATTACCTCTATTAACATATTGATTAATATATACTATATTTGCTCCTGCAGTGTTATCAACATTTATCTTACACCAGCCATCTTCTAATGGTGTAAAACTACCATTTTTATTAGTGCTTGAATGCCAAAAATCAGCGTCACTTAAAGGTGTGGCAAGACCACCTTTTTTTAATAAATTTTTTCCTAGATTTTTAATTTGAATATTTCCATAAGGTACATAATCAGTTTTTGTGTTATTTATATCAACTTGAATATCATTGACAGTTACACTTGTTATAGCAGTACCAATAATAAATGTAAAAAATAATTCTTCAGTTGCTGTAGCAGTATATGTTAAGAAATTAGCAATAGTCGATTTTACTAATGTCCCATATACTTTTGTTCTATATATACATATATAGAAGTTGTTCGTACCAAAATCATTAGACAAAGCACTAAAAGTATATGTTTTATCTTTTTCAACTTTAAATTTTTTTGCAATATATTTACCACCAGTAATATCTCCTCTTGTGAACGTGAAACCGCCATTCTCTATAACATATTCACCAGTCAATAAGTTGGTTAAGTAATCACTATTTTTCCATAAATTCTTCCCTTTAACGCTTTTTACTTCACTTGGATGATTAGAACTTGGACTTATTGGATCTGCGCCTGTAGCTTGATAAGATTTACCATCAATAACTAATTTATCTATTTTAAACCCTTCATTAGAATTAAAAGAAAATTGATTGCCTGCTTCAAAGGTTTTTTGTGTAGCCTCCATATCCTTAATTTCATTATAGTTAGTAGTAAGATTATAATTCCCATTGTTTGATACCATATAAATAGGAGTATTTCCAATTCATTTCATAACTGATTTTATTCTATCATCTATATCACTAATTATAATTTTAGATAATTGCTCTCCGCCAAAATGATTAACTGCTTCTCTAATAATTTGAGAAACCACAGGCTTAGAAATAAGAATATTTCCTTTATCATCAATAGTTTCTCATTCATCAAATTGTGTAGATGCGGGAATTGTTCCTCCGCATTCGCCATTTAAAGTACACATTTTATCTTTTAATTGCAAAGATATAACAGTTCCATTTGAACTATGAGAACTATTGGCTGAATTAACAACAAAAGTTCCTTGTGGGAATCAAATGATTTTTTCATCTAAATATTGATTTGTTCTATTCTCAATTCCAACTTCTAAAAAAATTTTTTTATTTATTGAAATTAAATTATTAACATCTGTAATAGAATACATATTATCTTTTACAATCATACTTAAATTACAAGTTCTTCTTACTGCGGAATTGCCATTAAGACTTTCACTTCCTCCTGTAATTAGTCCTTGAATTTCACTAATAGGATTTTCATTTCAGTCTAATAAAGTAATTTTAACATATTGGTCTTGAATTCTTTGTCTATTTATTAATTGTAAAAATTCATCATCTGTTGAATATATATATTGTTTTTCCATTCTTTCACCTCATTATTCTGGAAGGATTCCATATTCCTTACATTTATCAATAGTGAAATCATCTACTTCTGTAGCGGTTGCTGAAAATGACCAAATTCTGCGACCTGTAGGACCGAATGGTGTCAATGAAATATCCATTAATTTAATTAAAAAGTTTCCTTCTGTTGGAGATCTAAAAATCTTTACTTCATTTGCATATAAAAATTCTGCAACCTTATCTCTAAATGCTTTTTCATAAACAATATCAGTTGCTGGGGTAATTTCATTATCCATATTATATTGTTCATAAAAATCTAAATTATCACCAAATAACTCTTTTTTTGTAGTAAATAATCTTTCTTCGTCCATATCAACAGAAATAACTCCTGAAATTGGAAACTGTGAATAATTTACATTAGCATTGCGTTTAATAAAAGGATATTGACTACCAATAGTTTCAATTTTTGATTCATTATAAATTCTTTTAAGCGAAGATACACTTGGATTAAAAGCAATTTTTAATTGTCTATCTTTATTAACTAAATACATATGTTCAAAAACTACCATAGTAGGGTCTATAAATTTAGTCATAATACCTCTATTTCCATTATTTTCTATTCCTTGAACTGCATAGTTATAAAAAACTCCACTTTTAATTGTATAATCTGTTCAAATAAAATCTATTAAAGACACATTTTCAAAAGTTTTAAAGCACATATCTTCTCATATAGTAAAATTAGTCTCGCTTGAACTTCTTCTAATAACCATTGTTCCTGTATATTTAGAATTTTTTTCATTCTTTTTAATATGTAATATTACTCTTCCGTTTTCAGGATCTCTCTCCCCTGTTAAAATAATATCAAGAGTTAAAGCTGATTGCTGAATAACTGAAAATAAAAATGTTTTAGATGTAGAATATAAGCTTTGTGTGGTATATTCAATTACCATTTTATAAGTTACACCTGCGGTAAATGCATATTTTAAGGTATATTCAAATGAATTTACGCTATTATAATTATTTGAATAAAGTGTTTCACTATCTGTTAATAATTCATTTGTTGCATTATTATAAATTTTTATACGATATGCTCTTAATATTTCTGTTTCCGCACTATTTTTAAAAGTTAATTTCCCATTAATTTTTGTATTTGCAATATTTCAATTAATAACTTTTGTTTCATTCTCTGAAAATCCTTGAACTGTCAACTGCGGTTGTGATATTCCTCTAATTAGACAAATTGATGACCATTCTGAAAAGTTATTTAAATTAGTATTTAACCAACTGTCTATTGCTTGTGGTGTTGATAAAGAAACATCTGAAGCATCTATATTAGTGAATCTAACTTGAACTTTGTAATATTTATTTAACTCAAATCCACCAGATACATCAGTTTTTGAAATTTTTATATAATATTTATAACTAGTCTTTATATTTTCATCTGTTAGAATATTTGTTAACATAATCTCAGTAGGATATTTAACACTATCTAAAACTGATAAATTTGTTTCCTGATCTCTAACTGTAATTTGTGCATTTTTTATATCGCCAATAGTATTATAATCTGAAATAGAAAAATATAATTTACATACATTTTCTTCTTCATTTTCACTGTCAACTAAGAAAGCTGGCATATATGTTTCTATTACTGGCGGATATAGGTTATTATAAACTGCCATATCTATTTCCTCCTTTTTTCTCTACTTATATAAATTAAAAATCCTTATTTTTTATTTAATTATTTTAGACCAAATAAAAAAAGAGGTCTATTGAATATGACCTCTTTCTCGTAAATTTTCTTCGTGAACTCTTTTTATATAATTAATATCAACATTTTCTTCTTCTGCCCATTTTGTTAGTATTTCAATCATCCAGCTATCACCTCTCAATGTGCAAAAATAATTTTCTGCTTCTTTTAAAATTGCATAATGATTATCGTGATAATGGTTAATTAAGATAAGTAATTGAGTACGACTATCACTTAATTCACTTAAATGAATTCTTTCCTTTAATGTGAAGAGCAATTGACTCACTTCATTAATTTTATCTTTTTTATTAAAATGCCTATTAAGAAGAAATTGAATTGTAGTGAAAAGTCCGCTTGATCCAAGTAATGTTATTAAAATAGTTAAAGCCGTGTTATTCATATACCATATCTCCTTCCTTCCTATTACTCTATAATATTTTAAAAATACTTAAAATATATTATATGATATTGTCCTTGATTAATTACATATAAAATTTATTTAATGGAAAATGAATAATATTGCTATTATCCTCTATACAGTTGCCCCATCTTGTCAACATAAAAATTTAATATAAGCAGGTGAATCTGTTATTGTTACTTTATATCTACTATATACACTAGAAGAATCTGATCTACTAGTTACAGATTCTAATTCACAATTTAAAGCTTCTTTACACTTCTCCATAAATCCTGATGTGTACTCTATATAAAGATGATCCTGTGTTAAAGTAAGTTTTTTTGAATTAGATCATTCTATTGTAGTTAAATCGGATGCATCTTCTTTTGTATATATATTAAAAGATGCATAAGAAGAGTCACTACCGCCATTTTCTACTGTAATCTCATAAGTTTTTACTTCTGTTCCTTTAACAATTCCATTTAAATAAAATCCATTCCAATAAAATACTATATCATATACTTTATTTGATTGTGGAGAAAAATTTCCATCTGTAACATCGTCTCCTGCCATTTTTAAGCTAACACTAGTAGGTGGTGTTACTGCGAAAGAACAGTTACTTGAAGAAGTTTTAAAAACAATAGATGATGAAAATTTAGTTGAGTTAGTAAAAGTTAAAGTATCTAAAAAACTAAGTAAAAGTGAAGAAACCGTTCCATCGCTTCCAATACATCTTATTTCTTCATTATCTGCAGTGATCATTGGAGTTGATGAACTTCAAACTGTAATTTTAGGTTCTGATCCTGCACTTGGAGAATAAGTTGATTGACTTATTTTTCTTATTCTATTTATTTTTTTAATTCCTACTATTTTTGACACTCTAGCATATATGCCACTGCGATCAAAGTTTCCGCTATCTGTCTGACCTATAAAATATCCAGTATCTCCAACTCATAGCTTTTTCTTATCCGTTGATACTAATGCTCCAATTCTAAAGATACCTGGATCATTATTACTTCTTTGAAGTAATTGAATATCAGGAAAACATATTGATGTTCCATACATATAAGATGTATTATCAATATTCATTGCTATTTGAAATTGTTCTTTTAAATCTATTTTTAATATTTCCGTTGTTGAATTTGTACTACCTTGTCCAGTAAAAGTTACTTCAACATAATCATAAGAACTCATATCAAGATTTTTTACTGTAAGAGGTGTTAACATATTATCTCAAGAAGTTGTATGTCATAAAGTTGTTTGAGTATATGCATCATCTGTTGTATATGATTCTCATCCTGTTGGGATTGTTGCTCCTTCATATTCAATAATTGCGTTTACAGGCACATCTGTACTACCAACTAAATTATTTACATATTCTTCTGTGGCTAATTTTTTACTTCCTTCATCTTTGTTAGTTCCAGAAGTACTTCCTGTGTAAACACTACCAGCAAACCATGCATTACCTGACCAATCGATTGTATGGGCGTTAGATCTAGTATCATCTGTAGTACCATTTCCCACAATATAGGCGCTTGTTGTATCTTCTATATTATATCTACCTTGAACGTGTTGATTTTCACCCGATGCTGTCGTTCCTTTTCCTTCAGCATGAGACCTAGCTCCTGATGCTGTTGTGTGATACCCTTCTGCGTGGGAGTAAAGACCTGATGCCGTAGTATACCCTCCTTCTGCATGAGAAGTATCGCCACTTGCTGTAGTACCATCCCCTTCCGCATGAGAATAATTTCCACTTGCAGTTGTGTCCATACCTTCTGCATGAGATCCCTCTCCACTTGCTTTTGTATACTTACCCTCTGCAAAGGCACATTCACCAAGTTTATATGCATTCGATTCGCTAGCACTGTTAATAGTTCTTACTGAATATTTTGCTTCACCATCTAAGATATTCTTAGGTCCACCCCCAATTTTTATATAGTCTCCTGATCCAATACCCACATATAAATTATAAGTGTCCGTGGTCATTGCTAATTCTCCCTGTTGTAATGATGCATTATTTAGGTCAGTGGATAAACCTCTTTTTATTTTTATCGTATTTGCCATTTAAAAAACTCCTTTCTCTCATAAGTAAGAAAAGGTACTTTTAATTAAAAAGTACCTCCATCAATTACAGAAGTTGCATCTAATTTATTAGCCAATAAATTGTCAACTGCTATTGTTGTATAGGCATCTGTAATGCCATAACCAGCTAATGTAGTTGCTTTAGCTGCATATGTTTTACCTGCATCTTCTTTAGTTAAGTATGGTGTTAAGTCTACTACAGAACCTAATTTATCCCATCCTTCACCAGTCCATGCAACATTCATTCCTGTGTCTTCTAGGTTATAAACATCGCCAACTACTTGACCTTCAGTAGGTAATGCACTTTCATCAGCTACGCTACCTTTGTATTTATAAACTGATGCTACTTTTGCATCTACTTCTTTCTTTGTATAAGCATCTGTGATACCATATCCTGAAATAGTTGTTGCTTTATCAGCCTTGCCTTCAACAGTTGTTGTTAATGTTTCAACTGTAGCCTTGTCAGCCTTTTTACCTAACTCAGTGTTCATAGCTGTTTTTGTATATACATCAGCACTATTTGCTTTCGTTGCTATTGATGCTTTAATATCTGTATCATCATAGTTAGATAATCCTGCTAATTTTTCTTTTTCTGCAGTTGTATAGTCATTAGTAGATAATGTTTTTCCAGTTACTTTATCTACTTTTCCTTCTAAAGCTGTATTCATTTCAGTAGTTTTTACATAACTTTTTAATTCTTCTTTTGTTGCTAAAGTTGCTAATGTATCAGATAAATCTCCAATATCCTCAACAGTAATATTAGCTCCAGTAGTTACTCTACCTTTAGCATCAACAGTAACTTTTGTATAAGTACCTGCAGTAACACCACTATTAGCCAATTCTAATGCCATCTCAACATTTTGAGATCCATCGAAAGCTACGCTACCTGTGGCATCGCCTGTTGCACTAATAGTTCTAGCTATAGTTAATTTGTCTGCACTTTCAACTGCACCTGAGGCACCGCCTTTAACTATTTTTACATTTCCATTTGCATCCCCAACATATAATTCTTGTGTGTCAAGAGCTATTCCTAATTCACCTGCAAGTAATGTCATCTTCGCAAGATCAGCTTTTAGCCCTCTTTTAATTCTAATTGTATTTGCCATTATTATTTCCTCCTTAATATTCTCCGCCATCTAAAGTGGCAGCTTCTAAGTCTTCTTTTGTAAGATAAGTATTTGTCTTATCAAAAGGTGCTTTTTCTTCATCATAAAATACGATATAATATACATCTTTAGTTCAAGGATTACACTCTCAAAAAATAGTTATTCCTTGATTATCTTTATTTATTAAATATTGTTTTCTACTAACTTGAAAACTTTGTTTATTATTTTGGCTAGATTGAACTATTCCTGAAATAATATAACTTCCTATTTTTAAATCACTTGCAATAAGAGGATTTTCTTCAGTTCCTATTAATTCATTTACCACAATAACTTTTTTCATTTCTTCTAGAATTTTTTCAGAAGAATAAGTAGATAATGCGGAAACCGTTGCATCATCAATTATTCTTAAATTTACGCTATTTAAATCACCTAAAAGAGAAACCCCATTAATACTAGGTTTGTTTATTAAGCTATTGTAATTGCTAGAGATTGCGGAAGTGTTTGCTGATATTCCATTTTTTTCAGTTGTATTAAAATTAATTTGATTTGTGGATGTGGAGATAGTGATATTAGTATTTGGTTTCGTAGATGTTTGTATCATAGACTATTCACCTCTCTTTTCAGCGGCTTCAGGATATAGAACAAATTCTTTAGCTCCTTCTGTATCAAAACCAGTTAATGTATTTATACCATTATATTCAATTTCATATCAATATGTCATTGTTCCTGATTTTAAGAAATTTCCAATACGAGTTTCATCTGATGTTAAAACTAAATCAAATACATTGCTTTCTTCTTCTACTGTAAAAACCTTTTGAAATAAAACGTCTTCACAATTGCCTTTTTTCATAATAGAGAATTTTATTTTATCCCCGACAGAAAAACTAATATCATTATTTAAAGTGATGATTAACTGATCGCCTCTATTAACATGAATAGAGCCATTTTCTTGTATTAAAGGTAACTTCATGTCTATATATCTCCTTTCTTCTCTCTGATTTCAAATATAAAAAATTTAAATTAAAAATTAAATATTTTTAACCTATATATATTTAAAAAGATAATCTTCAGTTTTAATCTTTTTAGCCCAATAAAAAAAACATCAACTATTTAATAGTTGATGTTATATTTTAATTTTCTTTTTTATCTTCTTCAGGTATTTCTACTGCCCAAGTAATTACTTCTGTATTAGAACTTGTATTTGCTAATTTAACTATATTTTCAATAGCTTTTTTGCCTTGTACTATAACTGCAGCGATTACAACTCCTAGAACACCAACACTAGATAGAGTATTTAAAGTTTCAGTTGAAACTAACATAGTTCCAAAAGTGTTAATAATCATTTCGTTTATAAAAGGTAACATAGTGAATGCTACACTTATGAATATTGCAGCTACATAAAATACGAATGCTTTTAAAATTCCATTAAACATTCTTTTTCAAGAAAATTCTTCTTTTTTAGCCCAAATATTAGAAATAGTTCCAGCTACAGTATTAGTAACTACTAAAATAGCAAAGATAATTCCTAACCAACCCATTATATGTAGGGTATTTAAAATTGCGTTTAGCATAACTCCTCCTTATTTTATTTTCTTTTTAAAGCTTCAGCTCTATAGAAACCTGTTGTTCCTGTTGAATTTCCTACTTGATATGGATATGATCTTCCATCCCAGATTTTTAAAATTTGTCTTGTCCATCCAATACCATATGCAGTGTTTGAAGTTCCATATGAGCTTCCATTTCCTGTTCCTACAATCTCAACAGTGTCTCCTACTGATAAAGGTCTAAGTTCTGGTGCAGGTGCTGGAGTTGGTTCATTGTAAGCACTAATTGAACTTTCATCCATCCAACCTAAATCTCCTGTTGTATTATAAGGATGAGCAGTTCCAGGTGCTTTACGTGTAATATTAGTTACTTTATTACTTACGCTACCTGCTGGTGATGAAGCAGTAGAACTTACATATAAAGCTCCATTAATAATTACTTTATCTCCAATATTGAATTTATCGCTTGGTGTAGGTGCTGGTGTTGGAGTAGGCTTTGGTTCTTCTGCGTCTATAGCTTTTTGCACATCATTTGGTAAATAGATAAAGCATCTAAAATAATATCCTGCTCCACAGCCCCATCTACCATTATTATTTGTTCTAGTGCTATTCCAAAAAATTGAGCTTGAACCCCAACCAGATTCAGAAGTATATACTGAATTATTACTATTTACTCTTTCAACTATTGCAACGTGTCCAGCATCGCCTTCTTTACCCCAACACATAATAGCTCCACGTCTTGGAGTAGAACCTGTTTGTAATCCTGCGGCTTCTGCTCTTTCTTTAAAATTAACGGCATTACAATTTAATGTGGTATAAGTACATCCACCAGTTTCTCTAGCAATGTTTATAATTTCATTAAATCTACCACTAGCATAACCAACACAGTTTGCTAAAGCATCTGCATATTGATATCTAGGACTTCCTTTTATACAAGTATTCCAACCACCAGAACCTCTAGTAATAAAATTCTTATTATTTGCAGGTCTTGTGGTTCTCATTGTAAAACCTGTAGCACCTATTCCTTCAGGATCATCTGCATTTAGATTTTCAATTTCTCCATCTTCATTTAATTGTTCAGGACTATCTGAATTAAATAAATATTGAACATCTTCATCATCGATGTCATCTCTTAAAAATGCTTTTGCAACCATAACCCTAACAGCTTCTGGAGCTTGTTCTACTCTTGCAATTCTTTCTTCACTTGATAATTGTGCCATATTAATCCTCCTTTTCTTGTTTTTTATCTTCTGTAATTTCCTCTTGTGAGGTCTTTTCTTGTCTTTGTTTTTGGAGAACTACAGAATATTGATCTGAAAGTTCTCTAAAAACATCTTTAAATATATAATAAATACCTTCAATAGGTAAATCACATTCGTTAATCATATTAATTAATTTGTCTCTCAATTCTTCCATGATATATCTCTCCTTATATTTTCATTATATCATAAAATCTTCCCTTTGTCAAGTTTTATGCAGTTCTTTTTCAACAGTAAAAAGCTTGATATGGCGGCATGTTACCTGCATCCCCATCTCCTGTGCTATTTGTTGCCCCAGAAACAGTATGAGTATGGTTTTGGCTAATTCCGCCAGTTGCAGATGCATTAGTTGTTACACTATGTGTGTGCGCTCCAGCATCATTTGAATATATATCTTGATTATAGTCTGCACTAGTTCCTTCAAATGACATACATCTCCAATTAGGTTGGCTTCCACTCGCATATGAGGTTGTTTTACTAGTAACTCTGTGACTATGTGAACCGGCGCTTGCCGCACTTCCACTTAATGAAGGAATACTATGAGTATGCCCCACATTATTTTCTCCTGTGGTAATACTAACTCCATGAGTATGCGCTTGTAAACTTGCGCTACCGCCACTAGTGCCTGCCGCATATTTAGGCCCTGCCGCTAAAATAAATGTATCTGTTATTCGAGTTCAAGTTCCTCCAAATAACGTCTCAGGACTTGTTGCCTGTTCTGAAAAATATAAACTTCCAATAGGGTGCGCAGCTAGCATTATTTCTGCTTTTAACGCATTAGCTAATTCAGTTATAGTGATATTATCTTGTAGATCTATTCCTGCCACTGTAGTTGATTTCTCGACTTTATTTTGATTTAAAATATAACCTTGATGGGCACTTAAAACCTTTTCTTCTGAAAATGTTGCTTCTGTTAAATTATCCACATTAGTCAAAGATGAGGAAGGATCTTCTCAGGTTGGAGCGACTTGTCCTCCATGAGATTTTAAAATTTGTCCCTCAACTCCACTATTTATAGGAGCATAAAAAATTGCATTTGTAGTGCTAACACCATTTAATTTTACTATTGCATTATCTCCTTTGGGACCAGCCGGACCTTCAGGACCTCTAATATTATTAATTACTTTTCATTCATTTAATGAATTTTTATATTTTAAATTAGCCATTTTCTATACCTCCTATTTTAATATGCCTACAACTTTTAAAGTAGACCCTTCTTCTCCAAAACCTGCATTTCAATCAAAATCAGCTCCACTATAAACATTCCATACACTTCCAACACAATATGCTCCAGTTCTATTTCCCACTATAATAATTTTAGTGATACAACCTTTTCAATAATTATTTGTTGATGGAGGTAAAATGTAATTTCGTCATCCTGTGTGATAATCACTATCTTCAGCTCCATTGCTTCCTTTCCATAAAACAATACCACCATTAAATTGAGAATTAGTCCCTGAAGTATGTCCACCACAATTTAATTCAACAAATAATACAGAGTATTTTTCTATATTTGGAATATAAATACCGCCATAATGTTCTGACATTCCATTTCCTGTTCCTATTTTAGTTCTTAAAGTATGACTCAAATATCCGTTATTATTATATCCATTAGTAATAGTCTTTGCAGCTTTTGTTTGATTTGACACTATCTCAGTTACATGGGGTGTTTTTCAAGAATTAAAGGTCGTTATTAAATCGGTAATTTTTCCATTTAATATTTTACCTTGATTTGCACTTAATGGAGTTACAATACTTGTAGACGTTAAATTGTCTATACACGCATCTGCTCAAGAAAAATCATAATCAGTAACACTTGCTTTTTTAATTATTTGTCCTGCGGATCCTCCCGAAGGAATACCACGTTGCGCAAATGCATTATAAGCTCCACCTGAGGTTAAAACAGAAGTGCTTCCACTTATTAATTCTTCTGTCGTTGTTGGAATAGTTGGTTTATTATCTAAATCGTTATAAGAATTTGTTCCTGCTACAACTGCCAAATTAGTTCATTGCGGAGATTGATTTGCACCTTTAGAAATTAGTGCCTGACCTGTTAAACCGCTTGAGATAGGAGCATAAAAACTAGCTTCTTTTAAATTAGAGCCATTGACTGTAATATCTGCATTATCGCCTTTAGGTCCTCTAGTTGATAAAATTGATTTTCATTCATTACTATTATTTTTATATTTTAAATTAGCCATTACTTGTTTCTCCTTTCTTATACTTCAGGTTCGCCAGAACTTGGTATATCAGATTTTCATTTTCCGATTGCAATAACAGAAATATAACCACTTACACCACTACTAGTTGTAGGCCTTGATATTCATACTGTTCCTGCAGACGAAGATGAAAAATTTTGATGGCCTTCAAGAAGTAATCCTGACTGACTTTGAATTGTTACCGAAGTAGCCGGAATATAAGCAAAAGCATAAGGTCAATTACCTAAACTAATACTTTCACCATGTTCGTATAGACTACCTCAAGTAGTGGAAACAGATAAATTGGAAAAAGATACTCTTTTTACGCATATTAATATTCCATTTGAATATTTTATATAAAAATTATTTCCACCAGTATCTCCTCCAATTATAGCTCCAGATAGGTCAAATCCAGAAATGTCTTGTTGTGCAACAGTGGCAGTTCCATAAAAGCGTTTATCTGCAATTCCTGTTCCTGTGAGAGCTATTGCAGAACCAAAAGAGCTATCATATATTCCGTGAGCACTTTCGTTAGCAAATAAATAAATTCCTTCATTTTGATAGGCAGCTAATACTTTACCCTCTCCAGAATCAAGATTAGCTCTAAGATAATTTGCAGTAACTGTTCCATTTACTGCTCCACCAGTTAAAGGTAAGTAATTAGCGAATTTATCATTTAATATTTTACCCTGATTTGCGCTTAAAGCCTTAGAAATATCTGTTGAAGTTAAAGAGTCTTCAATAACGGGAATCTTTATATTAATAGTTTTATTTTCATTTGCATTTGCAGAAAAAGTTCCAAGTGAAGTTCCATTTTTTTGTATATCTAAAACTGCATTATTTACAATAGGCATTTGATGTTCTATTCAAGTAGGTTTTTCATTGGTTCCATTTGATTGTAGTATTTGTCCAGATAATCCACTTGAAATAGGAGCATAGATAGAAATATTATTTGAAGAAGTCCCATTCAAAGTTATATCTGCATTATCACCTTTTGGGCCTCGTACAACAGATAAAGATTTTCATTGATTATTTGAGTTTTTATATTTTAAATTTGCCATATAAACCTCCTTTTATCTCTTTTATTTTATTGATAAAAAACCAATATATTAATACATACTGTTTGTGAAGTTGGACTTTTTATATCAACAGAGTCAACTCAATTTTTCGTATTATCTGCGACTGAATTTGTTTGTTTCAAATAAGGAATTAAAATTGAAAAATTATTAGTTGTTTTTCCATAGCATCCAATTAAACAACTTCCTAATATTGTGCCTGGAACATTTGCATAATTAGGCTTATAATTATAAACTGTATCTGCGGCTAATGTTATATCTCCGCTTGATAAACAATATATTTTTGTATTTAAATTATTAATTCTTGTATTAGTTTCTGTTTTTGTATAATAATCATTTGGATCAAATATTTCTCCTTCTTGAGATTCATCTACTCATAAAACTGTTGATGAGTCAGTAGGTGTTGTTGAACCAATTTCGATTCCGCCAGAAGTTCCTAATGTCCACTCTCCATAAGTATATGTTGTATTATTTTTTTCAATAGTTCTTACATATTTCTTACCATTTGTTAAATTGATTAATTCTTGAAAATAACTAACTGCAGCAATATTATTGTCTAAACTAGATTGATAAGTTTTTAATATGATTTTAGTTGCAGTAGTTATTGCTTGTGGTTTATTTTGAGTTGCTATACCTAATGCTAAAGCATACTCACCCTCATATAAATAATCTGTATTATTTAAATTAGTAAGCTCATTTGTATTATAATAATATCCAATTACATATTGAGCATCCTCTTTTGCACTTGTTTTACCCTCTGATACTAATTCATATCTATTATTAACTCAAATATATTCATTGTATAGGTTATCTCCTCTTGCATTAGTTCCCGCAGAACATAAATATAAAATAAGAGAACTTCCTGTTTCAGGCAAATTCTCTACAATTTTAAACTCAATTAATCCTTGAGGACCTCTAGGCCCCATTATATTCACGGTTTGTGGATTAGTTAAACCTCCATTATTAGTTCAGCTTAAATTTCCATCTTTATCAACTTGAGGAGTAAAAATATATCCTGCGACTCCACGAGGATACATTGAAATTTCTAATGTGTCATTGTTCTCAATAACATTCATTAAACTATTTTTTGCCATAATTTCCTCCTTTTATTTCTATATATTTTCACATTCACAAATAATTCCATTATATAATTCATATTTATTTGTGCTTGTTTTTATTTCGTACATATCTAATGATTGATTAATTTTTCTAATTTCTTTAACATATAAATCATTAGTTAAATAATCATTAGCTTTTAATTGTTCTGTTGTTTTAATTTCTTTATTTAGTAAAATAAATCTATGATCATTTGACGCCTCTATTACATCATTATTATTTAATATAATTCTATAATAATAATTTCTATTGTGTTTTACTATTTTCTCCACTTTATTATTGTCTGATAGATAATCTCCCACTTTTAATGCACTAATATTTTTATCTTTTTGAGAAGTTTTTATTTTAACCTTTTCACTAAGACAAGCTACTCCTTGATCTTGATATAGCCCATATTCTCCATCGTCTATAATTTTATTACTATGATAAACAAGATTACTAGTAGAACTCTCTACTATAATTTTATTATTATATAAAGCATATCGCACATCCGTAGAAAAAGAAGACGAGGTTTGTTGCTCTATTCAAGTCTTTCAAGTCTGTCCAAGAACAAAAGAGTATGAGCCCCCTTCTAAAGTAAAATGACCTATATTTCCATATCGAACCTTGCTAACAATTTCATTTTCACCATAAAAAATGCTCAAAATAGATTGCTCACCAAGATATATTTTTATACTATCTTTTAATCATATTGGTTCTGAAACCGGATATATTTTTACCAAGTTTCATACTCCTGGTATTTCCAACACATTAGATGACGCCTCTTGACTATCATTAATAACGTTTGTTACAGTTCCAAAATCATTTGGCAATTGATATGTAGATAAACTATCCATAACATGCCAACCTCATTGACTAAAAAGAGTCGTATAAACATCACCTGCAGATGTTGATTTAGGATATCTAACAAAAATTCCTTCTGCTGTATAATTGGCTCCTTCAGAATAAGCACTGATTGATCCATTTGTAGTAGTAATAATTTCTGGATTACTGTCGCCTCCTAATTTTGTCATTCACCCCCCTACAGTAGTATCCATTTTTGGAAAACTACAATGAAGAATTTTTCCAGATAAATTATCTCCAACCTGAATTCTTCTGTACTGTTTATAATAAAGTTTAAAACTCGGATTATTATTTGCCGAAACAATAAATGGAGTGTTATAAGTGCTTGGATGCTCTTCCCATAATTGATAATTATCAAAAGCAGTGTAATTAGGTTCGGCAGTGCTGTCTATTTCAATAAAGTCTTTGTAATCCTGAAGACCATCATTTTTATAAGTACCATCATCTTGTTCAAAATAATAAATTGTTCAAATTCCACGTCTTTCGTTTGCTGCCATACTTATTCACCTATCCTTTTATAAAATATAATGTATTAGCATCTTTAGTTGTCAATTCATCATATTCAGATTGAGTTAAAGTTTTAAATTTTAAGTCTCCTAATTTTCCATTAATAGAAATTATTTTGTCATTTAAAATTTTTCCTTGAGCTGCAGATAATCCATTTGTTATAGAGGTTGAAGTTAAAACATTTTCAATAGTGTTATTAGTTGCTCCAGTTGCAATTCCATCTAATTTATTTTTGTCTGCGGAAGTCATTAATCCATGAGCTTCAGTAGTAACATCATTATATGTAGTATCAGTTGCGGAAATCGTATTATTATTAATTTGGATATTAGTTCCCGCACTTAATATTTTTTGATATTTATTATCAGCTTCGGTTTTAGTATAATAATCTACATTTTCTCAAATTGGAGCCTGATTTTCACCTTTAGATTTTAAGATTTGGTTATTAGTTCCCGCGGCAGTCGGTGCATATATGGTTCCAGTTCTACCGGCTTCACTTCCATTAATATTCATTGCAGTTCCATATTCTGGCATACAGATATCAAACACCGCATCATGAACATCTCCTGAATTAGTTACTGAAGCGGTTGGACCTGAAGTCACAGTTCCTACTTGAATAGTTGCCGCATCCCCTTTTATATTTCTAGGAATTGGATTGGTTAAATTTCTATCATTAGTCCAACTAATAACCCCTTCTGTAGATACACTTGGAACAAAAGTTCCTCCTGCTTCACCTTTCGGATACATACTAACTTCAAGCGTATTATTAACACTAATAGCTGAACCTAAATCATTTAAATCCGCATTTTTTGTCATTAAAGAGTTTGCCATTAAGCATTACCTCCTTTTGAAATTGCTTCAGGATACATAACTAATAATTTAGCACCATTATCATCATAACCCATTAAGGTAATAGATCCATTATATTCAATTTCATACCAAAAAGTTTTATAGCCAGTGTCGAATGCTGGACAAATTGTCTTAGTTTCATCAGAAGTTAAAACAATATCAACAGTATTACTATCTGCTTCAATTGTAAACTTTTTTTCAAATAAAACATTTTGAGCTTTGTCTTGTTCCATTATATAAAATTTTATATAATCGTTTTTCTCAAATGTAGCATTATTACAAGCAACTTGAATATTTACTGCATCTCCACGATTTAAATATATATTTTTATTTTTAATTTTTAGCATATTATTCCTCCTTTTTCTCGTTTAATAAAGAATTTACTCTTTCTTTATATTTTTAAAAAATATATTAAAATTATTGATTATTTTAGTCCAAAATAAAAAAGCTCTTGACTTTTACCCATCAAGAGCTATATAACCATAAACATTCATAGAAGCAAAGATTGATGAAGTTAATTTTCTTGCTTCAGCGGGAGGTTTCCAAAAATCTGCTTCATTTGCTTCATAAAATTGAAATCTTGAAGTTGATCCATTTGGATAGTGAATAATCATCCCCCAATTAGATGTAAACATATAATTAGACTTTAAAGCTTGCGCATTAGGTTGAAATCACGCACTAAAATCATGTCTATTTAAATTTCAAGTTCTTCCTCCACTTTCAATATGATAAATATCTCCATTGTTTGAAGCATATTTAGGATAATCTCCTGAATTAGCATTTATTGCATCTCAAACTATTTGATATTCATCTTGAGAAAATATTCTTTGAACTCCATTATTTGTAATATATATTTTTGTAACTTCAGTTTGAGTTGAATTTCCACTTTGATAATTTTGATATAATCCTCATATCATATCAACATTTTCATCGTAAGTAATTTTAGAATTAACATAAAAAGTATAAGACCCTGCTTTTGTATTGCCTTGATTGTCTAAAAACACATTAGAAAAATTAATCGAAGTAACAGTTCTTCATGTTGTATCACTATCTGAAAAAGGAGTCGGACTTCAACCTAAAGTTCCAAAAATATCATTTCCGTTATTATCTTTAACATTTGGAGCTTCTGTAAAACCTGAAGGAGGAAAATCTCCATACATAACTTCAAATTGCACTTCATTTCCAACACCTTGTTGTAAAGTAATATATTGAGGAGAACACCAAAAAATTTCATTCATTGCTCTAACTTTAGTTGCACTCCCATATAAAGAAACCGTTGCTTGAGTTACTTTAAAATGTTCAGGAATTACGACAGGCATTTCAAAGCCTAATCTTTCAAGTCCAAAATCATATAATTCACTATATGCATCTCTATATCAACCTACTTGGCCAGCATTTGAAAAATGAAGCATAGTATAAAGTCCATCTCCACCAATAACTTTTCCTCCATCTGGCAAAAATACATTTCCACGAATATCTGCGTTTCTACATTTCATATTTCCATCTTCATCTAGTTCAAAATTTCCAGAACCATATTTAATAGTTGGTTTAGCTAAATCTATCTCCATACCTGAGCCAGTTTGTCCATTTCCAGTATAAATATAATTTCCACCTTGAATTTTTGCGCCTGTGCTTGGATCAATTATAACCTGTCCAGACCCGGCTTTTCCAAATTTAGCTACTCCAGTATCTGCACTTAAATCAATAGTTCTTTCTCCTGATTTATATCCAAATAAACCATTTTCAATAGCACTACCATCTGATTTCTGAACACTTCCCATAAATAACCCTGTAAAAGCATTATTACTATCTTTTTGTCCAGTCCCAATTTGCGGAGTTAGGATGGATCCACCATTATTATCAAGAGAAATACTATTTCCATCTCATTTATTTAATGCTGCATAGCCAAATCTATTTAAGTATAAATAAACTGGAATATGAATTGAACCAATTGCACTACCATTATAAGCAATAGTAGTATAAACTGCGTTATTTACACATAGGCCATTATATTTTCCATTTGGAACATAATATTTTTGATTTTTTTTCGTATTTAATCCAAAACCTTTTTTTGTTACTAAATTTAAATTAGATTGCCAATTTGGCGTAACATATGTTTTTCCTTTAATACTTCATCCATAAGTAATGTTTTCATTAACAGAAATATCATTATTTACTTGATGAACTTGAATTTCAAAAGGCGAAGCACTATCATAGGCAGGGCTACTTCCATCACTAGAATACATTACTTCTCTAAAACCAGATAAATCATCTATGTTAATTGAGTATCCTGTCGCATTTAATCTAACTAAGGTTATTGGTATTAACGCATAATAAGTATTGTCATTCATAGTAATCTCACACTTTACTATATTTGCGGGACTATCATAAATATTACTATCAAAAGAAATTGATCCTGAATTAGGGTCTATCACAAAATTGCTATCATCTGAAACAAGTGATGTATATTTATTTTTTAGTATCGATCATTTTATTTCTACAGTAGTAGAACTATCATCAATTCTTGTTCCACTTTGAGTTCCCTCAAAGATTTTTTCTCCATTTTCTCACATTTGAATTTTAAATCATTTATCTGTAGAACTTGGTGTTGTATAATTTAAAGTTGTAGTTGTTCCATTATAAGTGCAAATAGGATATTGCGGCATTGTTGATTCATCAACTGTATTTGGAATTAATTTACATACGATATCGGTTCCATTAGTTCCTATCTCACCTTGTTTTATAAAAGTTAACGATGTTGTTCCTAAAATAATATGATCATCATACTGAACTTCTAAAATTATATTATTATTATTTTTTTTAGAATAGTAGATATTAGAAATTGAAAAAGTTAAATTTGTAATATCTTTATATATTTTATAATTGTCGTCTTCCTCATCAGGAGCTGCAGAGACAACTAATAAAGTGTTTTTCTTTGGAACTTTTCATTGAATATTTTTAGTTACTTCAATTGTATTTCCAGTTTTATCAAATAATGTAAAATCAAGAGGTAAAATAATTTGTGGGTTTGTTAATGACCTACTTGTAGGCGCTACCCCGTTTTCATTATATTGAAATACTTGATTACCATTATTAATTATTAATCCATAATCAGTTAATTCTTTTTCTTCTATATCAAAACTATTTGTTAAAATAATTACTCCAGTTCCTAAATAATTATCTTTATAATAAACTGAACATTTATAAGTATTAAAATCTACGATTGTATTTGCTTTTACATTGCTAAGTTTGTTTCCTTCTGCTTTTGGCTTTGCTTCATATTTACTAATTGTTTTGTCGAAACTTTCCATTGAACTCTTAGTTTCAATATGAGTAGCAATTCCCGCAGCTAAAGAATTTTGTAAACTATTTTTACTTTCTATTGCATTTTTATAATTGGCAATTTCTTGTACATCTGTTTCTAAAACTTGAAAATTATTATTTTTATCAATAACACTTCAAGAGTAAGTATAATCACTGCCAGTTTCTTCTTTTCCATCTATTTGACATATTAAATTTGTTGTTCCATTATCAAAATAAAATTGAGTTCCTTCTGTTGAAATAATTGTAATAGTTTTACAATTACTATCATAATTATATAATGTAATTGTCTTATTTAATATATTTTCATCATAAACTGCAACACATTTATAAGACATTCTTTTTGCAGTAAGGTCTTTTTTTGAAATATAAATTATTTCTGTTGCGGGAATCCATTCTACTAATATAGGATTATTAGAACTATCTTTTTCAATTATATTATAATCATTAAGACATTCCCATCCAGCTCCACCATATTGACTATAAAATGGACTTGCAGAATTGATTCTATTATTTTCTTTAAACCAATAATATTTAATCGATTTTGTATCATTGCTAATTAATTTGCCTTTTACTTTTAATTCTGCTTCTATCGTCCTTTTAGCTGTCGCGGCTTCATTCTCTTCAAAATAAATTCCTTTTTTTGTAATTAATGAAAGTGCATAAGTATTTAATTCATCTGAACTAACTTTATTTGCCCCCATTATTTCTACTTTTGAAACAAAAATATCATTTATAAAATTATCTTCTAAGGTGTTTGGAAAATCATAGGCAAAAATTGAAACTTGCTCTATTCTCTCAAAATTTGCATTATTTATTTCATAGATTGCAGATTGTCTAGTAGCTGAACTAAAATTATAAGGGTTTCCAGACATTTCATTAATATCTACAATATAATTTTTTGAAACTTCTTGATCGTTATTATCTTTAAAGACTAATTCAAAATTAATTCCATAATTACCTTTATACCTTTGAACTGCGTCTAAAGATGTTTTAAACGAAGCTCCGCATATAATAGTTGAAGTCTCTTTGATATATTCATCAACATCTTTTACATTTAAATTGATTAAATTTATATTATCAGAAAAATCATATAATATTTTTGAGTCAGTCTTTTTATAAGAGCATAGCTCAAAAACAGTAGACTCATTTTCTACGCAGTTTTTTCCATATATATTGTAACTATTTTCACCTTCTGTGGTAGGAACATAATTTGCACCTAAGGCATCAACAGAACCAATAATTGTTTTGTTTTGAGTAGTATCATTCCCTGGTACTAAAACATAAACACTTGTTCCTTTAAAATAATTACTATCAAGATTATTTGAATAAGCATAAAAAGTGCTATCTTGATATTTCACTTTATATTTTCCAGTTGCTTCATCAACACAGCTAATGATAGTTGCTTTAATTGTTTTATCAAAATCTGCATGAGCAACCGCGCTATCTACAATAGTTTGAATAGCATTTATTAACTGATTTTCATAATCTGTACTAATCATCTTTTTACATCTCCTTTTTTCTCTATTTCTTTTTATATTTCATTTTTTTCTTTTTTAGATTAATAATATATACCCAAAATAAAAAAAGGTAGTTTTATTAACTACCTTTTATTATTATGAATATGTTGCGTTGCCGCATTCACTAAGTTATTTAAAGCTGCCTCAATTTCATGAGTGCTAGATACATTAGGGAATGATGCTTCAATATGAACATTTTGTTCAAAAGCACTTTCTGAGTTTTGTATCTGTCCTAGGCTTTGAGAGCCAATATTAGATAACATACTTCTCATCATTGATACTGCACTTAAAATATTTTCAGTGTCTTGCGCATTTAAAACTAATTCTTTTTGATGTAACATTGCAAGTTTTCCATCTGCGCTATTCCATTCTCCTGTGTATCCTCCAGTGTCTAGTCTAATAACTTCACCAGGGTAAATAAGATTTGGATTTCCGCTTCTTAAATTTCCTCTGTTGTTATTCCAAATTTCGCTTCATAATCCAGCATTACCATATTGAGATCTTGCGATACCTCATAAAGTATCTCCTCTTCTTATTGTATAAGATCGACCTCCTAATCGATATCCTGAATATTGACCTCCAGAACTTCCACCTGAACTTGAACCACTTCCACCACCATTTTTGACTTGTTGGTCCACTTTTGCGGAATCATTCTTGGCGGCTGCCGCTTGAGCCTGACGTTGTTGTTCTTCCCAATATTTATAAGATGCTTCTGCCGCATCTGATGCTGCTTTTCTTGCACCTTCATATTGAGCTGTAAGATTTCTTAATGCATTTAATACATTATTAATTGCATCTACTTGTTTTTGATAACTACTAAATAAAGCATCATTATCTTTAACAAGTTGACCAGTCTTTTCTAATACTGGATCGATACTCTTAGCAATTTCTTCAAAACTTACTGCTGCAGCTTCCTGAAGTTTTCCAAGATCTGTTTCATATTGTTCTGTTGTTTCTGCTAATTTATTTAGAGCTTCTTCACAAGTTGGTCCGAATCCGCCTTCACCAGCAAATTTATCAATCATTTCTTGAATACCCGTATTCCATTGAGGTATCATTTGATCCATTAAGATTTCTTGCTCTGCTTCTGCAAGGCTTGCATATTTACCATAATCTTCATCATATAAATCTGCTAATTCTAAGAATGTTGATTCATGAAGTTCTTGTTTAATTTTTTCATTATCTCTTACAATACCATTAATCAATTCTTCATATTGTTGAGTTATTAATAGTTTTCTAGCCTCTCTCTGTTCTGGGTCATTAATTTGCATAGCTTCAGTCATTTTTTGCTGATATTCTTCCCAAATTGCATACATTTCCTCTAAGTTAGCTGTATACTGATCTTTATCAAAATTATATAATTGATTATATAAATTAGATAACTCACTTTCTAATTTAGATGTTTCATCTTCATCAGCAGTGTATTGATAAGAATAATTTCCTTGGCTATCTCTTCTTAAACGCATTGTAGATTTATTTTGTTGAGCTTCTTCAAGTTGTAATCTCTTTACTGCGATCTGATATTTTAAATCTGCTCTATCTAAATCAGCTTGACTTAATTTATCTTGAGCTTTTAAAGCTTCTACTTGTTCGTTCATTAATTTAGTTAATTTTTTTTGTCCTGCTAGACTACTTGTTTTATCAATAGCATCTAAATATTTTTGTTGTAAAGTTTGAATACCATATTGACTATTGATAGTATCCAAATATCTATCTGCATTTTTATTAATAAGTTCCCACTCTTCATTAATATAAGCAAGTCCTTTGCCATTTGTTAATTGATTGTTTAAATTATCAAATATTGCATTAATTGCATTTAAATATTTATCTTGTAAATTTTCAATAGCAGATTCAATATTTGATTGCCAATCATTAACTGCGGACATTCAATTATCTCTAGCTTTTTCCCATTCTTTTGAGCCTTCTTCTAAAACTGTCATTTGTTGTTCTCAAAATTCTACTTGTTGTTTTTGAAAATCTAATCTACTATTAAAGTTTTGTTCCTTCTTTGCATAGTAATCTTCAAGTTTAGAATATGAATCTTCACCAAATACTAATTGAATTAATTTCATGTCATGATCTAAAGTATCAGATAATTGTTCGTAAGCTTTTAGTTGATCTTGCATTTGATCGCTTATATCATCTAAAGTTTCTCCTAAAGATTTTTCTATTTCATCTATGACGTCTTCAATATCAGTTAAATCTGACATAGTCTGTTCATAATATTTTTGTAAATCTTCAAGGGCTTTTTTTCTATTTTCATCATATGAATCTGCAGATCCAGTTGCATCCATCGTTTTTAATTCGTTTAATAACTTTGTTAAATATTTAGTTTCTTCTTGAATTTTTCCCAACCCTTGTTCATCATAAAACCTATTTAATGAATCTAAATTATATTGAGCATTTCCAAGAATATCATCATCTTCAATTTTATCAATAACATCCTTTTTAAATTCTTCTCATTGCTTTCTTGCATCATCTAAATCTAATGTTACTTCAATTTCCATATTAAATGCTTGAATTTTTAAATCTGTAATTTTGTCTAGGCTGTCTTGAATATTTTGTTTTAAACTATCAATGTTTTTAACTGAGTTATTATAATCAGTAATTAATTGTTTAAAATCTTCCCAACGTTTTTTTGCAGCTTCATCTTCAGTTGTTGCACTAGTATATCTAGATTGTTCTCTATAAAATGCTTCAACGTAACTTTGTTGATTAATAGATCCATCTGCATTTAATCCAACACCATAGCCTTGTAATTGACTAATAAATCCTTGTTGTTCTCCTTGAGCAATTCTTAATTTTTTATTGGTTAAATCTAAATTTTTATTTAAGTTCTGAATTTGTTCATTAATATTTTGAATTAATTCTAATCCTGTTAATTTATCTGTTTGAGATTGAATCTTTTTTAATTCATCGTTAGTTGATTGCAATTGAGTATTAACTTCTTGATAAATATCTGCTTTATCATTTGAAGTATTATATTTAGTTTCTTTAGAGCTTCCACCACCACCAGCAGATTTTCCTCCACTATTTACAGGAGAATAATTATTAAATGATCCTGTCGCTCTTCTTGTTATTGATTTTATTCCTTTATAAGAATTTTTTGTATTAGAAGATAGACTTGGAACTTCTATTGTTTCTGTGATTGGTTGTGTTCCTTTTTGATAAGAACTACTTCTCATTTTTAATGGAAATACAGAAGTTATTTCCGATTCGGTAATTGTTACAGGAACTTGTCTAGTAATTTTTTCTGGATGAGTTTCAAAATTTGCATCGAATCCCATCTGACCAAAGAACTCATTTGCTTCATCTGCAGTCATTTTTGCATTTTCTACAATTTCTAACATTTGATCTAAAAATGCTTTTTCATCATTACTGAATTGTGAACTATCTAATTTTGCTCCAACTTCAATATCAGGAATTTGAAGACCTTGAACTTGATTAATTAAATTTTGAACTTGACCTTCATCTAATCCATTATCAACTGCAATATGAGCAACCATATCAACAGCTAATGCTTTGTGTAATCTGTCAATTGCTTCTGCGTCTCCATCTGCTGCCTTTTGTATATCCTCTAAATGATCTCTTACAAATGTTTCAGAAATATAATCTTCTTCTGTATCTAATATGTCTGCTAAAGCATCTTGCATATCTGTTAAAGCATCATAATATTCTTGGCTTGTTCTAGAACTATTTTTTAAGATATCAATTCATTCTTCTTGCCCTTTAGCTAATTTATCAATTCCTTGATTCATTCTCATGATGCCTCTTGTAACAACAACTGCGGCCTCAGCCTCTTCTGTCATACTATCTGCAAGATTATCTGTTTCATTTGCCATATCCATTAAATGTTTAGCATAGCCCGAAAATTCTTTTTCATCTAAGCCTAAATCTTCTGGACTGGTTTCCATTGTATTTATTGCATTTTTAACAGCTGCTTCAGGATCTCATTTATAATTTTCTTCTGCTGCCTTTTTAAAATTTTCTGCAAATACTTGTCCAGAACCAAGACCTAATGTCTCCATTTCTGTATCTGTTAAACCTAAAGCTTCTTTTCATTTTTCTCCTGAGAAATCTTCTAATTTGGCAATTTCACTAGGGCTAATTCCTGCAAATAAAGCATCTGTATCTAATTTCCCTCCTGATGAAATAGTACTTAAAATACCCGCTTCCAAATTAGTTCCATATTTAGAATCAAATTGATTAGTATTAATATTTTTTGTTGCCTTTATAATACTATCTAAACTATTTTTATCATAATCTTTTAAATTCTTTTGAACTTCTTGATTTATTAAATATGCTCTTGCATCATCATCTTCTACTGTTTGAGCATTTCCCTCTTTATCTAAATAAACTGCTTTATCACCAGTTTTATCTTGAGAAAGCGTTCAACCTCTTGATTTTGCATAAGCTTGATGAACTTCATCTTCATTTCCGCCACCAAATCATGCATCTTGATTTCACTTTTCTTCTGCTTTTTTTCTTAGTTCCTTTTCAACATCTTCTGTTAAACCTTCTCCATATCTTGCTGATACAGCGGCTTTTTGATCATCTGTTAAACCTGCATATTCTTTATTATTTTCTAAAGAATCCTCCAAACTTTGTTGCAATAATAATTTATTTGTAGCATTTAAATCAATAGTTGCTGTTGTTAAATCTTTTAATTTATCGCTATGTTCTAATAAAGTTCTTTTTTCTTCATCTGTTAATCCAGATAATTTATTTAAACTTTCTTCAACTTTTCCTAGTGCAAAAACTTCTTCTCCGCCATCAGCGATTAATTGGTCTATAATCACACTTAAATCATCTGTGGATAAAGTATTTTGCATAGATTGTTTACCAGCATTTAATGCAGCTGGTGCTCCAGCCCCTAAGGTTCCAACTGAAACTATACTTGTTGCAATTGCATTTTTTAAAGCTTGTTCATCAATATCTAAATCTACATCTCTTAAAAAATTTGTATAATCTAATTTTTGTTGAGCACGGTTTGCATTAGATTGTGCTAAACTTGATGCCGCTTTTGCAGAGTTCATTTTTGTCTTTGAAGCTGCTAAAAGCTCATCTTGAGTAAATTCTGTTCCATCTTCTTTTTCAAAAGTAATTATACCATTTTTCTTAGTAGCATATTTTGCTAATGAATTATCAGCTTCAATAAGTTCCATTGCCGCCTCATTAGCTGATTTTAAAGCTTCATTATACTCTTCTGTTCCAGCAGTTAAATCTTTTAATTGCTTAATACCTTTATCATATTTTTCAAAAATACTAGCTAATTTTTCATATTCTTCAGTTGCTTGAGTTGCGGCTTCTGCTGCGTTTTTTGCCTGCTCTGCTGCTTTTTTTGCTGCATCCGCGTCTTCATTATAAGCCTTTACAATTGAATAAATAACTCCAACTAAAACCGCTACAGCGGCTGTAATACCCAAAATTATTGGTAGTACTGGTAGTAGAGCGCTCCAAATTGCTGTTCCTAGTGTACCTGCTGCTTTTGCTGCTGAAACTTCACTTGCAGTTAATCCTAACATAGCTGCTATAACACCAGGAATAACTTTTACTGACTTTCCTATTAATTGTAATCCATTTACAATCATTGGAATACTAGTAGATAAAGCCATTATAATTTGAGTTGTTTTTTCTGCAGTAGATAAATCCTCATTATCAAGAATATCTTTTAAGTTACTTAGTGTATTTATACCCATAGAAAGTTGACCAAATGCGGCCGTTAAATCTACTATTCCTTGAACTCTATCCTTAAAATCTAATTTTTCATTGAATTCATCAACTTTTTTATCTGCGTTTTCAACCGCATCTGCCAATTGTTTTGTTTTTTCCTGCCCTGTTTCAGCATCTCATTCTTCTTTTATATAAGTATTTATTTTGCCTTTTACTTCCTCATAATCTTTAAATAAATTCATTTTTATTTTTTGAATTTTTTCTAATTGTTCAAAAGTATTTACGGTAATCTTAGCTTCTTCTTGTCCTGTTTTTTTATTTTCTATGTTTCCAATTCATTTCTCTTTTCTAGTAAGTCCTTCTACTCTATTTTTTAATTCTCCTGCAGCTTTTAAATTTACTTCTCCAACTTGGTCAGTAAACCCTTCAACGTATTTATAAAGGTCTTCTGCTAAAGTTCTTAATTGAGCATCTGTATCTTGAACAGCTTTCCCTGCTGTATCTCCTACCTTTGTTCCAAATTTACGTGCTATAGTATCAATCTTTTTAAAAGTGACTTCTATAGCTTCTTCAAGGTCATTAGCCTCTTTTAAATCATCTTTTAAAAATAAAATTTCTTCCTCACTTACAAAATTACCTTCAGAATTGCTTGAAACACCAAACCCTTCTTGAGTAGAAACCATTCGAGCATATTCAATGGCTTGAGTTTTTGCTCTTTCTCATTCATCTGCAAGTTTATTTACTTCTATAACTTCTTGAACTAAATTAGTAGCTTTAGCCATCTCTTCTTTTGTCATAGAACTTTTATTATCTGCAAATTTATTTGCTGCTGCCAAACCCGCTTGATAAACTGGATCTGATAATGCTGAATTAGAGAATTTTTGAGTTTTTAAATATTCAATATCATTAATTAGTGCTGCGGCATTATTCTTAGCCACTTTAAAGTTAGTTATAATGTTAGAAATTCCAGTTGCAATTTGAGAACTAAAGACTTGAGTTCCAATACTTCCGAACATTTTTAACATATTTGCGCCACCACCAAGTGATTCTACAAAATTCGCAAAAAGTGTTACTAATGAAGTTGCATCATCAATAAGATCATTCATACCTTTATTATCAATAAATGCATCCATAACACGCTCTGCTGCAGTCCCTAATTGTTCTAAATGGGCTTTTGTGCTTTCCATGTAAACATCTTGTTGTTTATTTAATGTTCCAGCGGCATTTGTAGCCCTTTCAACATTTGTCTCCATATCAGACCAATTATTCATTAATGCCATTAATTGGTTATATTGACGAACACCTGCAACTGCTTGCGCTAATGCTACTTGTTGATCTTTATTTAAAGTACTCCATTTAGCCCCCATTTCATCAAGAATGTCGTCCATAGCTTTAAGATCTCCACTTTGAGTCTTAATATTAATACCGACTTTTTCAAGAGCTTCTGAATACTTACCTAATGTAGTTCCATCTTCTAAAGTATTTCCTAATTCCAAATCTTGAATTCTTGAAAATAATGTTTTTAATGCCGTACCAACAACATCTGCACTTTGTCTTGTTGCTGCAGTAATGGTTGTTAATGCGGAAGTCGCATACTCATAACTTAGACCTACTGTCTCTGCAACAGAGGCAAATTTTTCTAAGCCCGCTGCGATTTCATCTGAACTAGATGCAGTCTCTGCTCCTAATTTTGCAAGAACATCCGCATAATATTCGACAGTATGAGAACCATCTTCAAAATTATTTCAAATTGCTGTCATATAATCTGAAACTTGACTTGCAACTTCTCCAGTTGTGTTAGCCAATTTTAGGGTCGCATTAGTTCTTTCTGTAACAGCATCCCCATCTAAACCTTGTTGATAATATATTAAAGCTGCTTTAGTATAATCTAAAGTAGATGTTCCAAGATCTTTAGCGGCTCTATTAGCATATTGAGCAAAACGCTCCATCTGATCTGCAGTCTGATAAGAAACAACTCTAATGTCATTTAATGAAGAGTCTAGTCTTTTAGTATAATCTCAGGCTTTGCCTAATGAAGTAGTCATATTGTTCCATATACTAGAAGAAATTCCTCATTTTACTGTATTTTTAAAGGATATTGCCATATCATTTAAAAGCTTGTTAGATTGCTTCATTTGCAAATTCGTCGTTAACAAACTTGTAGAAAGTCCTTGAAACGCTTGAGGTCCAATTGTTTTTATTTGTCCTAGTTTGTTATAAACTTTGTCTAAACCAATATGATTAAGAGACTCTCTTAATTTTGTAATGTTATAAGTCCCTAAATCTACATTAAAAGCATTTCGTAATGCATTTTCAACTTCTTTTGCAGTACTTTTAATTGACATCAATTCTTTAACTGCATCTTTACCTTGTAATGGAGATCCCATTTTCTCAAATTGAGTCGTTGTTATTTTTTGTATTTCTTGTAATGCTTTTTTTACTGTATCTAGACTTTGCGTATTAGTCTCAAAATTAATTTTATAATTAATTTGATTTGCCATAATCCTTCTTCCTCCTTTATCTTTTATTATAGAAATATTTTTCTCATAAAAAAAACTCCTTTATTATTTATATATAAATAATAAAGGAATAAAATTATCAATTCTTGGCCTATGCCAAATTTTAAAATTCTTGATTATTATTAATAGCTTTTGCAAAATTAATTACATTACTAACATCAGTTGTATTAATTCCATTTATAATATCAGCTGCTTTTTGTGCATTAGTTGGTAATAATTCAATAAAATCTCTAAATATTCCTGCTGCAGATAAATTATATTTAAACCAATTTTCGATCGATTCTTGTGTCATTTTTCATAAATAGCTATATTCTTCATCTGGAATAACTTGGACTATTTGATCTATATATCCATTACTTTCAAAAGTATCATATAATTTTCTTTCATCATTTCTTTGGCTTTCTGAAAAACTAATATTTGTATATAAATAGATGATGTTCAAATTAAAATACATTTCTACTGCCAATGGATTATATACTCCTCTAATAACTGACTTTTGTAAAACGCTATCTATTAAACTTTCTTTTTCTGAAATAGGTAGATATTGTTTAACTTCTATTACTTTTTCTCCAATAGAAACTCGAGAAACCTCTTCAAAAGGTTTTATTTTTAAACTTGAATAAGTTATTTTTGCCATTTTTTACACTCTCCTTTTTCTATATAAATTATATCAAAAATTTTTCTTTTCGTCAAATATTTTTTACTCAAAGCGTTTAGCACTTATTGATATTCCTGCAAAAGGATCTCCATGCCAATTAAAGTTTTCATCAAATATATCAGATAAAATGCTTGCGGCACTTTGAACATAAATATTATCAGTACTGGGATCATTGTAAACTAAAAATCTAACATTATTATATGAAGAACCTAAAATTACTGTTCCAGCTCCTGTTAACTCATAAATATATTTTAAATGATACATATGATTAATTACATTTTGATTGCCATCATTAATTTTATTTTTCCCTGCATAGAATGCTGCTTGGGCAGTAGAATGACTATACCCTAAATCTTTTAGCACTCCATAAATAGCTCTATAAGGATTAATTGCTTTACCCAAATGAATATTTGGATATAATTCTTTTAATTTATCCATATTTCCTGTCTGTTCATTATAAGTATAAGTTCTATAACTTTTTGCAGAAATAGTAACATTTTGTAAAAGAGATTGGATTCTCTGCATTTTTGCACTCTTTATTGCAGAAATATCTACTTCTACTCCTTGGATATCTGTTTTTATTTGAACTCTTTTAAGGTATAAATCATTTGTTTTTGTTTTATTATTTTTAAAAACTTCTTCTTCTGAAAGGCCTTGTGCTAACCCTTCTTTTAATTTATTTTCCATTTCGTGAGTTATTGTGGTTGTTCCTAATTTTTGTCCTGTACTAATTTCATATGATCCTAAATCAATATTATTTTCAAAAGATTTTATTAAAACGGCTTGAATAACACTTTCTAATTCTCGTTCAAAATAAGAACCTTGTTGATAAGAATAACCTGTTCTTCTAAACAATTTATTAATTGCTCCACCTGAAAGTCCATTTTTTTTCAATTGAGCATCAATTTCTTGAATTAATTCATTCATAATGGCTCTATCAAAAATATTTTCTTTAGGATCTTTTCCACTCGCAATATCCTTTAAAGCGCGGAAAAAACTTTGTAACTCTTTTGCTTGTCCAATGTCATCCTGTTGCTTTTTTATATATTTAGCATATGCAACGACATGAACTCTATTTAAAAAATCTTCTACTGGAATATTACTTTTATTATATCTCATTTTCCTTCAACTCCTTTATATAATGAAAAAAGAGGGAGATCATCTCTCCCTCTTTTAATTTATTTTTAATTTTAACTATACTGAAAATGGAACTGAGTCTAAATCTTTTTTAGTTGCTTCATCTTCAACATATTTTTCGCCATCTTCATGAGGCATTACAGTTTTTAATTCTGATGATCCAGCAGTACTATCTTCTACAACTTGGATTACACATAAAACTTTTTTAGTTTTATCAAACATTGTGTATCCAGGGAATGCATCCATAGTGAATGTAAATGTAGAAGGATCTCCTGTTGCAGCCATTGAAAATGTGAAATTAGATTGAATTTTTACATTTGGTAATGTAATTTCAGCTGGCATATCTACACCATCAGATTCTCTTCTGAATAATGTAGAAGCTTCTACATAGTAGTATCCTGCGAAGTTTGATGCATCAATAGTTAATTCAGAAACTTTTGAAGCGTCTTTAGCCATATAGAAGTCAACAAATACTGTTTTTCCTTTAGCACTAGTAGCACCAGTTAAAATTTTTCCATCAGTGTCTACAGCTAATCCTGTTAAAAGTTCTCCTGTGATAGATCCATCTTCTTCAGTTACCATTGCAAAGATAGGTGCAGTTCCATCAATTGTTTCTCCTTCGGCTAAAGCATCTGTTAAATCAATCTTTCCATCTTGACCAACTACAGCGTTAGCAGTTGCATGAACATGAACTTTTTCAGTTGTTCCTTTAAATAATCCAGCTCCTGATAATACAGCGAATCCAATTGGACTTAATAAAGCATCTTCAACAGTAAATGTTAAAGTTTTTTCACCTTCCCAAGCGATTAATCTAGTATTTCCTTTTCCACCTTGTGCGTAAACAGTAGTAGAAGCACCTTCTAGTGTAGAAGTTTTAGCTGTATCAATGTATAATACTGGTTGACCTTTTTTGAAAGTTGTATTACCAATTTTAGTATCAGCTTTAGCTTTAAATACTACGTCGCATATTTCACGTACTCCAAATTTCATATTAAAATATCCTCCTTTTGATTTTAATTTTAATTATTTGAATGAACACTTTTCATTCAGTCTTCGGGCTCTTTTGTATCTTGAGCCCCAGCAAATTTACCTTTTACATAAAGATCATAACTAGTTTTTAATTCATATCTCTTTATTTGGTCAAATAGCTGATAAATCGTATAATTCATTACAGAATTTATATCAATAGATAGTCCAGTTGAAATAACTGAAACATACCTACCAATGATATCAAAATTATCATTGGGATTTTTTTCTGCAAGGACTTGATGTCGTTTTTTTAATTTTTCAGCGATCCTTGCGGCCATGGGTCCATCAGGATTAAAATCTTGTGGAACTCCATTCGTGTCTCCAAAACTAAACATTTGTTTTAATATGTCTTGGAACTCTTCAAAATTATTGCTATTTAATGAACTTTCTTCATTTTCTTTTTTTAATATGATTGCTTTCTTCGTAAAAGCAATTTCATACTCTGGAAAAAGTAGCATTAAAACCATCTGTATGCAATTCCTATTTTTTTGCATTACCGCATTACGCTCTTCTAGTATTGCTATTAATATATCAAAATTTGTTAGTGTCTCTAAATTAACTTTGTCCTCTTGAGATAAAATATTTTTTGAGATGATTAACATTTGATATCCAGTGAAAAATGTATCTTCACCTAAATAAGCAATTTCTTTAATTGTGGGGTGATGGATAGTCACGCCAGAAGAGGTAAAAGGAATATCATTACCCGAAAAGAGTAATAATGGATCTAATTTCATTATTCTGCTGGCGCGATTTTATCATCATTGCCATGTATAGCTCTATAACTCAAAGTATATCCAGATAGTGTCTCATTTAAAATTAATTCATTGCAGCCAATAAAATTAAAAGTCCCAATTCCAGATAATTTTGCATTATTTAAAATTCCATCTATATAGCCTGCTATTTTTAGAGGTCTTAATCTATAATTTCCAATGTCTCAATAATCTGTGTAACAAATAATATCAAATGTTATTGTACAGTCTCTATAATAAGGATTATTTTCGTTTGTTGTATAATTATCAGAACTAATAATTAGATAGGCCTTTACCTCATCGTGTTCTTCTATCTCAATTTTTGGTGATAATCTAATATATTTATCTTTTATTAGTTGAGAAAGAGTTGTTTGTTGTATCTTATTTAAAACTGCTTCAGAATTATCTTCTAAACAATCTTTTGTATTTATCACCAATAATCTTTTCAATATATCGCTATATGGCTTGCTTTCTATAAATAATTTTTTTAAAATCATCTCAATATCTTTTTCACAAGACAGAAAAGATGAATTAAAACGATTTGCAGTTAATATTGTATCTCTTTTCATTTTTATACTCCTTTTGTCTCTATAAAGATTCTATTGTAATTGGTAATTCAATAGCATCTAAACCTTCTTTATTATATTTTAAAATAAAATTCCCACTTCTTCCAGATGTAATTTCAATTTTTACAATAGTTTGAGTTTTTTCTCCAATTATTTTTGCTTTATTAGTAGAAATTTCTCAAATTCCACCATCTGTGCCCATAATCTTATACTCATATTCTTCGTAAGGATATACTGTATTAGGTCCTTCAATATAAATATTTTTTTTCTCTGGTTGAACTTCTTCTTTGTCTTTTTCTGTTTCTTTTTCAATAGAGTTTCTATAAGTTTCTTTTAACGATACTTCTATAATACCTTCTGTGGCAATAGCATCAACAGCTTGAACCTCTCAAGGCAATCCATCAATTTCAATTCTTGTGAATCTATGAAAATAATCTAATGTTTCTTCATTTTTAGTGATATACATTAATAAAGTATAATTTTCTTTATTAAACATTTCTAAATTACCTTTTTGCCACTCTATTGTAAGTTGTTCAGGTCCTCTTACATAGGTATAATATTTTTTTCCATTAATTTCAACTATTTTATTACATTTTCTAATTTCAGATCTAAAATATGCAGTTTCTTCTAATCTTTGTAAATAGACTAGCCATTGAGATCCATTTTCTTTTCAAGTAAAAACGTCTCCAGCTTTTAAATTAATAGGAACAATTCCTTCAGAAGTCTTTCCTTTTTTAGGAGCATTCAAGCATATATCTTCAAAAGGGATTGAGAGAATTTTATTATCATAAGTATTTTTTATTTTATCGGGATTAATTAAACATTTAAATTGGCGGCCATCAGCAAGAATTGCAGTTGCAGCTTGATAAGATGCGGTCATCGCTTTTTTCAAACTTTTTAATTTATCTGCATTCATTCTTGCTATTTGCGTAGTCCCTCCAACATAGTTTAATCTAGTTTTCATATTTTCTAATGCTGTCATTTTATTCCTCTTCTGCGATAGAGTCTTTTAAAGTTTGAACCATATTTAAACATTCAAATATAGTTCTTCTATATTCGTAAAAATTTTCATCATCTGTATATGTAAATAATCCCTCTAGTTTACATAATAATGAAAAAATTATATCTTGTTTTGTTACCATTAAACGGCTCATTCCGCAAAATTCTTCTATAATAGTTTTTAGCGGAGATTGCCAATCCACGTTTTCTTCTCTGTTTGGGAGTAGTTTATAAATTTGATTAGTTAATTTTTTAAGATTAGAATAAATTGCTTTATTATCTATTTCTATATTATTAATCATCATTCTCAACAGCCTCCATTATAGTGCCAAAAGTTGAGCGCATTATGCCTTTTTTATCTTTTAGTCTTCTTTTATATAATCTTTGTAGATGGAAGCCCTCTTTTTCATAATTAGCTTTCATATTTTGAATCTTTGCCATATGATTTGCTTGAGAAGTAAATTTAAAATCAGAACCACTATATTTCATTCTTGTATTCTCAACACTTGCTAATTGTAAGCCTAGCCATTCTACTATCATATAAGTCGATAAAATATTGATTTCTTCTGAAGTTAACACTGAATTAAAGTGACCTTCACTGTAAATTATAGCGATAACTTCCATATCATTACTTTCAACACCTGAATATATACCTTCATCTTCTACAATAGTTTCTTCATAATCTGTTATATCAAAACGTGGAAACTCAAATTTATGCATTGCAGACAATAGCAACTCTTCTAACATTGCATAAGTCTCTAACTCAGTTAATTCCATATACATATCATCAGTTATTTTTGATAAAAAACTATCATAAATTATAGAAAAAGGTGTAGTAGCTATATTGTTCATATTACACCTCCTAAATTATTTTGAAACAACTTTGTATTTTCCTGCTGCAATGGTAGTAGACTTTCTTACTGGCGAAGATTCTTCTTTAGCAGTCTCAATAATAGCTGCTGCTTTTCTAGTTTTAGTTGGCGCAGTATCTTCTTCCATTGTAGCTTCATTAATATTGATTGCGGAAGTAACATTAAATCTAGTTTTTTCTAATAACATTTGTCTCTTAGCAACATCATTTAATTTTAAATCTACAGCTAATTTCTTTACAAGATTAATTATTCCTTCAGGGGCAAAATTTAAACAATCTTCAAATTGATCTAATGTTCCTTGTAATAATAATTTTTTAACATCTTCTTCTGAATAATAATATTCAGGTTCAACTTCATTAAGAAGTTCATTTACTGCATCTTCATTTTCAATTACTAAGTAATTTTTTAATATTTGGCTTCCGCCTGGAATGTAAGATAATTTTCTCAATTCATCCATACTAACTTCTTTTGTCTCTCCACTTTGAAATGTACGATGTAGATTTCCTAAATCTGGAATTGTATATCCCACTGTTCCATTGTCTCTATTTGTAACTTTTACCATTAAATTTTTGTCTAACATAATAGACCTCCTTTTCTCTCCTTTTATTTTTACACTTTTTTATTATAATAAAAAAATGGGGAAGACTATTTTTGATATAGTCTTTATCAAAATTTAATAAGAACAACATATCATAATAAGTCTTCCCCTATAAGAACTATCTAATTCTTATAAATTAGATAGACATATTAGTTTTTAAGCTTGAGTTTACATAAACACAGATATTATTTGTGATTAATGTACCAACACCTAATTTTTTGTAAACTTGAACTTCTCTTGATCTGTCTTTGTTTACATATTCATCAACAATTGTATTTCCTTCAAATGCGATTTTAACTGGTTTGTCAGCTCCAACTGGGATGATATAAGCATATGATGGATCCATAACTTTAGTTGAATTAGTTTCATCTTCGAAAGATTGATCTAATACAATTACGTTATGTCCTTTGTAATTTGCTAAATATCCATTACTCCATTTTTGATTTCTCATTTCATCAGAAACCCATCCTTCAGCAGGAACCATAGTTGCAGCAAATTCATAAGTACAATAAATTGTAGATCTTCCATAAGAATCTGCAACAGCAATTAATCTATCCATAGTAGTTTCATTGAAACTAGTTTCAGTAGCTTTATTGTAAGTTCCTAAATTTTCTACTGCAGCTTTTAAAGCTTTTTCGATTTCTCTGTAGATAGCTTCGTCTAGACCTTCCATAACTACATCTAATACATCTGCGAAATCTACTCTTCCGTCTAAGAATTCTTCAAATCCGATTTGAGCAGCTCCACCAAATGCTTCAGTAGGAATTTCATAAGTCTTACCATCTAATTTAAATACTTCATAAATACCAGCTAAACCAACTTTAGTAATAAATTGTTTTGCTCTTCTCTTTGAGCTAGCTGTAACTCTTTGTGAGAATATTGGTTTGTCACCTTGAGCATAAGTTTTAATTTCAGCGAATTGTCCGTATTGTTCTAAAACTCTTTTAGGTAATACGTCATCAATTACTTCTTCGATTAATGCGAAAACTAAGTTTTTATTTTCACGATATAAAGCATAAGTACCAGCGATTTCTCTTAATTCATTTCTTAATGTTTCATTTAATTCAGAGTAACTGAATTTGTCTTCACCGAATGAGTAAGCTACTTGTGAAGAAGCTTTTGCATTAGCAGTAACTTTTGCTAATTTTAATAAATTTTCTCTATTTAATGCCATAATTCTGTTCTCCTCCTTTATTATTTTATTCTTACTACTTTAACAGCGTCTTGTCCATCAGCTAAAGTGTATCTTTTTGCTACTTGGAAGCAAGGAACATCTGTTTCAGCTCCAGTTGTAAGAATTCCTTGATCATTGATTTTTAAGAAACTTCCAACTGTTGGATCGATTTCATCGATCATATTAGTAGTATAAATATCTCCTATATTAATTTTGAATAATCTTGGTACCATTTTTCCATCTACGCTATCAGCTTTCTTCATAGCATAGTCTCTATACATTTGTTTTCTTTCATCGTATAACTTAATTTCGTTAAAAACTAACATCCATTCACCTTTACCAGTTGTATTACAAGCATTGTTAGCTAAATCATACTTTAAGAATTGTCCATTTTCTAATACTTCTAAATTACCATTGTAAGGTAGTTGAGCATAAATTTGAGCAGTTCTTTGTGCAGATAAATGGTTTGGTTCTACTTGTCCGTAACCAATTCTTTTAATGTTTGCCATAATTTTTCCTCCTTGAATTATTTTACTTTTTACTATTTCTAGTATTCTTTAATGCAGCGATCCACGCTGGTGTAGTAGGTTCAACATCATTCATATTATAAGTTGTAACATTTTCTACTACTTCTTCTTTCTTAGAAGTGTCTTCTAAATCAAAATTAACTCTCTTTCTTACACAAATAACAGAAAGTTTACTTTCAATTTCATCTAATGAATAATTTGCTTTATTTGAGATAACATCTGCTTTATCTTCATCAGATAACATATAAAAACTATTGATTAAAGCATCTTTTTTCTCATTATCAATTTCATTTTTAAATTCAACAAGAGCTTGATACTTAGTTTCAAGATCTGAATAAGCTGTTTGTAATTCAGAATATAATAAAGCATAATCTTTTTTATCTTCTTCATCATCATCTTTTTTATCTTCATCAGATGCGTCAGATTGATCTTCATCTTTATTATCGTTTTCTTCATCATCTTTCTTTGCAAAAGTTTCTTGATTAGATTCAACTTCTATAGAATTATCATTTTCTGCTAAAACAGATTTATTTTCATTGTCCATTTCTTCAGCATTTTCTGCTTCAGTAACAATTGGATCGTTTTCTTCTACTGCTGTATTATTATCTTCTGATGTTTCTACAACAGGTTCTTCAACAGTAGGTTCTGTTTCAACAACTTCAGGTTCTTGAACTTCAGTTGCCATTGTTTCAGCTTTTTCTATATCCATCTTTTGTCCTCCTTCTAATGCAAATTTTAGATCTTGCATCATAGTGTATAATGTGGCTTTAAATTCATTGTCCATTTTAGTAAATGTCTTACTTACTTCTGGTGCGGTAATGCTTGAGCCTTCGAAGCAAGGTTCAACATCTTCACCTAAAATACATAACTTTGAAAATATTGCGTCATTTATTATGAAAAAATCCATGCCAGTTTTACTATTTGTTGACCAATGTCCTTCTAAACTTTCTTCATCTAATTCCATAGATTGAGGTTTTCCGCCCTCTACAACAGATTTACACTCTTCGTATTGACCTGTCCACAAATAACCTGTAGTCATTAGATATTCTCTTGTTGTTATATTTCCAAATTCATCAACATCATCAAACTTTTGGAACCAAACTTTTGCGTCTGGTGCAACAAATCCATAAGGTCTTGTTAAACACTCGAATTTAATTCCTTCATCATCAAAGATCATTCTCTCTCCATGATCTGCAAAATCGTCTTTCTCTTCTTTATAGTATCCAACAATTGGAGCCCCTCTAAGAGTTTTCGCCATTTCAGTCGCTACATCTTTTGTTATATAACTGTGGTTTCTGTTTTCACCAAGATATAAAACCTTGATTTCACAACTACTCATAAGCGGATTAATTTCTAGCGGTTGTAAATTAATAAACTCAGGAGAATCAATTGTTGCAATTGATTGATGCATCATATCTTCATCTTTCCTTTCTTAATAATTTCTTCCACTTATATTAATATAATAAATCGTGGTTTTTTATTATTGACTTTTGTCCTATGTTTTAATTCTGACTTTCTTTATTTTGAATAGTCTTATCTGATACTGCTTCCCCTTTAGATTCATTGGTTGGTCTTCCGCCTTGATTATCATCCCCACTATTATCGGAATCTGAATTCTTTCCTCTATTTTTCATGGCAGCAATAGATTCTGCATTCATAGTAGAACTCATTAAAGGTGGAACAAATAAATTAACTAAATCTAATATATCATTTTCAAAATAAGCATTTGCTAGTATTGAACTTTGAGTTTGACCCATTGCAATCTGTGGCAACATTTTTGAGAAACCAACTTGCATTTGCTCTTTATACATTTTTGCCATTTCTTTATAATTATAAATAGTTGTAGTTAATAATTGAACTCTATAATAATATTTCTTTGGCTGTTTATTAAATTTATTAACCAATAAGTTCAAGAATTCTTCAAATTGAAGTATCAAATTATATAATGAAGCCTCATCATTTAGAATTGACTTTTCAAGAGCTAAATTTCCATCTGTATTGAATTGCATTTGTGAAACACCTGCTTCATTATAAATAGATCTTTCTACTCTTTGTAGGTCATCAGTTGTTGTGGATGCTCTCTTATCATCCATATCCGCAACTTCTACGTCTGCAAAAGTTGTTAAAACATCTATTCCAACTGCTTTTCCAAGCATATTGACAGCATTATTATGAAGTTGTTGAGCTTCATCTACATCAAATACTAAATCTCCATTTTTATCCACTGGCATCTTTTGGATTATTATTTTTAATAATTCTTGAGCCATTTTCTTTCTATCTATTTCTTTCGCATTATCTAAATCAATAATTGCGGGAATTACAGATATGAAAGCTGGGAAATCTTCTCCATTGATATTAAATTTGATTGTGCTATTAACATCTAATAAATATCATCCAGAAACATCACCTGCAAATTGAGGTGGTAATTTTCCTTCTTTATACATTAAATAGCCTTTTTTAAATTCTTGAGGAAACAAATTTAACATTCTCATTCTTTGAGTTGTTTCTTTAAAACAAATATCAAAAAATTTCATATTAAATTCAACAGCAGGACGTCCATTTACAGTAAACCTAGAACGACAGTAATTTGAAGGTAATTCTTGAATATTCATTTTTTGAGTGCTTGGAATTAAATATCCATAATAACAGCCATTTCTAATAACTTTTAATGCAACTTCACCAAAAAAGCGTTTTGCATTAAAATTATCTAGATAAAGTAATACTTCATAGAATTTATCTAATACCTTATTTTCTGTTTTTGAGGTTTCCTCATTTATATATGGAGTAACCATCCAATCGTATCTATATAAATATGCCATATAACGACATAATCTAGAATAAATACCGCTTGTTTTGTAGAAAAAGTTAGATATTTCCCTCATTTGCTCATAATCACATTGATTAATTGCTCTTAAAACATATTCTTTGCTTGCCATTCTAGAATCTACTTTTTTAAGACTTCCTAAATCTAAAACGGCATCTTCTAATGTTTTTGCGCCCACCTTAATTTTTGAAAAATCAACATTATCATAAGGAAGGTCTGTTGTTCTGGTGTCACTTGCCATAGCAATTGAAAAACCTTTTTGTTTTATTTCTTTTTTTCTGTTTATCAAAATAGACACCTTACCTTTCATCTTTTTCTTACTCTTATAGTATATCATAAAATTTAGACTTTGTCAAACTTATTTCTTTATATTATTAAAAACCGCCTTGAGCATAATATGCTTTCATAATATAATCATAAGTTATTCTTCCTTCGTCTGTATAAGGAATTGCAATTAAAATAATATTATTTTTTTTACAATATATTCTTTTTTGCATATCATTATATTGCTGCTTTCTTAAACCTGTATATCCACCAAACTTACTTTTTGCTTCATAATGTTGAATACCTTGATATTCAATTAGAAATTCTAATTGACCTTCATCATCAAAGATTGCAAAATCAAATCTTAAAGGTCGACCGCTATTAGTAACTAAATCTGGAAAAGAATACTCTTCTTTAAAAGAGATACCATTTTCTTTTAAGATTTCTTCTATTTTTATTTCTCCTCGACTAGATCTCATTTTTCCTCCTATCATTATCGCAAAGATATGATGATATACTAAAAAGTAATTTAAAATATTTTTCCTTAAAATATTTCTATTATAATATTAAATTTATTTGAACTTAATAGTCCAATTTTGACCAATATAAAAATTTTTTAACCATTCGTATAAAACATCATATCCGCGATATTTCTCTTTTTTCTTCTTTTCTTTTTATCTTCTTCTTGTTTTATATAATAAAGTCCATATTCAAAAGCAGAAAATTTATCTTTTTTAATGCTTCTTGAGGACTGTTTTAAAATAATATTAACACCTTCATTTTCTTCAACCAAATTAAGCATTTGCTCTCTTAAAATTGTTGTTAAAGTAAAAGGTTTTAAATAGTCTGCACGTTTATCATTATCCATTTGTTGTCCCATCTTAGTAGACATTAATTTTACTTTTGCTTGGTTTTCATCTATTAAAAACTTAATTTTCCCGCTAGATAACTGAGTTTGAACATAACTATGAGCTTCTGTGTTAATTGGTGCATTCGCCTTTATTAAATACATTGCATCCATTTCTGTATCTGCAGTTCTAAATTGTTTATAGAAATTTTCTTCGTCATTAGAAACTCCAAAATTAGGTAATAATTCACCAGTTTCTGGATCTATTTGATCTTTTACCATAAAATCTACTAAACCAATACCAAGACCATTAGCATCTATGACAACTTGTCTAGCCTTATATTTATAAAATAACTTTTTGATATTTATTGCTTGAGCTTCAAAATGCTCCTCATCTCAAGTATAAAGATTAACAAGAGTCTTCAATGATGCTCCTTGAGCTTGCGGAGTTACTTTAAATACGCAAACCTCAGATGTACATCCTTTACGACCAACGTCTATTCCTAAAACATAAAACGCTGATTTTGTAGATCTTCCACTATACTCATATTCAGGTTGTAATAATACTCTATGCTTATCAAACTTCTCTGCAGAGAAAAATGCATTCTCCGCATCTCCGCTCCATTCTGATTCATATTCTCTTGCGAATGAACTATCATTATAAGTTCCATCAAGTTTTAATTCTTCAATAAAAGATTTTCGTAATAATTTTTCCATAACGGGAACTCTTCAAGTTCCACCCAATACAATAGCAGATCCAGGTTCTGTAATTTGTTGAATCAATAGCTGAATTAACTTTTCATAAGCAAACGAATTCTTTCATCCAGCTGTTGTAACATAAATCTGACTTTTATTTACAGGCTCATCTTCTTGTCTGCTACCATCTGCAAGACGTCTATCTACGTTCATGGTAGGAATAATAACTTCATTTAATAGTGTTTGATCAATTAGAATACACTCTTCCATTAAGCCCCCTGTTGCACGCTTACCACGAGATGATTGTTGCGCGGCAATAATATCTAATTTACTACCATTTTTAAAAATATATTCAACCATATTTTTAGAAGCTTTTGTTGCTCCTCTTGACCAGTCTATTTCATTTTTCATTCCTGGTATTAATTTACAAATTTCTTCTGCTTTTTCTCTAGCAATTCCCGCAGCCTGTTCTTTTCCACCTGTTGTAACAAATAAATGTGAACCTGGATAAAGAATACATCGAATCATTAATACTAAAACAGATAAAAATGATTTTGAGTAAGCACGAGGAAAAGTTGCATAAGCATATCTATGACGCATAACAGCTCTTAAAAATACTCTTTGATAAAAGAACAAATGGAAATTTTCTGGGTTGCTTCCGCAAAGAAAATCTACAAATTTATCAGGATATTCTCTTCAATAAGCAACATAATCTCTTATTATAGGAATTTGTGCACGAATTCTTTCTTCTGATAAACCTGTCTTTTTAGTATTCTTACTTTTAGAAAGTTCCATTAAATCTTTTAAAGCCATTATTGTTCCTCCTCAGAATTAAATAAATCTGCATCTAAATTTTTTTGTTCTTCTATTGAATTGTAGTATTCTGCTATTTCCGCATCTTTTAACCCTTGGATTGCCTCTTCATCAGCTTCTGGATCAGCAACTTCAGTTTCCGCCATTTCTTTTTGGATCTGGATTTTCTTTAATGCATCTTCTATCTGTTGACCAAAACCTAGATCTTGTGTAACTAGTTTATACAAATAACTTTTCATATCTTTTAAAGTTAAATCAACTTTATCTTGTGGAATATCAGTTTCAAATCTAGGAATATACCCTTCTCTTTCACACATTGCAACTAACTCTCCAACACAATCTACATAATCATTTTTTTCTTCTTTATTCTGTGCAGCTGTAAATTTTGCAGATTTTCTTAGAGATTCAGATACTTTTGATAATTTTTGAAATCCTTCAATATCTCCGCAGTCAAGAGCTTGATTCATCTTTAAGTTTGTTTTACAGATTAAAATCAGTGTATTGATTGTATCTGCATCTTGAATATCAAAAGAATTAGTCATTTCTTCATAACTTCTTTCTAATTCAATTCATTCTTGCGGTTTATATAAGGCTCCTCACTTCATTGCTAAATAAATTTTATCATCTTCTGTTAATTGTGCTACTGAATTATCTAATTGATTATTTAAAATTGAAGTATTTTCATCATAATATCTATCCATAGTTGTGTTTGGCTGAGCTATTGGAGCATTAACATATTCTTCATGTTGCGTTTGTGCGCTTACCATAGTTTTATATTCCGCTTCTGATATTTCTCCTGCTTCAAATTTTTCTTTTATTTCTGCATCAAATGCAGCTCTTTCAGCCTCTTGTGCAGATCTTTTTTCTTCATTTAAAGCTTGTAATCTATCACTGTCGGCTCAGCCATAATTTTTTCATTGTTTTAATTTCATTTTTGATAAATACTTACCAAAAACAGACATTCCATTTAAATTAGGATTTTTCGCAAATGCTCTATCTCTTAATACATCTCATTCAATAGGTACATAAGGAACATCCATTTTTTCTAATAGCCATAAATAGGTACTAGGATCCCAGTTGTCAATATGCATAGTTAAACATTTTTTACACATTTCTGTTTTTTCCCCATTTTTATATGTATAAAATTGAGTATCTTCATCAAGCATTTTACCACATTTTTGACATAATTTGTTTGCCATTTTTATACCTCCTATTTGCTTTTATTTTTTCTTGCTTCCGCACTTTTTTCATTTCTACATTGTTTACAGATACTATAAAATCCGTCTTTTGAAGTGCTATTTTTTGAAAAGAATCTATTAGTTGCTAATTTAGTCTCTCCGCAACGAGAACATCTTTTTCATTTTCCTTTTTCTTGAGTTGTATAATACCACATTAAGTAATTTTCTTTTGCCTTTTCCGCAATCATTTTAGGAATTTTATTTCTCCATAGAGAAGATAAATATTCAACAGAGTGAGTTTGATTAAACTCTTTCTCTAATAATTCTTGAATTTCTAAATTTTGTTTTCCATCAATTTTATAAATAAGTAATTTATAATATAATTGATATTTATCATTATTTAATGTATTTTCTATTAAATTATCTAAATCTAACATAGTATAATATAGATCACTAGTAAATCTTCCTCAACAATCTTCTTTCAATGCACTGTAATTGCATAAAAGTGCGGAGATATGATTTCAATTAAAAAAATTAATCATACAATTACTAGAAGGTTCTCCAAGTTTATCTATTGTGATGTCTTCTCTTAAATCCATTTGAGATAATCCTCTAATAAAATTGCCATTATTTCCGCAATTTGTTACTATTGTATTTCTATATAAATTCTTTATTATGTATTGCTCTTGATGCATTTCAATAAGTCATTTTTTTAGTTTAAACTTTTTCTTTCCTGTTGCTTTTTTCTCCATCTCTTCCATTATAGCAATTGATTCTTTTAACTGTTTTAAAGCAGGTATTTCCGCAACATCTTTTTCTGTAATGGAAATTTTAGGTGTTAACAAAACATTTTTATCATTTATCACCAAATTATATATACCATCTTCGCCATTTTCAAATTTACTTACTAATCCTTGATATGAAGTTTCTCTCTTATTTATTGTTATCATTCTATTATCTGTTACTATTTCTTTTTTCTTTTTTTCTTCTGGTGTCATAGCCATTACAATGTAATTAGCTAAAAATTCTAAATTCTTTTTATTATTTAATTGTTCTGTAGGTAAGCCAGCAACAAAATCAGCGCGCTCTTTAGCTGTTTTTAAACTATAATCTAACTTTGTATATTTTGTTTCAGGTTGATTTTGTTCCATTTTCATGCTCCTCTCTTTTTTAATCAATTTTGACCTTTTTTACAATTATATTTTACCATAAAATTTTTATTTTGTCAACCAGATTAAAGAAACTTTATTTGATACTTTTTAAAAAATATATTATAATATATATGTAATAAAAAAGAAAAAGAAAAAAATTAATATTATATAAAATGGTTATATATTACCTTAACCACCTTTCTTATATATAGCCATTTTATATAATATTAAAGGAGAGATAAAGATGAAGCCAAAAATAACTGATGATATACCAATTCGTATAATAACTTGTAAAGAAAACGAAGTTTTAAGTATGTTTAAATTGGGTAATATATATATTTATTTACCTATTTCCGCAAACTTTTTTACTAAATTAGGATTTAAAATTTTTTTAGGAGTAAAATTAGAAAAAAAATTATAAATAATAAAGAAAAAAATTAATAGAATTACTAGATATTTTAAAAGAGGTGTCAGAATGAATAAAGAAGAAATGATATGTAAAAATTGTAAATACCATTATATAGAAGAAATATCTTTTGATTATCCACGAAGTTGTTGCAGCAAAAGAAAAGCAATAATTGAAGAATGGTTTAATTGTAATGATTTTGAATATAATGATAAATATATTGAGCAATTACACCAAGAAAACAAACAATTAAAAGATAATTGGAATAAGTTAAAAGACTTTATAGTAAAAGAATATTATATGTATTTACCATTAGAAGCAAGTGTAAGATCTATAACAATTCTTATAAATAAAATTCAAGAATTAGAAAGGAATGATAATAAATGATAGAAATAATTGGCTGTATATTGTTAATTATAATAGATGTTTCTTTTATATGTATGACTATTGACGAACTAAGAACTAATTATGAATTAAGAAAAAGTTTAGGAAAAGGAAGGGATAATAATGAATAAATATGTAGCGCATTTCCGCACAATAGCAAAACATAAATTACTTGTAATGAAATTTTGTTTTAAATGCGGATTAATTTGGAGAGGTTTAATGCATGACAATAGTAAGTTTGGTCCTACTGAGTTCTGGGCTTCCGCAAAATATTGGCAAAGCAGCCGCAGTCCGATAGATGCTGAAAAAGAAGCATGCGGATATAGTTTGGCTTGGCAACATCATAAAGGTCATAATCCGCACCATTGGGAGTATTGGTTAGATAATTTAGGAACTCATCAAAATACTGGATTAAAGATGCCTATTGAATATGTGATAGAAATGATTTGTGACTGATTGAGTGCGGGGATTGTTTATAGCGGCAATAAAGTTAGTTATGACGAACCTTATAGCGAGCCTCGCGCATTTTATAATAGTAAAATTAATGAGAGAATTTTTCATCCAGAAACTCAAAAATTAATTGAACATTATTTAGATAACATTGCGGAATATGGAATTAATTATTTCTGCAAACATTGGAAATATGAAGAAGAAACTTATGAATATGTAAATGGTAGATTACAGGGGTAAAACACCTGGATTAAAGGAGAAAGAGAGGCACTGCCGCATGAAAGAAATATTAAAAGAATTATTAACAGATACTTATGCAAGGACTGTTAAAGATAATGAAGAAGATTTTGCAACAATGTATTATATTGTCTGGAAAATGGCAAATTTAATGCTTATAAAAGGTTGAATTACTGAAGAAGAATATAAACAAATTTTAGAAATAAAAAATAAAGACGAAAGAGAAAAAGAAATCGCAGAGTGAGCTAAAAAATAACCTTATTCATAAAGTGGAATTGAAAATACTTTTGGAGATTTTTTAGACGAGCACAACCTATTTTTTCAAAAAATAAAAAAATTTTTCCCAAAACACCACCCCCTCTTTTGTTACGAGTACGTCTGGTTGTTCAATGGTCTTTTTTCTCTTGCTTACGTTTGCTAGGTGGGGTCAAACAATAGCAACAAAGACTAATTAAAAGGGCAATTCATTAGATAATTTTTTCTAAGAAAACTTGATTACAAGTTAACTTCATTGGCTTGTCTGCGACTGTGACAAGCCGAATTTTACATTTACTTTACATGTCAAGTATTTGTCAACCGAAAGTGTGTGTTAAGTATCTATGTATCGTCTTCCCAAAACTTACTACAAAAAAAATAAAAAAACTTTTAAAAAAGTATTGACTTATTTAGGACAATGTGGTATAATAATAATGTAATAAGAAAGAGAGAGATTAAAATGAAAGAAAAAAATATTAAAGAATTACAAGAGAAGATAGACCAATTAGAAAACATTATTTTTAATTTAGATTTAATAGACCATTGGACTAAAAAAGATACAGAACTATTTGAGAAGTACAACAAAGAGTTAAGACAACTAAAAGAGTTAGTTATTAATGAATTAATAAGATAAAAAGATAATAGAATAAACAAATAAGAAGTAAAAGAAAAGGAGAATTGATTATGAATTACTTAATAATAGATGTTATACATCACAGAGTTTATTCTTGTGATACAAGAGAAGAACAACAAATGTTTCTTAATGTACTCTTTTCAAGTAAACAAGATGTACCAAAAGACTTGTGTAGATTAACTTATTATAATAATAATAAAATTATTTCAATAAGATACAAATAAACTATTGACAAATAATAACTATTATGTTATAATTATAATGTAAGAAAGGTAAGGTTGTGATAATTATGAGATTGTTTTTAGATTTAGATGGAACATTAGCAAGATTTAATGTAAGAAATGCACTAAAAAGATTTGATAATGAGAAAGGTTTCTTTGCTAATTTAAAGGCTTACAAATACATTGAAGTTGTAAATACATTAGCATTGAATAATGAACTATACATTATTTCAGCATCACCAAATGAACAAGCAGATAATGATAAAATGATTTGGTTAAAGAAATATTTACCAAATGTAAAAGATAGTAACATTACACTTTGTAGAATTGGAGAGAACAAAGGTAACATAATAGAGAACAAATACCACATTACCATTGATAGTAATTGTTATTTATTAGATGATTATACTAAGAACTTAGTAGAATGGGAAAGTCTTGGAGGAACAGGCATTAAAAGGCTTACATCAGTAGCAGATAACTCTCGTAAGTTGTGGAAGGGTTTACAAATAAAAACACTATTAGAACTAAATAATTTATTTGTTTAGTTTTTTTAGTTGCGTTTTTGTGGTGTTCCAGTTGCCATATCGGCTCGCACTCCACCAACGCGAGCCGAATTTTAGGGTGGAATAGGGCTTTAAGTTTTTATTTACATAATTTGACAAAAATACTTTACACCTACTTTACACAAAAGGGTAGGGTAGGATAGGGGAGTTTAAAGAGAAAGTCCTAACCTACTAACTTGACATTACTTCTTCAAGAGCCTTTTCAAAAATGAGGTTGCGGAAACTCTTTAAAATCAAGGGTTTAGGAAGGTCAAAAGAAGAAGTAAGGGCGGAAGTAGAGATGTAAATCACTCACCTACCCTACTCTCCCCTACTCCACTCTCTCGAGCGTCGCGTTGATGGCCGCAACGCGACGTAATTTTATTATACCACTCCCTTAGGGAAAAGTCAATACAAAAACTGTAATTTTACACTCTTTTGACAGATCCTGAAACGCGACACACTAGGCTGCGTTGTAAAAAAGTTAAAAAAATTTTAAAAAAACTATTGACTTTTTTTCTCTTTGGGTGTATAATAAGTATGTAAGATAGGAAAGGAAGTGATAAAATGAAAAAATTAATTCAATGGTTAAAAGAAAATCTTGATAGAGATTTGTACGAATACTATGGAGTTCAAAAAAATGAAAAAATTTAAAAAAACTATTGACAAATAATTGCAAATGTGATATAATAAATATGTAAGATAAAGAAAGAAAGGGTTGATAAAAATGAAAAAAGAAACAAATGTTATTTTACAAATAATTAAAAATATTTTTAAAGGGGTTTTGAGTTTAGTAGGTCATTCATTTAAAATGGTTTACTTAATAATTCAATGGTTTAATAACCTAGTTGCTAAACTATTCTTAAAATTACCAAGATTAGTAAGAGTTATAATTATTTATAGTTTAATTGCTCTATCAGTATTAGCAATATTAATTCTAACAAAAAATATTAAAATAAGTTTTATGTAGGTCAACAAGGTAATTCAGTCGCCCTTGTTGACACCACTGAAACAAATGAAATCCAAGAAGAAAAAGAGATTGAATTTGTTGAAGAGCAGACTGAAGAAATTTCTGAAGATACTACTTGTAAATTAAATAATGAAATTGCTTGTCGTATCTATAATAGAGGGCTTGAAAAAGGCTTAACAAAAAATCAAAGTATTCTAGTTGCCGCCATTTCTGCTCACGAAACAGGTTATTGGACTTCTGTAAATTTTTTAGAAAAAAATAATTTAGGTGGTTTGTGGAACGGCAGACAAGGAACTTTCTACTCTTATGAAAGTTTTGAAGTAGGGCTTGATGTTATGATAGATTTATTAAAAAATGATTATTTCAATAATGGTCTTACTACTATTAGAACAATTAGTGAAGTGTATTGCCCTGAGGGAGCAGCAAATGACCCTTATAATCAAAATCAACACTGGATACCAAAAGTTACTTTGATTTATAATCAATATTTAGGTTTACAAAAATAAATGTAAACCTTTCATTTTTCTCTTGACTTTTTTGGACGGCTCGCAGGTGAGCGTCGCGAGCCGTTTTACAGTTTACATGTAAAGTGTAAAGTTTTTGTGTCAAAAAGTGTAAACCGAACACTTGTTTGTGCTTTCCCGATACACACGGTTGAGTTGTAAAAAAATTATTTTTTTTACAAAAAACTATTGACTTTATTTTTGTTTAGGTGTATAATAAGTATGTAAGATAAAGAAAGAAAGAGGTTGATTAAAATGAGAAAAATTAAATGGGAAAACATAGTATTATTAGTAATGGTTGTGTTAGGTGTAATAAGCATAATACATCACATTAAATTAAATGGTTGGTATAGCAATTTAGGAATAGAAGTAATAGTTTACTCATTAATTAGTGTTGGTGCTAGAAGTCTAGTAAAAGACATTAGAAAAAACCCTAGTAATTGGACTTTATAAAAAAGTCTAATTACTAGAAAAAAAATAAAAAAAATGATAAAAAGGTATTGACAAAAGATACTAAAAATGATATAATAATAATGTAATAAAGAAAGAGAGAGATTTAAAAATGAAAAAAATTGACAAAAGAAAAAAATATTTTATGGTACTAGATACTGAAACTTGCCCTATTGATAGAAATGTTGAGGGCGTAACTCCTGAAAATATGTTAGTATACGATATTGGTTATTGTATAGTAGACAAAAAAGGAAATGTATATAAAACAGGTTCTTATATAGTTAGTGAAATCTTTTTCGGGGAACATTATGAAAAAATGCAAAGTTCATATTATGCAAATAAGATACCTAATTACTTTCAAGAGATTGCTACTGGTTCAAGAGTTGTAAAAACTTGGAAACAAATATCTTATATTATAAGACAAGTTTTACAAGAGTACAACATTACAACAGTAGTGGCTCACAATGCAAGATTTGATTTTGGAGTTTTAGGAACAACAAAAAAATATCTTCAAGAGTATTCAATGCTACCATACATTGAGTGGTGGGACACTTTAAAAATGGCTCGTTCTGTATTAGGTAAAATGCCTACTTATAAAAGATTTTGTGAAAAAAACAATTATCTTACAAAAAATGGTAGTTTAAGATATACTGCTGAAATTATCTATCAATATATCACACAAGATAAAGATTTTAAAGAAAATCATACAGGACTTGAAGATACACTTATTGAAAAAGAAATCCTTGCTTATTGTATAAAACAACATAAGAAAATGGACAAACTTCTATTTTCAAAAGTAAATGTAAATGCGGAAATGGTTGCCTAGTGGCAACCTCCACCGATACCTACCGCAAATAAAATATAAAAAAATTAAAAAAGGTATTGACATTCCCACTAAAAAGTGTTATAATATATATGTAAGTGAGAGATAGCCACTCTCACAAAGAAAAGAAAGTGAGTTGATTAAAATGGCAAAAAGAAGAAATAATAATGTAGCAAAGGTACTTGTAGACAAAAATGCGGCACAATTTGCAAGAACTGCCGCAAACTTAGCAAGAAAGGGCAAAACTAATAAAAAATTAGGTCGTAACCCTAAGGCTAAAAAATACGCAATTGCGTAATTTTTTTATTTTTATTCGTGATACGCCTGACTGAGTTGTGAATTTGACGCCTCGCGATGGATCGCCGCGAGGCGATTTTTCTGTTATACCATACTTTTAGGATTTTGTCAAGTGATTTTTGATCTTTTTTTAAAAAAATTTTTTTTCCTAGATCTCGATCCAACAACGCACCCGGGTGTATCAAATAAAAAATTTTTCATTTTTCTATTGACTTTTTTTAATAAAAATGATATAATTATAATGTAATAAGAAAGGAAGAGAAGATACTAAAAATAATTTTTAAAAAGTTTTTAAAAACTATTGACTTATTTAAATTATTATGTTATAATAATAATGTAATAAGAAAAGAAAGGTTAGTAAAAAAAAATAATTTAAAAAATTATTAAAAAAGTATTGACAATCTAATCTTATTATGATATAATAAATATGTAATAAAGAAAAGATTTATTACAAGAGCCAAAAGAAAGGGAGATGATATTATGGCTGAAATCAAAAAAATGACTAAAAAGGACTTTTTCAAAGAGTTAAGAGGTATGGTTGCTGACCGCCAAGACTTAGTGGACTTTATAGACCACGAAATTGGTTTACTAGAAAAGAAATCTAGTAAGTCAAGTGAAACAAAAACTCAAATTGAAAACAAAGGTATTATGCAAGATATTTTAACTGCTTTAAAAGAAATTGCTAGACCTGTTACTATCACTGAATTACAGAGTGAAAGTGAAACTTTAAAAGAGTTTTCTAATCAAAAATTAAGTGCCTTACTTAAAAAATTAGTAGAAGGCGGACAAGTAAAGAGAATTGCTGACAAGAAAAAAACTTACTTCGCTATTGTAGAGGAATAGTCCCCTACAAAAAGACTTTGGCGACTAGTCTATAAAATAAGTCGCATTTATTAGATTTTGTATAATTAAAAATAAAGTTGAAAAACTTTATTTTTTTTAATAAAAAGTATTGACAAAACAAGAAAAATGTGGTATAATGGGCGGCTCGGCCTCGGCGGCCTTGAGCCGATTTTACATGTAAATTGACATGTAAAGTATTTGTAAAGCGAATTGTCAACTTTACATGTAAAGTGTAAAGTCCTGAAACTGTCAAGTGGTGTAAACTAAAAAATAAAAAATTTTTAAAAAAACTATTGACTTATTTTTAAAAAAATGATATAATTATATTGTAAATAAGAAAAGGAATGATTAAAATGAACGAAACAAGAAAAGTAATTTTAAATAGTTTAGAAGTATTGGTAAAAGAAATGCCAGAACAAAGAATAGGACAAATAATTTTTAATTACATTTGTAGCAATTGCCCTAATAATGACCCATTTTTCATTAGTGATAAAGATTTATTAAAAATCTTAGAAAAAACACTTGACAAATATTCTCATTAGTAGTATAATTATAATGTAAGAAAGGAAAGGGATAAAAAATGGAAGATAAAAAAGAGTATGTTGTTTATATTACTGAAACACTTCAAAGAAAAGTTAAAGTAAAGGCAGATAGTTTAACAGATGCCGAAGAAAAAGTCCAAGAAATGTATTCAAAAGAAGAAATTACACTTGATTACAATGATTATTTACAAGTTGAGTTTGACGCAAGAAATATTTAAAAAAAATAAAAAAAAAGTATTGACAAATAAATAAAAAAATGATATAATAATAATGTAATAAATAAGGAAAGTCAAAAAAGTGATTAAAAAAATATTAAAAAAGTATTGACAAAACAAATTATTTATTATATAATATATATGTAAGATAAAGAAAAAAGAAAATCTTACAAGAAAATAGTTAAAGTGGTAGCCCCACAAAGAAAGGAATTGATAACTATGGAAAACAAAAAAATGACTAAGAAAGATTACTTCAAAGAATTACTACAAATTGAAGCAGTTGCTTCAAATAAAGATTTAGTGGACTTCATTAACCACGAAGTAGGATTACTAGAAAAAAAATCTAGCAAATCTACTCTAAGTAAAACACAAGTTGAGAATAATAGCATAAAAGATATAATTATGAATGTTCTTCAAGAAAGTGCAAAACCTATGACAATTACTGAAATTCAATCAGTAAATGAAGATTTAAAAGAATTGTCAAATCAAAAAATCAGTGCTTTACTAAAACAACTTGTTGATACCGACCTTGTAGAAAGAGTTGTTGACAAGAAAAAAACATATTTTCAAATCAAAAGTGTCTAATTGACACTTTTTTCTTTTGTCTGTAAACTTTACACTTATTTTACTTTACACTTGACATGTAAATTTACGCGGACCGCTGTCGCTCGCAAGGCGTCCGCAAATTTTATTATACCACACTTTTGAGTTTTTGTCAATAGAAAAACAAGAAATTTTTTAAAAAAAATTTTTCCTAAAACCTTGACTTATTTTTGCTATTATGTTATAATTATAATGTAAGAAAGAAAAGGGATAAAAATGAAAAAAAATATTTATACAATGGATTGGATTGACATTTGCATTAGTGCTGATTTGTCTTTGGAGGATAAAATTTATTTGTTGAATTTTCTTTTTGAAAAAAGATAATTTTTACAAAAAACCTATTGACAAAATAAGTATAGTATGATATAATTATAATGTAATAAAGAAAGGGTGATTTAAATGAAAGATTACAAAGTAAATGGAAAAGTTATTGAAATGACTTTGGAAAGTGGAAAAGTCGTAAAATGTTCTACTGACTGGGCTAATAAGTCAATGAAAGCACTTGACACCGATATGGAAGATGTACTTCTTATGTGGCTAGAAGATAATGATTACCTAGAAAATGAAGAACAAGAAGAACTTAATACCAAAGCAAAAGCAAATAAAATTAAATTAACTGCAACAAGTGAAAAAAAAGTAGTTAAAAAAACACCAAAAGAAAGAGTGCAAAAGGAAAACCCTACAAAAGAATTAATTATTGCAACAATAGCAAAAGCACTTGAAAGCCTTGATATTAAAGACTTAACAATAGAAAATAAAGCAAAATTAATTACTTTTAGCCTAAATAATGAAGATTTTAAAGTAGATTTAGTGCAAAAACGCAAGAAAAAAGAAGAAAAATAGAAAAAATCTTCTTTTTTTTGTAAAAAACACTTGACAAAATGCGGAAATGGGTGTAAAATCGGCGCGACAATGGTCGACCAGCGCCGAATTTTTAAAAAGTCAAGCCTTTTTTGAAAATTTTTTTCAATTTTACACTTATTTTACATTTTCTCTATTTTCCTATAATTGGGCTGGACCCGAGTAAAGCCCCATATGGCTTCTAAATATAATGAAAGGCGCGAGCGCGATCGTGGCGCTCCGTCCCCTTGTAAACGCGACCATATGGGGATTTTTTTCGTTGAAAGTACCTTGACCGCTTTCCGCAATCTTTTTCCTAAAACTAAGCGTTTTGCTTGACAAAAATAATAATATATGATATAATATAAAAAAACGGCTTTTTTAAGACCGAATGACCGATTGCCGCATGATTATATGCTTGACTTTTATAAATATTTATATTATATAATAATAATAATACTCTCCCATTATAATTATATCATATTTTTAAATAAAAATCAATAGAAGCAAAATTTGCCACGAATTTTTAAATAAAAAAAACAAGGATGATAAAATATTCATCCCTATATATAAGTTTAGATCTGATGCTAAATCAATAGCAAAATAAAATAATAAATGAGGATAACGATAGTGATACGAAGAGCATATAGTATATATTGCGGTCGGCCACCACCAATACACTATCTTTACTATTTATACTATTCTTATCATTTACACCATTACCCTTGATCCCACTCTAATAACTCAGGTTTCTTTTCTATATATGTCCCTTTTAATACCTTACTACCAATCTTTTCTTCTAACTCATTTTTAAATGCCATAAAACCAGCCGCATTTAAATGTTTCATCTCTACTAAAGTATCATAAGCTTCTTCTTTACTCAATTCCCCTCTTTCAACCATTTCAGCAACCATAACTTCTTTTTCAGCATCTGTACTAAAATATTTATTCATTAAATCTTTCTTAATTTTTTCTTCTTCTTCATTAAATAATTCTAATAACTTAGTACCATCTTGCATATCAGTAGCTTTAACCCATATATAATGACAATTCCCTAACTTACCATTAGATTGAAAAGGCTTCCCATATAATTCATTGCGGGCTGCAATTGTATAATTATAAGTAGTACCCTCTGCAATAGCTAACTCATTCTTATGTTTATTATATATTTTAAAAGCAACATTACTGCAAGTATCTAGCCCATTTTTATTCCATTCTTCATCAAAAGCATTAAACACAATTTCTTTAGACCTCTTTCCCTCTTTAGTATATTCTTCTTCTTTTATATTTTTTATATTTACTCCGCCATAAATTTCTTCATAATCTGCATAATCTTTTAATTCTTTTAGTTTATCTTTTTTCTTTACTCTATAACTTCCATAAGATAAGCCAAATCATTGAGCAATTTCTTTAGAACTCATTTTACCTAATTTTAATTTCATACTCTCATCTCCATTTTTATATAAAAATACTATAAATAAAATTAACAACTTTAGACCTTTTGTTAATAAAAAAGTTGTTAACTTTATATAAACAGGTAATTATATAGGTATTCATATAAAGTTAACAACTTTTAAAAATAGTGCGGAAATCCTACCCCTAAAGAAAATTACCCTAGCCCCTAAAAATTTTTAGGCATACCCCTAATAAAGTTATTAGCCCCTATTTACATAGAATTAACAGCTTTTATTTAGTCAATTCATCCCTTCGGGCTGAATTTCCACTCGCTTCGCTCGTTCGATCAGTAATAAATTAATATCGTTTTTTCGTTTTCTTTTAAGAAAGAACCGTCTCTTTTAAAGTCCCTCTTTTTTAAGTAATGCGGCAATTCTTACTCTAAAGTATCTAGATCTAGATCTATTTCTTCAATATCCTTTGTTAAATATAATTTAATAGCGTTTTCAATAAAAACTGTTCGTTCTTCTTCATTTTTCTTATCTAAAATCATTAACCATAAAGGATAAATTATAGGACTTCTATATCCTAATAGATATAGCAACAATTGTAAATCAACATTAATTTTCATAGTATCCTCCTTATTAATAAAAGAAACGATTTTATCTCACACGGTGAAAATCGTTTCTGTTTATTTTATATAGTCTATTGCAATAACCCTTAATTCATTTTCGTCTATTATATGGCGGAGATGTCTACCATTAACCGCTACTAAGACATATTCAGGTGCGGAAAACTCTACTCTATAAACTTCTTTATCATATATAACAATATCATTTGTAAAGATTTTTTTTCTTTTGCTATCATACATTTTAGTTCAAATCGAAACAGAGTCCTCATCTACTATATATGCTTTACCTTTTTCAAGAATTACATTGTCCGCAATTAAATAACCATATACTCATTTATTTTTCATTTCACAATATCCGCGGAATTCATAATTTTGTTTCATAGTTGTTCTACCCTCCTTTTGTTATTTATATAAGTTAAAAGGAGTTATTTTGAAGCCTTAGGTTTTCTCTTTTCTACTAAATCAAGTTTAAATTCTTTATCTCCGATTTTAAAAGTAATAAGTTTAGTTTCATTTTCAATAACTATATCAGTAGCACCTTCTAATCCTTTTAGAGCCTCTGCAAGGTGGTCAATAGTTGCTTTTTTTGTAGGATTTTCTTTTTTAACAACTTCTCTTTTCTTTCTTTCTTTTGCTCCATCTGTTGCTTTAATTCCTACTTTATATTTTTTAGCCTCTCCATTCAACTCCTCTTGTTCATCATTTATTAAATATTCTTCATCTTCTAACCAAGTTAACACTGCATCTTCCATATCAAGATTTAATTTCTCCATCATTCTTTCAATGTAACTAGTCATAGCCTTTACAACTTTACCATTTTCAAGAGTGATTTCAATAACTTTTCCTTTAACAACATAATCTTTCATATTCAATTCCTCCATTTCTTTTTTATATATTTTTTATTTTTTACATATTAATTATAACATTTTTTTTTATTTTTGTCAATAGTATAGCTTAAATTTTTTAAAATTTGTTGCGGCAGTAACCGTTTAAAGATCTTTAGGCTCAGATCTCAATTAAAATAAAAGGTGAAGCATTTTTAGCACCTCACCTTTTCATATATCAACTTACTATTCAGCATCAACTGAGAAGTAAGATTTCTTTTTATCTTGTGTTTTAACAACTCTGTTTGTATCAACTAATTTCTTTAATAAAGCAGATAATTTTTGATTTGAATATTCAGCCATTTCTGCGTCTGCTTGTAATTCACTTACTGTTACTGGTTTAGCAATTCTTACTAATGCTTCATAAACTTTTTCAACAATAACTTCATTTTCTTTTTGAGCCTTAGTTTTTACATTTGATTTCTTTGATATTAATTCAACTTGCTTGTCAATAAAGTTTACTAATTCACTTTCATTTTCTACTCCTGCTGTTAATACAACCTTTCTTAATTCATTAAAATAATCTTTCTTTGTCATTCTTTCCATAATATTCACCTCTAACCTTTCTTTTTTTATATGGATTTTATATAAACATTGCGGGGAAGCTACTGTGTAGCACATTACCCCCAACAATGTAATCTAATTAGATGTAACTTTTTCGCTTTATAAGACCTTGCGGAAGCCGCTTGGAAGAAACTTTATTAGCCGCGTCACCTTATTTATTAGGTAAGTTACATTGACAGTTCTACTTTCTTTATCTATATTCAATAAATTAAGACATTGTTAATGGAGTTGAACTATTTTATTAAGTTTTGCAGACCTTTTTTTACCAACTAGTTTTGCTGTAAATGTCTTATTTATTTATTACATATATATTATATTATATTTTTTTAATAAAATCAAATTAAGTTTTTGGATTGCTTTATTTCTCTCTATTGAAATGGTCTTCTACTTATATGTTACACTTCCACCTTTGTAACATAGCCAATTTTTATTCATTTTCTTATTACATATATATTATATAATAATTTTTTAATTTTTTCAAATTATACTAAAGAGTATCAGTATAATCAAATTTTCTTTTCTCTGTATATTTTATAAGTTTCTTTTCAATTTCAAGTAATTCTGCACCAATAGTATCTAGTTCTTTATCATTTGCTCTTACTATTTCAAGCACAATTTCATTTAATCTTTTAATTAATTTTGTTTTCATTTTTTATCAACCCTTTCTTTATTTATTACATATATATTATATTATATTTTTTGTAAATAATCAAGTTGCTTCGTAGTCCCGAACCATTTCTAACAGACTATTGCCATATTCCACCTATAATCGCTATTGATTATTCTTCTACATATGGGCTTCCTTGTAATGGAGGTAGGTATTTGTTCTCTTATTTGCTTTTTATAAATACCATTAGGATAAACACTATGTCTGCATTGCTCGCTACGCCCTTGCCATGGCTCATACGCACCTTTGTGTAGCAATACGGTAGAAGGAAGGCGTTCCCCCTCGCAGATCTCACCATTGTCATTGCTTATCCTAATGCTATCTATAAAAGATAGCAAATGTAATAAAGTGAGTGATTGCGGAAATGTTAAGCCTTATCCGCGTCGGCACGCCTTCTTATATCGCGTCGGTCGCTCTACGCATTGTGATTTTCATTAGTTTTAGGATTTATAAAGGGGATACCAACATCACAAGATTACCCTTTATCCTGAGGAACACTTTCCTATCTTTTTTGGAATGTCGCTTTCAGCCTTCCTCTTCCCTGGCTCGACATTTTATAATTGGCGATGATAGCTATTTCCATTCCTTCGTTCACTTCAACGCCTATGACTACCAATTACTTTTATTTCTTTTTACATATATATTATATTATAATTTTTTAATAAAATCAATTAATCATCTAATTCGCCATCAAAATCACTTAATATCTTGAATTTAGGATTAGCGTTACCATCTTGGCAAGTGCAATTATATAGATAAATTTCGTGCTTTATAACACTTGCTACATCATCTATTGCATTATAATCTCCTACTAAATACCAAGTACCTTTTGAGTATATAACACATCCATCAGCATCAACCATATCTTTTTCAGCATATCTATAAATTTTCCACATAACTATCACTTCCCTTTCTTATTACATATATATTATATTATAATTTTTAATTTTTATCAAATGAGAACCTTAATTCTCTCTTAAAATCATAATTGCCGCCTCAATAGCTCCTTGTATTATAAACACCCCAAGGCGGGTTGGTTTTTACTAATTAAGGTCAATGTGTTTAACGACTAACACACTTCGCAAAAGTTCGTTATAGACTACTAGGCTTCATTCTGGACTTTCACCATACTCAAGTGTCGTTCGTCTCTTTTACCGACAATTATAATTTTAAGAAAGAATTAATTTTGCTATTGAATTAATTCTCTTTAAATATATTAAGTGAGGTATCCGCCCTACAAGCCTTCAACTCGGACCGCCAATACTCATCTCTCTTTAGCTTTGAGGCTCTTCCATACACTAAGAGATTATTAATATATTTAAAGCGAACTAATTCGCTTGGTTATTTTCCTACTATATTCGGACTGGAACCAACAGACTAGATTATTATAACTTATAAAAGTTATCTTTTCTTTATTACATATATATTATATAATAATTTTTTTATAAAATCAATAGTTTAATTATATTTTTGGTCTTTTCGGCGGATCACTGTTTATTCCTTCATATCCGCAATTCTGCAGGTCATGACTCCTGTCCAGTTACCGTATCTTTTTGCCCTCCCGGTCGGCAAACCAGTTTCCCTGGCAACCTCTCATATGACATTTCCGCGGTTGTTCATATGTTCACTTTTAATATGCTATTGATACAGCAGCACAATCTTTTAGCTCCTTCTGCTGTGCATAGAGCTCTCTTTTCACTATCCCTTAAAGCCTACTAGTTGCGGTTGAGAACACCTTTGTAGCCTACTACATCATCATTTATATTCCAACCTGTAGCCGCTGGTCTCATACGCCCTTGCTTTTGCATTCTCAATGGCAATGCACTGCTCATTAAGATAAAGCCGCTGTGATGAATTTAGGATACAACCATTTCCGCCAGTTCCCATCTCTGGCTCCCCCGAAGTGAACTTATTGCCCATAGGTTTTTGGTCACGGAGAACTTATGATGTTTAAGCATTACCCTGCTCACTCAGTGGGTTTCTCAAACTCCGATTAGATTTAATTAGTTATTAACTAATTATTTTTTATATTATAATTTTCTTTAACTTACATATATATTATAATATATTTTTTATAAATAATCAAAGAAGATTTATAAATGGCAATCATTATTTACAGCATTTATTTTTATTCTTTTTTTATTTACATATATATTATATAATATTTTTTATTATTTTTCAACTTCTTCTTTATTATAGAAGTCAATTATATATTTTGCAAGAATTTTTATATTAGGAAGAACTTGCATAGAAACATCCCACTTTTCTAATTCTTCTTCTCCACAAAATGCATCTCCAACAGAGATTTCATATTCTCGTTTAGACCAAAAACTATACTTAATTTCATTTTTTAATTTTTCTACAAAATCATCAAAGGTAATATAGTTTTCTAATAAAACCTTAACGCCTCTAGTAAATCTTACACTCATAAATATATTAAATAATTCAATCTTTTTTTCATTAAAATTATAATTTAAAACATACCATTCCATAATAATTTCCCCTTCTTTCAATAAATTATGCTTCAGGAGCAATATAATCATTTACATCCTCTGTAACTTCAATTGTATCATTATGATATATTACGTGTCCATTAAAAACCAATTTGTAATATTCTGTTCCTTCTGCTCCACAATTTTTGCAAACATAGTCATATCCAATTTCTTCTTCATTAGTTTGCGAAAATCCCCATTCAAGATCTCTCTTCCCACATACTGGACATACTCCTTCACAATTACAAATAAATTTTTTCTTTTCCATATTTATCAATTCCTTTCTTTTTTTCTTACATATATATTATATAATAATTTTAATAAAAAATCAATAGAGAAGATAGAAACTCAGGATGACCTTTTTATTTCCTTCTCTCCTTGCGGAGACCCTGATTTATAAATCTCTATTGATGCAAATGCGGGGGTAGGCGTCTCACCTCTCCAACATACCTATATGGATTGCGTAGCCTTTTTTAATTTGTTCATTAAGAATAGTTCCTTTACTATTAAGTTAAAATTCCCTTTCTTAACGCAGGGATAACAACCCTGACGTTCCAACTTCGGTACCTCTATTTTCTTACGTCCGTTTCTCTTTCGGCACCCGCATATAATTTTATATTAATTGCAGCCTAACCTGGTCACTGCTCGGCAATACCCTTTGGCGGTGATGGTAGACACGTCTGCCTATTTATTTTCCATATCTTTCTCGCCCCATTTATATACCGCAAGCTCAGTCCTCACACTATCTTTGTTACTCAGTGGTAGTCGCAGATAATGTATGCATTCCCTCTTGTCCCGGTCCTATATCCCTACATTTTCATTAACCACATTCTCTGTCATATGCCAGAACTTAATCAGCATAGAGGGTTCGGGCCCTCGTGTGGATTTCTCTTTTTGAGTTGCCACAGGAATATAGATTTTATTTATATACATATATTATAACATTATTTTTTTATTTTGTCAATTAAATTATTCTTCCATCGCCATATTCTTCTTCTATACGATCGCACGCACTTCTAATAGTATTTACAGAAACGTGGTATGTAGCAATATTCATTAATTTTGCAATAGCAATAATAACATCATCTACACTACAATCTTCATCCATCTCTATTTTTGTTTCTATATCATACATCTGGCTTCCGACAGTTCCATAATCATATTTCTTACCCTCATAAGTCATTTTTATCATTATAATTCCTCCTTAATTTTCATATTTTCTTCCAATAACTCTTTTGCGATATCTAAAATATCTTCATTAACTATACCATTAATATAATCTTTTTCATAGTATTCATTTTCAATAACTTCATCTAATATTTTATCTGTTTCCTCATCAATTTCTTGAAGTCCTAATCCATAAGCAGTTAATGCTTTATATAATTCATTAATATCTCCTATGCTTAATTCTCTATTAAGACTTTCTAATAATTCGTTTGCAGTAAATTTTACATTTTTCATTTTTATCACTCCTTTTTTCTATTACATATATATTATATTATAATTTTTAATTTTTATCAAATATTCTTCAAAGACTTCCTATCAATTATATTTATAGAAAATCTTTAAAGAGTATTTAATACGCCAATCATTTCATCATTATAAATCACTTACGATAGTATGCTATTAAACCTCTTTTAATCAAAAGGAAAATAGAAACTAGTTTCCGTCAAAGAAATGATACTTTAACTGCCGATACTATTAATTTATTTATCAATCATTTACCGCTATAAAATAAACCACATATCTATTTCTCTTTTAACAATTATTTATTTAATTTAAACTTATTGGCAAACTATCCATAATCTCTTGGAGCCCTCCCACACTTTCTTACAGCCAAGGCTCATTGCACTGGTAGTTTTAAATATTTAATAGGTTACACTACCAAACTATTAAATAATACGAGATCCAATCCCAAGGTTTACCTTTTCTTTTTTATTACATATATATTATATAATATTTAATATTTTTTATTAAAAATCAATATCTAATTTTTTTGCTAGTTCTTGACATTCTTGCAAATGAGTTTCATAATAATTAACAGCCCAAGCAGTTGCATTATATTCTGCGGGAATGCGAAAATACATATTATTAAACTTTTCTATATCTGAATTGCCATTATTAAAATCAATTCTTAATAAACCATAAACAAGGTCTCTTTCTTCATCTAAGTCTTCTTCAAAAGTTTCAATATGTCCTACTTCATGAAGTAACCCTATAATAAAACTATTATATCTTTTTCCATATTCTTTTTCTAAGAATTTTTGTACCATTTCATCTTCTTCTTTATGCTTATTTAAAGTGATAAAAATTTTTTCTTCAGGAATGTCTACTTCAAAAACATTTCCATATTTAACCCTATAATCTGGATTAATGTTCTTTATAAAATCTCTTATATATTTCATTTTACTCATTTCTATCACTCTCCTTATTTATTACATATATATTATATAATAATTTTATTAAAAAATCAAAAAATAGCGGCGACCGCTATTCATTTTTATCTTTTATTTCCTCAAATAAAATATTTAATTTTTGATTACTTCCTTCATAGATACACTCGGTTACATTTCTTTCTTTTCCTAATTTAGATAATTTTGTAATTTCATCTATTAACCCCATCAAATCTAGAGCATTTGAATATCCATCATAATCATAAGCGATATCGTGTATTAAAGTTAAGTATCTTTCCAATATAAGATTTTCTCTTTTAATTTTTAATCTTTCTTCTTGTAATTCTTTTATTGCTTTATAAGCACATTCTTTTTCATATGCTTCTTTTGCTGCTTCCATATCTTCAACATCTTTTAAACAATAAAATTCTCCTAAGTGATCAACCGCACTGGCAATGCGATCATTATATTCATTATATGACATCATTGCTATTTGTAAAATTATATCTTTATTTAAATCAAACATATTATATCTCCTCCTATAATACAACTCTTTCTAAGATAGTATAATTATCAATAGTTCCATTAGGATATTTTACTTCAAGAGTATCAAATTCTTGAAGCCATTGAATATCAATATCCCATTCCATTGTGTCTGCTTCTTCTTGTAGATTTTCCTTTATATTCATTAATTCCTTATTTGCTTTTTTATAACTTGTAAAAACCATATTTTCTAATTGAAGTGGGTACTGATGATCTGGTTCCCAAGTATATCCTTCTAATACATAAACTTTCTTTTTTAAAAACATATAAATCACTCCTTTTTCTTTTTTCTTACATATATATTATATTATATTTTTTATAAAAAAACAACTAATCTTTTTTAATTAATTGTTTTTTTATTTCTTTCTCAATGTAGTCATCAAGAGCTTCTGTATTATTAATAGGCACATATTTATATTGCGGATATCTTTGATTAAGATTTTCTTGAGCCTGTTCAATTAATTTGTCTGCTATTTTTATTGTTTGTTCTAGTGATGTTATTAATTTTCTTTTAATACTTATCATAAATCCTTTTTGTTTGCGATTGTACCTTAAATAACTGCGATTTTCATTGGTTTGAAGATTATAATTAAGGACATCCGCCAATCTCCATATATGATGAAATTGTTTTGGATCACAGTCCCAAAGCTTAAATTCTTCTGTTTTACTTGGATATTCGTGCGTTAAAGCTCTTCTTTTTTCTTGCATTCCACCAATGATACTTTTCAAATTTACTTTTATATTTCCAAAAAGTTTATCTATAGTTTCTAAATCTCCAATTCGATAAAAACTTTGAACTGCCTCTATGTAACTGAAATTACCTTTTTTTATAACATCATTGAAAGTAATAATATCTTTATAATCTATTGCCCCGTATTCAGTTTCTAGCACTGCAGAAATAGGTTTACGATGAATGATATCTGAAAGGGTAGGAAGAACAATTGCTTTTGCATCAATATCACTTTTTTCATCATCTACATTATAGTTTTGAGAGCCATAGAGAGCTACATAAATAACTTTATATCCTTTTTGTTCTAATAATTGTTTGTAGTAATTTAAAACTCTTAAAATTCTTTCTCTCTTTTCTTCCATTTCTTTTCCATCTCCTTTATTATTTTTCTTATTAGCCTTGCTTCACAAAAAGTAAGTCCCATATGAAAGTCTGGTGTTACCAAATGAAAGTTTTCTGTAAGATATGGGTTAATATCAAAAGTATCATCATCAATAGCAATTGCTAAATCATAAGATTGAAGATTATTTAGATAATTTAAAATTAATTTACCCCTATCTTCAGAGTGATTAGGCTCCGTAATACCATCTAATTTTATACCATTCTCTCTTAATCTGTTCCATATAACAGCTTGTCCATCTTTACTTAATCTCCAAGTTGAACTTAATACATAATGAAGTTCATATTTATCTTTTAATTTTCTATGTAACTTTGCTAATGTTTTTATATTTTTCTCATCTATTGAATATGTTCCTGCCGAAAAACCATATTTAAAATAATTTTTTTTCCAAAAATTAATATTATTTAATACTCCATCAACATCTAAAAAAATATATATCTTTTTCTTCATTTTTATCTTACCTCCCTAAAGTCTTCAAAAAGACAAGTGAATTTTTCATCTAAATTACGATTAATATGATAATGAGCAAAAAACCAATGGTCAAAAGTAATTTTATTTTTTAGTTGTTCTAACATATCTTCGCTATTATAGTTTATTTTATTTTCATCTAAAAATTGTAATGTGGATAAATAAATTTTATTTTTTTCAAATACGCTTCTAGGACAACAATGAGTTAAAACATAATCATAATGACCTGCGGGAATATCGTCTATGGTTTCTTGAGAGATAGTTTCTTCTTTCCACCAAGTGAAATTTTCTATTCTACGATATTTGTCTATTGAATCTGCTCCTCCACATACTAATATTTTTTTATTTTCAAATTCATAAACTTGTCCTCTGCGGAGATGATATATATTATCAGCAATTTTTCCCATATTATTTTCTATTGGAAGTGAGTTTAAGATATTGAAGTTTTCGTGGTTTCCATCTAAGAAATATAATTTTACCCCATTACTGCACTGATTCCATAATTTAATATTTTGATCTAGATCTTTTCTATCTTTTCTCCAAGCAATCCCGCAATCTCCTAATATAATTATATTATCATTTTTTCCTAAATTAAACCTGTTGATAAAATCTATAATTTCAAATAAATTACCGTGAATATCACCTTTTAAAAATGTTGCCATAATATATTCCTCCTTAATTTTTTACATTATTATTATATCATAAAAATAAATAAAAAACAAGTAAGAGTTATCTTACTTGTTCATATCTTTCTGAATTTAATTTTTCTTTCATAAGTTGAATTCCTGTTTTTCCAGTTAGCACGCTTTGGAAAATTACTGGACTGCAACCACTTACATAAGTAGTATTTTCATTTCCATCTAATATTGTGTTGTGTCTAGCATCAACATTCCAATATACTAAATGAGGCATTTTTAAACCAGCTTTTTCCCATTCTGTTCTAATATTTTCCATTTCAGTTTGAACTTGATTTTTTGAACGCCAATAACTTCCACCATCAATTTCCATATCACTAATAACTATAATAGTCTCAGGAATATCTGTTGCGTCAGATTCTGCATTAATAATTGCTTCTTTTAATAAATTGAAAACCGCCCTTAAATCAGTATTATCTACAAGATTTTTTTGATAAATTCTACGAACTTTATCTACAAAATCCACTCCTTCAATTTCTATAAATTCTGGTCTTGAAGCAAAAGATATAAACTTATCGTTAAAAGGTTCCCCAATTCTTTCTGCACAATACATTCCTAATGAAATTGCAACATCTATTGGAGCGACAGAACCATTTGAGCTTGTCATTGATCCAGATGTATCTATAACAGTAAGAATTTTACATTTTTTACCTTCTAAATAATCAGGTAAATTTTTCCAATATTTTTCTAAGGTTTCTCTTTCTGTTTCAGTAATATCTAAATCCCCACGCCAAAGATTAATTTTATCTGTTACTTTTTTTACAATTTCATATGGGAATAAAGCTGCCGCATTTACCTTTGTATCTTTACTTGCAATAAATTTAGCATATTTATCTGCAATAATATCTTTATGAGCAAAAGCATTTCTATATACTAGTCCTGCTTTTGAAGGAATTTTATCAAATTCAATTTCATTCCATCTATTTTCAGACATTAGTTTTTCTACTATATTAATTCTAGTTCTTAATATAGACAACATTTTTCTATATTGTTTATGAGACATCTCTAAATATTCTCTTGTTTTATTGCCAAGTCTATTAGTTTCAACAGAAGAAGCGTTTTCACTTTTTACCCATTTTGCTAATAGAGATACCCCTGCATTATCACTTTTACTAAGAGATTCCATATCTAATTCTAATTGCTTTTTAATTATTTCAAACATATCTTTTTCAATTTCAGTGTTTTCAACGCAATATAAGTCATCATATCTACCATATTCAGGAATATTTATAAGATTTCTTTTTGCTATTTCAGGATAGTTTTTTGCTAACCAATTAAAGCAAACTCTAAAAAATCTTCTCTCTCCCTGACCTCCGCGGATATCTCTTAAATAAAACAAGCATTTCATCGCAAGAGTTTCATTTTCTTTAAGAGCTTTTTGAAATAATATAATGCAATCTTCATCGCTTCTTTTTCTATATGCTCCGCCCAAAGCAAACATATCATATACTGCGTTTAGTGTAGTCTTATGTGCTACAGCTCCATTTTCAGTTTCTGTAAAATTAGTTTCTTTCTTTAAATTTTCAATAAATCCGTTCATTTTATATTCTCCTCTCAATTCTTTTCCAAGAACTTTTTTAATTTACATTTATATTATATCATTATTTTTTTTATTTGTCAAAGAATATAAGGTCAAATTAGGATAAAGGCATTTACGCTTTTTCTATATAGATTTAGAAAAGGAGGAATTTTTATGTTAATTAAACAAGGATCTAGGACAGATTATTATTATAAAGAATATGTTTTAGATACAAAAGATGATTTAGTAAATATAAATACTAACGAATGTTGCTCAGGTAGCATTGCTTACATTATAGATAGCAAAGAATTATATATACTAAATAGTAAGAAAGAGTGGGTGTTACAGTAATATGGATTATATAACATTGGCTCTAGCAAAAGATTACGCAGATCAAGTTGCCGCAGGTGGCGGAAGCGGTTCTGCTGATTTAAAGAATTATTATAAAAAAAGTGAAGTAGATAATAAATTAAATGAAAAAGTAGATAAAATTGAAGGAAAAAGTTTGTCTACTAATGATTATACAACAGAAGAAAAAACAAAATTAGCTTCTTTAGAAAATTATAATGATGAAGAAATTAAAGCTTCTATTGCTTTAAAAGCAGATACCGAAAATGTGTATTCAAAAACAGAAATTGATGAAAGAACATCTTTAATTTCAGGATATAAAGGTACTGTTGCAAATGAAAGTAAATTGCCTACTGAAAATTTGGTGAATGGAGATGTCTATAGATTAGAAGATACTAATACAAATGTTATGTATAAAAGTGAAACTTATTCTATATCAAATGGCTCTAAAATAAAAACTATTACTTTTCCTGAAGAAGTTGTATATGATGAAAATGTTGATGGAAAAACAATTGAATTTAAATCTGAAAATGGAACCGTTCTTTATACTTGTACTTATCAAGACGAAATTAAGTATTTATCTCGTTTGGTAACTTTAACTTGCGGAGACCTTTTCACCGTAGTGTACACAAAAGAAGTAGGAACAGAAACTTTTGGAAAAATTGATGGAAATGATACCTACACTTTTGATGCAGAATTAAATGTTAATTCAACTTTTGATAGTAATATTCCTTTTGTGTCAATTTGCAACAAAGGATGAGAAACATTAAACTCTGATATGAATCTAAGTGCTTATTATACTAAACCAGAATTAGAAAGTCTTAGAGGTTTTCCTTTTTTACAAAAAGTATGGTATGATGTTGATAAAGAGAGTATCACGACTACTGATCCAAGTAGTGATAGAGTTGGTAGTTGTTCTGTTGCGTTAGGAGATAATACTTTTGCGGAAGGAACTCGAAGTTTTGCAATGGGAGCTCATAGCCGAGCAACTGGTGCTTATTCTATTGCTATAGGTGATCAAGCTTGTACAAATACAGATAATGGTTGCGCAATTGGAGAATATGTAATGACACAAGCTAAAAATCAAACAGCTCTTGGTTGCTATAATAAAATAGACTCTGATAATTTATTTGTAATAGGAAATGGGGCTAACGAATCCTCAAGATCAAATGCTCACACTTTAAGTAAAAATGGTATAGCTTGGTTTGAAGGAGATATTTATACGGGATCTACTTCAGGAACTAACAAAGATGAAGGCTCAATTAGATTAGCAAAAGTAACCGAATTAACTACGAAAGTAGATAAAGTGGAGGGTAAAGGGCTTTCAACTAATGATTTCACTGATGATTTAAATACTAAACTTGCAGGAATCGCTACAGGTGCAGAAGTAAATACTATTAACACAGTAAAACTAAATGGAGAAGCTTTAACTGTTGCAGATAAGTCAGTTAATATTGAAGTGCCAATACCACAAGCGCAAGATTGTGATGTTTCATATGATGCAGGTATTTTACCAATTAGTGTTGTAAATGGAGCTAATGGTTTTACTCAAAACCAAAAATCATTTAGTGCAATTGCTTCTTCTGGAACTACATATGAAACTACAATAACTGTAAATAAAGAAAATATTTCTACAATTGTATTAAGTACATCATTAGCTCAGCATAATTCAAATAATCAAACTTCAACTAAATTTATTGAAACTGGATGCGTAGCAAAAATAGAATTTTTATATCAGGGTCAAAGTCAAACTATTAAAGAGGTTTCTACTATTGGACAATCTGTTTTAATTGAGGGAGCAATAAATGGAATGCAAATAAAATTAACTTTACAATGTTCAGATAATTCTAAAGATGTAATGTTTAAAGTTAATATTGAAAATTATTGTATTAATCAAACAACAAATGATGTTTTAGCTATTTCTGATTCAGGAGATATGTATTTACAAAATATATTAAAACAAAAAACAGCAGAATTACAAACTCAAATCGATTGAATAAATAATGACACAAGCAAAGATATGCAGGTAGTACCTCTTTATGATACGCAAGCTAATGCAAATCTTACAATATTAAATAATACTGAATATAGAATTGAAACTCATTCAGGAACATCAACATTAAATATTAATTTTGAGGAAGGTATTGGAACAGTAGATACAGATACTTATAAATCAGTATTAATATTACGAACTGGAACAAATGATAATGATTCTTGTACAGTTACAGTACCTACTGGTGTGATTTTACAAGGTGATGATGTTACAAACAATACACTTACTACACAAAAATTAAAAGTTTATGAAATTTCATTTAATTGGCACGGCTTTATGATGGTTGGATTAGTAAAAGGATTCTCATATCCAGCTCCATTAGCATAGGAGAAAAAATGAATATAAAAAAAAGAGCTTTAATACAGTATGTTGTTAATAAAAATAACAATGTGCCTGTATATAGAATCCCTGAATTTGCCGATAATTTATCTGGAAAAGTAGTTAAATTAAACTACTCTTCCAGTGACCCTATTTCAATAGTTAGTTTTAATACAAGAAATAATAATTATCTTGTCTCAACAAATTCTGGTGCTTATGAGGCGGTAATGTATGAAATGGGGGATAGCGCAAGTGATGGATCTTGGAATATTATGACTTTTACAGCATTTCTTACAATTGGAGAAGAAAAAGTTTATGAGTGCGTTACAACAGTAAAAATGACTTATAACACCTCAACAGGTCAACAAACATCACGAGAGGTTCAATCTGTTCAAGAAAAAATAAGAAAAGAATATGTAACTCTACCAGATAATTTTGGAACTTTAATTACTTATGGTGGGACTGCTTTAGGTATAACTCCTCAAGTAGATGGATCAAAAGTAACTAAAAGAGGTTATACTTTATCTGCATTATCTAAAACAGATAAAATTAGTTCAAATGGCTTACTGTTAATGCCAGAGTTTCCAATTAATATTGATAAAACTTGATTTCCAACTGCGCCAGCCGCAAATGAGTATGGAAATGTAGAATTAGATAGTAAATATACATTATTAAATATTTTAAAAGAATATACAGTAAGTGGCCAAGAATATCCATCTGCATATACTTATTATATTGCTGCGGCAATGCAAAAAACAAATAATATTTATTATTTTATGATGATGGGAAGCGAAGAATTACAAGGGGTAACTTTCTGTTACAAAGAATATGGAGCATCAACGGCTCAAATATGGAATCAACCTTTCTTAGTTCCAGGATGCCCTATAGAAATTACATTAACGGATCTTAATACATCTAGTCCATTATATCCTTATATAAAGAAAGTAATTTGAAATTAAAAAAGAAGCAACCAATGCGGTTGCTCTTTTTTTTATACACAAAAAAAATCCGACCTTTAGTTTAAAGGTCGGTGAAAGGGAATTGAAATGAAAAACCTAGACAAGAAGAATGTTTGTATCTCTCGTTTCATTGCTACTAACAATTCCAAAATCTAACAATTTTCTACGCTAAATCAGCATCAGACTTAGAATGCTAAATAAGTATCTCCTTGAACTTAACTTGTTAAAAATACCATTTTCTGTAAACCTAATATATTTTGCAGTTCTCTTGTCTAAAATTATTTTCTATTTACATATATATTATATCAAAAATTTTTATTATTGTCAAAAATTTTTCATTTATAATTTTAATGGTCGGGACTGAGAGATTTGAACTCCCGATTTCCTGGTCCCAAACCAGGCGCCATAACCAAACTAGACCAAGTCCCGAAGAACTAGGCGATTTTGCTTTTTATCCTAAAAATCAATAATAAATTGCTGAATTCGCCTATTTATAAATAATTATATTATGAAAGTCTTATTTATGGTGGAGGATGTGGGAGTTGAACCCACGACCCCTACCTTGCAAGGGTAGTGCTCTAGCCAACTGAGCTAATCCCCCATAAAATATATTTCTAAACATTTAATCATGTCTGCGCCTCACCGCACTTGAGTAGATAAGATGATTAAGTCTATTTCCGTATCTCTTGTAGAAATATATTCCGTTTAGAAATAATAATTTTTCACCATCGCTACTTCGTTTCCTAACATAGCCACTTCCCAGATAGGGTTTACACCTACCACTTTTCTCTTGCTCACCTTTTATCAAACGCATATATAAAAATATATACTCTAAGAAGGTGCCGCCATGATAACCATCTATGGGCAAGATCTAGAAAAATTAAAACTCCTAACGATGCGGATAACGAGATTCAAACTCGCAACTTTGTGTATCAAGCAAATGTTTTTCTATTAAACTATATCCACATTTTTATTTTACATATATATTATATCATTAATTTTTATTTTTGTCAATTAAATGGTGCGGATACTAGGACTCGAACCTAGAACATCTTGCTTGTAAGGCAAGCTATCTAACCAATTGATATATACCCGCATAAATGTTAGTTCACAATTTAATTTCGGTTTCAGCCATCTAAGTACACCACTACTTTCGACCTGGGCATTCGGGTTTTCCGCGAACTAACAAACTCATAACCCGACCGAGCCTATGTTTTTATAATAATTTCTATGCCTTCATATCTAGAAACTCAACTGCATTTCAATTATTAAAAGATACTTTCAACTTTTCCCTTAATGATGTCTAGGCTTCAAAAGTTTCTAGAGCTTGGACTTACGTGGATCAGGGAATCCATTGCCGCTATATTAAAATAATTATTTTTAAATGGAGGAGCGTGCAGGATTTGAACCTGCGATCAGGGAGTTGCAGTCCCATGCCTTACCACTTGGCTAACGCTCCAACATGGCGTCCTTTCAAGGATTTGAACCTTGGACCCTGGCTTTAGAAGAGCCATGCTCTAATCCAACTGAGCTAAAAGGACATATGGCGCCGCACACAGGATTCGAACCTGCAAGCCCTTTCAGACCAACGGTTTTCAAGACCGCTTCCTCACCACCCGGACATACGGCATAATTATTTATGATATTAATACCACAAATGTCTATAATATTTTATAAACAATCTCATCCCATAATTAATTTTCTTTTCTCTATTTTTAGATTTTATATGTTTTTCTTTTTTTGTTAAAATCCAATTTTCAGAAGTGTCTTCATCTATTATCATTAGCTTAAAAGCCTCTATCATTTTATCTATAATTTCTAACCATTGTTTTTGTGTCATTCCAGCAGGACAACTAACTTGAGCGGGCCAATCGCGGAAATAACATAGTTGAGAATAAATATATAGACTTAAACTTGTATCTAAACTAAAATGTTCAGCATCAATAAACCCTTCTTCATCTGGAATGTATCTAGGATCACCTTGATTATCTTTATTAAATAACCAATATTTTTCATTTATTCCGATTTCTCTTAGATATTTATTTAATTTAAGTACCATATTTCTCAAACTCCTTTTCTATTAAGCATTTGGCACTCTTGCAAAGCAACTAATTCTTTTTACAAGAGTGAATAAGTATACTTTGTGTCCCATTTTTAACATACTTTTACCCAAATGAAATGCGGTTACCATATAATTAGTATTGAGGATGACTCCGCATTAGTAAAGGTGGCATAACAACTCACTATAATATCTCTAACTGATTTATATCTATTATTGTTTATCCACAGGCTGCTTTTATTAGAAAGGGTTTTCCAGTAGCTTTCCCTCTTTCATTCTCTTAATTATAAGCGACACGCGGGCAGCAGAGTTCCACACGACAAAGCCACTGCTTAGCTTTTACCTTCGTTTGAGCATCAGACGTGTTTCTTTTTGTATAGCTCAAACTATTGCCACTCATAACTAAAAGAATGAAGATTTTATTTATACATATATTATAATATATTTTTTATAAATAATCAAACAAATATTTTTTGAAAATAAAATTATTTTGGTAGGATTTATTTATTTACCTACAAGTCTTTTTCAAACTAACCGTACATTCAGTCATAAAGTAGAGATCGATACTCTACAAACTAACCATAGATTGGAGTTCAACAGGATATTTTCCTATCGTTTGTAATCTCAAATCTTTTTAGAGTGGATTTCTTATATGCTCACAAGCCACACTGTTATACACGTTTTTACCCGTTTCAACCACTAAAACACACTTTCTCTCTAGCTTCCCACTAGTTATGTCTTGGCAAGATCATATTGAGACTTGTTTCCAGTCGCTTGCAACTTTCCTTATCCTCATTATACTTTCGCCTGTTCACTTAGATTTATCAATCTTTTATCCTTTTTTCATAGGCTATGACCACAGCCACTTACAGCATCTACTGTTATTAGTGTACTCTAATTAGAGGAGATATTTCTTCCAGCATATCTCAATAGTATAATGAATAAGTATAAAGTTATTATGCACTTAACTATCGGCCAATAATTAAGTATTTCCGCATAAGAAGTATTGATTAACTTCAACATATAAGGTTCTTTGCCATTTGTTATAAACGGATTTATGGTTGTTACCTATTGCTTTCTTATTTCAACCGCCAAGAGTCTGCCTCAATTTGTTTACGACGCCAACTCGCACATAATTTTGACTCACGAAATCAATAGTACCTTATACTTGTTAGTTCGACAGCGGCTATCCCTTGCTCTTCTGAGCTATTGACGCAACCTTTTGAGTTCGTGTGATAACCCGCCTTTAGAACGAAACCATTCTTATTCAGGCAACAAAATAATTCTATTTTCAAAGAACATTTATTTTTTTATTACATATATATTATATTACATTTTTTATTAAAAATCAAATAATGGTGGCTGGACCTGGAATTGAACCAGGGACACCGAGATTTTCAGTCTCGTGCTCTACCAACTGAGCTATCCAGCCATGGCAGGGATTAAGAGAATCAAACTCCTATCTGCGGTTTTGGAGACCATTATTCTATCATTAAACTAAATCCCTATCGCGGGAGACAACTTAAAGGCATGCTCCTGGGTCCATCCTCATTATATAGTTTATTCGAACTCAACTATATAAGATTAAGATACTGTGCTTAATTCACTTTTTTATAAAATGCTAGCCTACATTCGATACTATCTCTAGTTAATCCTCAGTCATGCTGCTCCTTAGTAAATAAGTTCAAACGCACATCCCACATGTAATCACTATTTGGATTATGTATCTAGCTCATATGGTACTCTAGTCGGATGGGTACCGATCCATATGCTATAAACTAAATATCAACTTTGGTTGCCCGACCTAGATTCGAACTAGGGAAATGCCACAGTCAAAGTGTGGTGCCTTACCACTTGGCTACCGGGCAATAATGGCGGTGATACGGGGAATTGAACCCCGACTTGCTGCGTGACAAGCAGCCGTCATAACCACTAGACCATATCACCATTTGGTGACGCTACCGAGATTCGAACTCGGGATACCTCCGTGAAAGGGAGATGTCTTAACCACTTGACCATAGCGCCAATTTAAGGTAAATCGTTCTGGCAGTGCCCAAACTGCCGGTGATTCTTTACGATACAGAAATTTTTTTCTTATTCTATATAATTAGGCGTTTTCAAATAAGAATATCTTCTCTTTAAACCTTACATATATATTATATTATAAATTTTTATAATAATCAATTTATATTTTAAAATGGCAATTTATTTAATTAACCTTGTGTCTTAGGTCAAGTTGATTTTCTCCATAAATTACAGTTCATTACTGAAATTGCGCTTTCGCTTTAAAATTTTGATATGCGATTACTCTACATATGACTTGATTGCCACTTAGTACACACTATATTCTTAAATAAATATTCGCTCTAGAAGTTTTCCTTTGCAATAATTTGCATAAAAACTAGAATAACGTGCCATTTATTAACTTAATGGCGCTTGATGTAGGGTTCGAACCTACGACCTACGGATTAACAGTCCGGCGCTCTACCTGCTGAGCTAATCAAGCGTAATTGATGGTGGGCAGGGGTAGATTCGAACTACCGAAGACGAATGTCAATGGATTTACAGTCCACCCCAGTTGACCGCTTTGGTACCTGCCCAAAGGCGGTATTAGCCGCGATATATTATAAACCTTATTTATGTAACGAACTTTTGGCAACTGCTTCTTAATTCCTAGGCATCAGTTTTCCCGCGACATAAATCATTATTAATATCTTTTTAAATAAATATGGTGGGTATGGTGAGACTTGAACTCACATGGGTTTTAACACCCGCAGGATTTTAAGTCCTGTGCGTCTGCCAATTCCGCCACACACCCAAGGATTATTTTAATTCATTTATAAGATAATCAACCATATCTTCTATATCTAATAAACTTATTTGATAAGGTAGATTATTATCTTCTTCATTAATATTATCCCATAAATGTTCTTTATATTCTTTTAATAATTTTTTTAATTTTTTCTTTTTTCTTTCATTCATATTTTCACCTTTACAATATTAATGGAGCGGATGAGGAGAATCGAACTCCCGTAGTCAGCTTGGAAGGCTGAGGTTCTACCATTAAACTACATCCGCATATGGTGCCGTCTGCAGGAGTCGAACCCGCAATCTATTCATTACAAGTGAATTGCCTTACCATTCGGCTAAGACGGCATACAAAGGATTTGGATTGTATCTTAATGACAATCGGCATTACTTGCTGAATATTAAAGTCCGTCAGCACGGATTACCATCAATCCTCTAATGATAACAGCATTATCTGTCTAATAGCATTTATATAAATTATAAGCGTTTTTCTATTTTTGTTTTACTATTAAGATTACCAAAACTAGACTGGGAGCTATTAATTCCCATTAACGAGTACGCTTTTACTCTCCGCTCCTTTAACAACTAGGTCAATGAGCAAAAAATTATTACATTGTAGAGCCATACTCTCTACACGGCTAAGTTTTTTTCTACCTCTTTTACCATTTAATTGGTGGGCTTCTTCGAGGTCACACTAGAAACCGAATGTTAATTCGTTAAAACCCCTATATATGTTATTCATAAGTTTTTACTATTCCTTCAGTTATGGATTAAGCAATAGCTAAGCAACCATCTATCTCTTTCACCATAGCGGCGATAGGGTTTCTAACGCCAAACCCTATAAAACGGTGTGGTCTATCTGCCAGAAAAACTTTAACTTGGCGTGCATGACACAGCCTGCACATTATATTTAAACTTTTTATTCTTTACATATATATTATATCAAAATTTTTAATAAAAATCAAATATTTTTCTATTGAGGCATTTTTGTTTTTTTAACAATTTCTACCTTTGCAATATAATTATTTTGAATTTTAAAAGTGATATATTTACCTGAGTTGACCGTATATTTTACATTTTCTTTTTCAAGAGCCTCAACAATTTTTTGAACAATATAATCTTTTCCTTTATCTCTCAAAGCAGATTTTCCATCATTTGGCATAAAACTATTTGTTTTCTTAAAAGATATATCATAAATTTTATCTTCTAAAAAA